CAACATCAACCCTTCTCACCGCAGCGCTCTTTAGCTTATTGATAGCACCATTACCTTCAGGCGCACTCCATTGAGTACCCGACGCATATTTAAGAATAGATGCAGCAGATACAGATGTTCCGGTTATAGATCCAACCGATACTAAAACCTTACTTTCAGAAATTAAAGATGCAATAAAATTACATGCAACAGTATCTCCTACAAGATTAGAATCATCTATTGTTGCATAATTTCTGCCTACTGCAGGGGTTATATACAACCTTAAAGGAGATTCACCACCTCCATCGATAGAAATATTTTTATTTGTCAGATTTTTTATGTATAAAGTTGTCATTACCTCTCCTACGTAAAACAGTTGACAGTACACCTTTACGTATTATATACTAGGCTTGGTAGCGTTTATAAAGCCTCTTAAAATATTGTAGTATCAATAATCTACTTAAGATAGATTACACTAATTAATCAGCATACTTATTGATCCGCATCATACCAGTAAGTACATCGTGGTGTAAATCTGGAAAGCTTGCATATTCCACACGTTGTAGTCGTACCATAATCATCTGTTACCTCAATCACTTTTGTATGCTTACATTTTGATTGATGAGCTTCAAGCTCCTTATTGAGTTCTTTAATCTGGTCCAAAATCTTATCAGCTTTTAATTTACGCATATCTACCTCCGTTAAATTAACAAACCACTACCAAAGTGGATTCATTCATAACATAAAGCACCCACCTATTTTTAGCAAGAAAATTTATCAAAATAAAACTACCATTTTATTCATTTTTTGCTTGACTCACTAATGATTTTATGATCTGCTCACCTTTTTCTAGTAATACTAAAAAAGTTTATAATTATTAAAATTCGGTAAAATTGTACTGTAATAATACAGTAATTCTTAACAGAGATTAGGCGATATTAAAAAAGTTTAAAAAAGATTATTTTTATAAATATAGATATTCTGAGTGTTTGATGAATACTATTACATTTTCAGGAATGTACGTTAATGCATCTTTCAGCGAAGCGAAATTAGCACATTTTATACTTTACCCAATATCTACAGTACTTTACAGAATCATTAGTGAGTCCCAATCTTCTGTCTGAAAAAAGGATGAGGTTTTGCGAAAAAAGTACTTAAACACATTCCTTTTGAAACCGACAACAACTTTTCAACGTAAAACTCATTGAAAAACCTCAAACAGATTTACGACTTAAACAGATTTCAAACAGATCAGTAAATAGAAAATGATAGAAAAAATAGATCCGTAAAAATAAAAGGATGACGCCGTAGCGAAGCGGATGGCGGATAGAAAATAAACGGTAAGAACGACAGACACTGTTAAAAACGTTTAATTCTAAAGGGGATCTATGTAAAAAGTGGTTTTACCTTTTTTACCATCGTTTTAGGCAGCCATCCGCTCGCAAGCGAGCTCCGGCTTTATCCTATTATTTTAGATTCTACTTTTATTAAAATATTTTTTATATAGCTGAATAGATAGTGTATTTAATAAATTCTATTAAATCTGTAATATAATGAAACTTGGAAGATCTGATTCAATGCAAAGGAATGTCCTCACATCATGGTCCGTAAGAAAATGCCAACAACCCTGGAAGTCCTGCAGGACGATTTAAACGCTCAAAGAGATTCATGCAGTGATTATAGAGAAAGTGTTAAAAGAGAACTGAATCACCTTTCAGACAGATTGAGTGACATCTCTACATCAATACCTGTAGAACATGTATGTACTGCTTCAGATAGAATTAATGATTTGAAGGAAACCTCTATAGAAAATGAAAGATCTGTCAAGACTCTGTACAGATGGCAGGCAGGAATTGGTATAGCTCTTCTTGTATTCTTCCTTACCACAGGAATAGCTGCGGTACGCCTTATTGACAAACTGGATTACTCTGTGGAGAACAACAAAGCCTCCATTCAGACCATTCAATCAGATCTCCGCAAGAGGGATGAGTCAGAACGGGAGATGCTGAAGGAAGCTCTCAAGGACGCCCTGGAAGAGCTTCAAAAGAATAAATAATTCTTCAGGTCCTCCATAAAAAGTAATTACTATTATGGAAGACTTTACAAATACAGATCCTTTTAATGACAGCATTACTCAGGAACCCTCCACAGGTACTCCTCTAAAGGCCTTAACCAGGCAATCCTCCGCTAATGACAAGTGGGTACCAACTTGCAAGATCTGTAAACTGTTCATTATCGATCCGGAGACCTGGCTGGAGTTTCACAGGAAATTTGAAAAGGACGGTGTCAGCAAGGCAGATCTGATCAGGTACTTAAACAGCCGCCTTGACGACATTAATGAGGATCGTCAGGAGTCTGAGAAGATCTCCCGATTTAACCGGGAGAATGTGGACAGGCATTTGACAGGTTTTAAATCAGAGGGTACCACAGGGCACTGCAGAGACTTTCTTCAGTGCAAAAATCAGATTGAGAATGGAGGACACGATCCTTCGTTTAAAAAGTCCTCCAAGGCTATTGTAATCACTCCGGCAGTCTTTGAAGCATCCACCAACATGGTGGAGACAGCCAATGAAAAGCTGACAGAGTTTATTGGTCTTCAGCAGATGGTGCAGAGTCTTGAGGAGATCCTCCTGTATTTCGACAAGACTTTGAAAGATCGTATCAAAGCGCAGGAGCAGATCACTATTGAAGAGATCGAGTCATACCAGAAACAGGTTTCAGCACTGGTTAAGCAGAAACAGGATCTGTCCAAGCTCAGAAACACCACCAAAATCACTGGAGAGGCTGTTCACAAGGCGCTGGAGCTGACTACAGTAGCTTTTATTGAGAGACTTAAACCGCTCCTGGATGAAGGCAGAGACAGCTTTAAAACAGAGTACCCAGGCAGCAGCATGCCGGATGAAGTCTTCGGGATGGTTCTGAAGAGGCTTGCTGAAGCAATGAAGGATGTCCTCCCGGTGATCCTCAAGAAGATTTTGACAGAATTCAAGATTAAGGACTCATGAAAAATGACTGATTCAAAGGATACACATGAATGAGTAAATGTAAAGAATGTAAACACTCGGAATATGGTGAGAGTATATTTTATTCAATCTGTGACAACAGGGAAAGCGAACATTATGATTGCATGGTTTACAGTTATAATGTCTGTGGGAGTCTTGACTCTATTTTTGTAGATGGTTGTGATCTGTATGATGATGGAGGTGATGAAAATGGAAATTAGATATAGACACACTAGAGTTGTCAGCGAGCTTATTGAGGATGTTAGATTCTGGAAGGATACCTGTTATAAGTTAAGAGATATTTATTCCAGTGAATTGTCTACTCTACGTAGGATGTACAGCAAAAGTCAGGCAGAACTGAAGGGTGAAAAAGATAATAACGCAGAACTTAATCGATGTTTTGCAGAGTTTCTAAGAGAGTTGAACAGGAAGTAGGATATGAAAACTTTTCAGCAGGATCACATATTAAGGAGAGAGAACGGCCAGCCTCTTGGAAGGGTTGTTCTGAGATTTCCTGATGAGTACAAAGAGGGTGAGCCTTTTTTGGCATCCCTTATAAAATTCCCGACAGTGTATGCCTTATCATATTTGGGATTGGAAGTGTGGGTTGATGGTATCAAATATATTTTACCTAGATCCATAGATAAAAGTAAGATCAAAGTGAGAGAGGGTGATCATATCCTTTCCAACATACTATTGGAATGTGCAGGTAATGCTTATGCGGAAAGAACTGAAGATAATTAAAGAGGAAGAGCTTGAAGGAGATCTGGTACAGGTTGTAGATTTCCTGATTAATGTCAGGGAGAAGGCCTTGAGCAAGGGGTATACTCATATTGAGCTTGGACGTTATTACGGTGATGAAGAAGGTTATCTATCAGTTACAGGTGTTGAGGCACGAGAGGCGGACAGTTTTTCCCAGGCTTACTGGGAAGACTCTGATGACGCGTATGATGAGGATTATCTGCATGAGGAGGAGTAATGAGTGGTGTAAATAATCCAGTTTATGTTTTGAGGACTTGTAAAGAGGATCTTACTGATTATAAAGGTTTTCAATGGCCTGAATCGGGTTATGTGGAGTCTGCTGACTGGGATCCTGAAGTTGATCATAGTGGGTTGTATGGTCTTTTTTGGGGCAGTGGTTTTGGTGGTGTAATTGATTGGTTTCCTGAAGCTAAGTGGTTGGTAATTCGTGTAGATGGTACTATCCGGCAGCATAGCACACATGTCGAGTTTCAATCAGGGTATGTAGAGCATTGTGGGGATCAGAAATCTGCTACAGATTTTATCATGAGAAAAGGAGCACAAGGTCCTGTAGTGGGTGCTACTGTTTCTGTAGGAGATCTTGCAATGGCTGTTTCAGGTTGCAGAGGATCTGCTACATCAGGAAAGTGCGGAGTCTCCTGTACAGGTGATTATGGAACTTCAGTTTCAGGTATAGGAGGTAGATCTACTTCTGGCTATCACGGGGTTTCCGTAGCTGATAACTATGGGTATGCTACAGCAGGATCAGGAGGATCTGCTAAAGTGGGTGTTGAAGGATTTGCCACGGTAGGATGCGGAGGATCTGCTTCAGCAGGTGAACGAGGTAAAATTTCTATTGAGTACTGGGATAGTAAGGTAGAACGATCCCGTGTTAAAATAGGGTATATAGGAGAAGACGGTCTTGAACCAGATGTATTATATACGCTAGAAGAAAGTAACAACTTTATTGCTGTGAGTACATCAGATCCCTCACAATCTGATTAAATCTTAAATGAAATCCTCCATAGAATTCCTCAACGATCTTTCCAGTCAAATTGATTCACGTATCGGCGGATCTGATCAGCTTGCCGAAGAAAAGCAATATCTAAGCACTTTTGCTCCAAACATTATTCAATGGGTGACAGGTACTGACTACTGGAATGTACCATCCACTTTTCAGCATTCCCGACAGTATCAGCTTCTCAGAGACTTTTTCAATTTACGTTGTAAGGTTTGCAATCCTCAGGACATTGAATCGGCAGATCCCTGGGGAAAAGGCCGTGAGTACCTGGAGTCTGAAGTACTGCTTGAGTGGTCTGATGCAGACAATGATTTCAAATGCCCCAAGTGTGGAACAACCTACTATGAATTCCTTGACGATGGTATGGTCACTCATTACGATCAGGGTCTTGTCATCGCAGGCATGAGATCTGGTAAGTCCTTCTTTGGCGCTCACATGGGAGGTTACATTGAGCATGTCCTACGTGTAATAGCTTCCAGAGGCGGTAGGCATGCTATCCCCAGGATGCTTGGACAGGCCCTGGGTGAGACCTTCGAGATTTCTTTTGCAGCTTCCACAGCCATGCAGGCCCGTGACACAATTTATGCAAAATTCCGATCCATGAGAAACAACTCTCCATGGATGAACAAGGCTGTTGCATACATTACCAATCTGGAATCTCAGCAGATTGGTAAAACTGGTCTGTGGAAATACAAGGAGCTGGATGATGCAATAATTGATGAGTATCTTCAGTTGCGTATTAACAGGTTGTCCAGCAACTCAGGCGGTATTGCCGGTAAGACAAGGATCTTCGCAGGAATTGATGAGCTCTCCCGTCTGTCTGTAACAGAGTCGAAAACTTCTGCACAGGAGCTGTATCGTGTGCTTAACCAGTCCTTAAAGACTGTCCGAGGTGCTGTCAGACGTATGCAGCTGCCTCAGTTTTTCGGGATAATGCTCAACGTTACCAGTCCTATCAGTATTGACGATGCAGCCATGCAGCTGTATGCCAAGGCTTCTCAAGGAGCTCTGAAGAAGACCTTGTACTGGAAAGGTCCTACCTGGGAGTTCAATCCTCAGTTTACTCGGGCAGATTTCGATGAAGAGTATGCAAAGGATGCAATAGGTGCTGAGCGTGACTTTGGTGTAAATCCTCCGGCAGCTGAGACACCTCTTATTGATTCTCCTTTGAGATTTTGGAAATGTATTGACCACGAGAAGAAACCTACAGTCACTTTTGAAAAACTGCACATTACCGATAAAACAGGTAAACATTATGACGGGGCAGCAGTGGCAGACTGTCCCTACAATTTCAAAAGTCCGCTATACATATTTGGAGATGCCGGGGAAACCTTTGACAGCTTTGCACTTGCGGGAGGACATCCTGAGTATGTGGATGCGGATCACTACCTGGGCATGCCTGAAATCAGAGTACCTTCAGAGGCTCCTGAAGGCTTCATAAGCTTTGCTGATACAGCTGTCAGGTTAGGTTCTGAGGACATGGATCCTGACTGCCCAATGGCACGTGGAATGCTCTCTGGAGGATCTGGGCAGGCTCTCTCACAGGGTGAGAATCTTGCCAAACTTATAACCGTGGTTGACTGGGCTATGCGTATTGTACCTACAAAAGGTAGGGAGATTTACTTTAATAGTATATTGGATATCATTAAAGAGATCAAAAAGAAGCAGAAGATTGCTACAGTAGCATTCGACAGGTGGAACTCAACACAGCTTATTCAGGGGATTCGAGATCTTGGGATACAATCCAATAAAGTGACATTGAAGTCAGCAGATTTCATGAATTTTATTCAGGAGCTGTATGGAGACAAGGTGCAGCTGCTTCCTCCTGATCCTGTGGATATGGTAGGATTGACTACTGAAGGAGCTCTGCAGATGGGGACGCCTGAAGAGCTTATGTCTGGGGAGTCTGTAGTCCTGGTTGAGTTGCTGCGTTTGGGAAGATCCTCTGATCTGACTCGTGTGATCTCTCCGAAGAAGGGATCTGTCCGAGGTAGAGGATCTGATGACCTTGCCAGATGTGTAATAGGTCTTGACAGAATTATCAAGGACTCTGTAGTATCTCGACTGGACTCCGGCAGGAGAAGAGATGTGATCAAGAAATTGCACGCATCTCAGAATGCTTTTGATACCACTCTTTTCAGACCTGGTCAGAAATTCTGATTTTTCGATAAAAAATTCTTGACATAGTATTTATTCAGGGTTACCTTTTACAGGTAGGGTTCAGTAACCCGCATTAAAAAGGAGATATTATGACAACTCGTGAAAAACAATTGGTAAAATTGCTGAAATCTTCAATCAAGACTCAGAAATCCATGCTGAAGACTCTCAAGGAATTGGGCGACAAGGCTGGGTCAGATTCGATCAGTCTGCGTATGGTCCTCAACAAATATCGCAAATACTTGGAAGTTTTGGAAAAGGCTGTTAAAGGTGACCTTGATGAGTAACACTAAAGGTACGGTAGCTACTCTCAGTTACGGCGACACTTTCAGGCTTAAAGTAAAGGGTACTGTAGTTATTCTTAGATGTGGAGATACTTTCAGGATTAAAGTTGTTGATCGGCTGGAGAAGTTCTGGATGGAGGGTTTTGGAAATCCTATCACGGATCTGGATCTGCAGTATACTATTCGTAAAGAGTTCTCTTCAGATTATGTTGAAAGCAAGGATTACTACACTTCTCTATTTGTGGCTGAGATGCTGCTAAAAAGTTCTGATGCAGATAGAGTTGTTGATATGGAATTTGAAGGAGATTTTGGAGATGACGACTAAATACAAGAGGAAGAAGTTGAAGGATTTTATGCAGCTTGTTTTTGGTAAAGAAGCCGCAAGTACATCATCTGAAAATGAGATGCTTGATAGAATTGCTGTATCCGTAGTATGTGAAGCTCCTGATGGAAATTGTCCAGCTTTGAGATCTTGTTCTGCTCATAACGGGTTTGATTTACCAGAGGGTTATTTGAATCAGATGATGTTCTGCAGAGTTCAGTTGAGAAAATGGTACGGTCTTTCAGATACTGAGGCAGATTGAAGGAGACTTTGGAGATGACGACTAGATACAAGAAAAAGAAGCTGAAGGATTTCATGCAGCTTGTTTTCGGTAAAAAAGCAAGGACATCTTCAGCAACCGACATGATTGATAGAATTTCCGTTACAGTTGTTTGTGAGGCACCAGATGGAAACTGTCCCGCTTTGAGATCTTGTTCTACTCATAATTGGGCAGATCTTCCGAAGGTTTACTGGAATCAGGTAATGTTTTGCCGAGCTCAGGTAATGTTTTGCAGATCTCAATTGAGAAAATGGTACGGTCTCTCAGAGACTGAGAAAGATTGAAGGAGAGTTAATTATGACATCTATGCATTTATTTTTTGTACCTGATTCCTGTGGAGGTTTCCGCAGGCTGTATGAAAACACAGGATTTGAAGAAGGATTGGACGATCTGCCTACTGTAGAAGTTGTCGAGACCTCCGGAGAGTTATCCTGGGAACTTAAAGAGCCTTTGCAGGAGGATTGATATGGCAAAGAAGCGTAAAGCTGTAGCAGTAATTACGGAGATTGACAGCAGCATTGTCAAAGAGGAGTCCGACCGTCCCAAGTGTTATGGTGGGAAGAAGCCTTATTGCATGAAAGAGTTGTGTGAGGAATACTATGATACATGTACTCCTTCAGAAAATGATAACCCGTTAAGCTAATCGAAAAAGTCTGTGGTAGACTTTACAGGAGGAAATTATGAGTATTCAGTCAGAATTGGTTAAAGAAATTGAAAGATCTGCGGGAATGTCTATTGAGGATGTTCGTAACATGCATTTGTGCGACATGCTTGATTATTCTGAGCAGCGGAAGAAAGCTGATCAGGAAGTTGACAGATCTTTGGAATCTCTATTTGAAGGTAAGGTAAAGGACGCTTCTTTATGATTACGATGGAAGATGCTATAGAGCGGGCCAGACTTGCGGCAGATGATGACAATCTGCTGAGTCAGGAAATGTACAACAGGTTGTGCTCACAACTGAATGATGCTGAGAAGTATGCATTTACGATTGGTTTAGTCGATTTAGGTATACAGACAAAGCTCGGTACAAAAGAATCCAGAAAAATAGTTGCAAAAGTTCTTGGGAAGGGTTATACTGAAGAAGTAACCAATCAGGATCCTTTCAGTACTGATAAATTTCTTTAGAAGGATACCATGGCTTTTGAAAATACACAGATGTTCGATGTAGACTCCAGCAATGTTCGTCGTATGGGTTATGATGAGGATGCTGCAGTATTGTACGTTACTTTCTACAATAAGAAGACTGGTGCAGAAGATACGTACTGGTATGCAGGAGTTTCTCCGGAGACCTGGGCAGCTTTCTGGGAGGCTCCTTCAAAAGGGCAGTTTATTTGGCAGAATATCCGTGGAGTTTATGAATACGGAAGACTCTAATCCTATCCCTCCTGCCTTTAGAATCCCGAAATAGCATGTAGTATAATAATCTTTGGTGATTTTTAACTTGATTAACCAAAGGTTATTATAATATGACAACAGTTTGGCCCTCCTCAAATTATCCTATTGCATTAGACACTTTTGCTCCTGCTCTCATCGATAGTGTTGATTTTGTTCTGGCGTCTCATCAGAACGTTCCTGCAGGCGCTCTGGTGGCGGTAGAAACAAAGCTGGGTAAAGATGGCGACCCTGTAACAGGGTTGGGTGGTGTGTCTTTTGAGCCCTCTGGGAAGTCCTCCAACCCAGGCGGTGTAGGTATTCCTACGATCTGGGCAGACAACACAGGAGGCCCTGGGTTCATTCTGCGTTATACGGATGATACAGGATCCACTTACACCCTGGCAAGTTCTGCTACAAGTACTGTTCAGTACGTTTATGACGGGTCTATTGCAGTTGCTGCCAATCCGGTACTAAACCTGAAACAAGGTGCCTACAACGTCAGTGACACACGTGTACCTCTTCAGCAGGAGAGGGTGGAGTTTCAGGATCTTTCTCTGTACTCTTCCCTCACTTTTGGAGGAGCGGCTCACAATACTGCTATTTTTGGACAGTATATTTACAGGTTATCTTCCAATACTCTTTCGAAAATAAGAGTCTCTGATCAGGTTGTGGAAGTGTCTGCTTCGGTTACTCCTGCAGAAGGTGGTATTGCTGTAGCTGCGGGGAAGATCTTTGTAGCTTGCAATACGACCACTACAATTTATGTATACGATGTTGTTACCCTGGCTTTGTCAACATCCTTTGCATATTCAGGCATCACTACTACTTCAAATGAATCATATGTGACTGCAAATGACACTCATGTGTTTGTAGAGATCGGTACTTCCGGTAACTACGGATTTGAGGTATACACTCATGCAGGTGCTCTTGCAGGTACGGTGGTAAGGTCTGGCGGGAACTCTTCCAACGGATGCCTTGCTGTAGATAACACTTATGTATATCTGTGCAACAGTACTTTGGATGTGATGGAGCGTTTTGCAATAAGTGGGTATGCTTATGTGGATGTTCTGTCCTTCAATGGTGCTTCAGGTGTCGTTGCGTTGGGTGATGGAACGTTCCTTCTGGCAAGCTTTGCTGATTCAGTAGTTTCCTGGTACAATGCTTCTTTGGTAAACATAGACTCTTACGTAGTTTCTGGAGTTACCTGCCTGAGCTACACAGGTACTCATGTCTGTGTCACTGACGGAACTTCCACTGCAAAGCTTTACTACGCTCCTGGACTTAAGAAATCTCTGATAGGAGTAGACACAGCAATAAGCGGAAGAACCATCTCTTTTCAGGATGGATCAATGTCCAAACCTGTCTATGCCTCTGACATCCTGAAGAATTATGAGGACCTGGCAACCATTAAAGGATCCTACGTTACATCCTTTAATACTCGTACGGGTGCTGTGGTGCCTGCTGACGGTGATTACACTGCTGATCAGGTACATCTGGCAGATATTGATGGAGCCACTGTAGACAGTATTCAGGACATGATAAATTATCATCAGGGTAGAGGTCTTATCTCAGGCGGTTTAGTAACTGTAAGCGCTACTACAGGTGCAGTTGATGTGTCTTCCGGTGTAGTTCTTTGTAAGGATTCAGCTGCTGTTGGATCTGATACAGGTTTTGTGCAGTTCTCTGCAACTCCTGATTTAGTTCTTACTGACAACAGTATCAACTATATTTATGTGGATTATAACTCAGGTACTCCTGCAGTTCTTGCAGGGACAAGCTCTGCAGTACTGTTTAGCAGGGATAAAGTAGCTCTTGATCTTGCATACCGTCAAGGTAGTGATGTCCTTCTGGTTAATTATGACAATGGGTTCCTTGACTTCAACATGGCTCTTACCCAGAGATTTGTTGAGGTGGCAATTGGTAGAGGATCTGCAATTGCTGAGTGGGCATACGGGGCAATGCTCTCTGAAATCGGGACTCTTAATTTAAAATTGACCGCTGGTGTTTTTTATGGAGGAGTAGGAAGGAAGACTTCTTCAGCTTTTGATACCAGTGTTGCAGATACTTTTGATTATATCTACCGTGATGGTATTGGTGGTCATACTGTAGTATCATCCCAGACAGCTATTGATAATCTTCAATACGATGATGGATCAGGATCTTTACAGACTCTGGCAAACAATAAATACGGAGTACACTGGGTATATCTTGATTTCAGCGGTTCCAATTTATATGTAGTTTACGGGTTAAATTCTTATACGCTTGAAGAAGCGCAAAATGCATTACCTCCTTCAGATATACCTGACAACCTTGTGGATTTTTCTATTCGAGTTGGGAAAGTTATTGTTGCAAAATCCGGAACGTCATTAATTGTTCAATCAGCTTTTGGTGCACCTGTTTCGTCTTCAGGAATCCCTGTACACAATGGTCTTTCAGGTCTTCAAGGTGGTAGCTCTACAACTGATGAATTTTATCATGTAGATGCAGCTGGTGAAATTGCAGCCGCCAGAATGTCTCGGTATGTTACTGCAACAGGGGAGCCTATAGGTTTTCAATACACTTCTGATCCGGATAATCAGCAGGCTGCAGTAGACACTACTGCACGGACAGTAACGTTGTCTGGAGTTGATATATCAGCTCTTTACAATGGTGATGACATCGGAGTAGCCAATGGTTGGGTTTCCAGTTCTTATACTGCTGCTCCTACAACTACCCAGTACTTGTATTATGACGGCAGTTTTACCTGGAGTTCTTTGCCGTGGTCTTTTAATACTGTTCAGATCTGTGCAGTAGTTTATAACAGTGCTGGTACATTCCTTTTTGGATTGGAAGAGATGCACGGTTGTGGGATGAGCACTGCATCTCATGAGGAAATGCATAATCTGCATGGTACTTACAGATACTCAGGTGGTGATGTTTCAGGTATTGTATTAAGCAGTACGACAGCTTCTGAAAGGCGTCCTATTGTTTCTGAGTGTGTTGTTGCAGATGAGGATAGGAAATCCAGGCTGCTTGTTCACAATACTCAAAACAATTACTCTCAAGTGTATTTGACAGGTGCAGGTGCTCTAACTAACCTGGTTACAGGTTCTACTGACATAGTTCCTTTAAATGCAGGTGCTCCAAGATATAATCAGTATACTGGAGGTGCGTGGCAGCTTACAGATATTCCTACTGCAAAGTATGGTGTTGTTTTCCTTTATGCTCTTCCTGTTACCAAAGATGCTGCTTCACAATTGGCAAGATTCATTTACATTCCTGGTCAGGACTACTTCGATTCTTTGAGTTTGGCTCAACAATATTATCCTCAGGAGTTGAATCTTGGAGAGTTTTCTTCACTCGTTGCTGAGTTTGTGCCTATACAGAGATTTATTATTAACAGGACTGGAGGGGATTGGACAGTAGAAGAATCATTAAGGCTTGAAGGATCTCGTACAATAACTGTAGGATCTGTTGCAGGAAGTTTTTTAAGCACTGTATCAACTGATTCAACTTTGACAGGTACAGGTACCTCCACAGATCCTCTGGCAGTTGGTCCTCATGCACCTAATCACGAGTATTTAGGCGGGGATGAAGTTAATCCTGGAAACATGCAGGGATCGATCACGTCTACGGCGCAGAAATTTAAAATTTCGAACGGTGTGACCACTGGAAGTACTGACTATGCGGGGGTCGAGTTTAGGGGTCTGACTGCTGAATCGGAGTTTAATATTGATACTCCTGCTAATTATCAGTCAATAATGATTGGTGAAAAACATGTGATAGTCACAAGTACTATAGCGTCTGAAAACAGGGTATATAATAGGATTACTGGAGAAAAAATATTAGATGCAACAGAACTGCTTCCCTACACTAGGGGGTTTATAGCTCCTGATGACAAATTATATTATTTTACAGGTGTCAACGTACGTATTTACAATCCTCTGTTGAACATAACAACAACCAAATATCAAGCCGCTTTGGTTGCAGGCTATGGTGGAATTGTAGAGAAGGATGGTATATTACATATTGTCGACGGGGCAAAAACTTATTTTCAATACAATATGGATACTAATGTACTATCAAATATCGCTGGACCAATAGGGATCAGTAATCGGGCGTATGCACTGTGTTTTGTGGGTGAGAAATTATTTGTGTTGGATGGAGATAACACTTCTACTGCAGATGTCTATGTCAGAAATATTAATACATCTACAGGAGCGATTGACGATAGCTCAAATGCATACAGCGTTGTAGTGTCATCACTAACTTCCTCATCTGTCTCACCGTTTTTTAATACACTATGTGTTGCACTTGGCGATTACTCTTCTAAAAAAATATTATATTTAGACCCAGATGATCTGACAAATGAACTGTATAATAACACTTTTTCATTCCAGGGAAATTATACTGATATTTACGAAGGAAAATTATATTCCCTGGATAATGCGAGTGATAAAATAGTCGTCTACCAATTACCATCACTCACATTAAACGCACCTAACCATATCGATGGATCGAACATCAACTCGTCTGATTTTATTTATGATGGAGGGCATTATTCTTATTTAGATTGGTGTAGAGCATCAAAACAGCTCATATCCGACAGGTACAATGATTACATCGATCTCAAAAGATCTGACCAGTTTACAGTCCCCAGTGGAACTGCATCAGGTACATATGATATAAAAATACCTAATGTTCTTCAGGACGTTTCTGGGGCGGAAGAAGTTGCATCTTTAATAACTGATGTTGTTTTACAAGTCAGAAATACGACGTCTGTACTGGTTGCAATCTCGCAGCACATTGATGCTGCAGATTATCCAAATATGAAAACAGCTAATACTGAAAATACATTACAGCCTACTTCAATAGATTGGTTGGATTCAATTGAACAAATAACAACAGGGACTCCAGGTACTTTAACGATCAGGGTTACATGGGATACCACAAGCCGTGCAAGTGATGTTATTGTACATTACCATGTGCGTTCTAGGGGCCCAGTACTATTAAAAGAGCCTACACCTATATAGCGAGGTAAGTATGTCATATGAAAAATTAATAATTGATACAGATGATAAGTCGAATTATGAATCACTTGTTGATGGATCACCTATAGCATCAACTGTACATGGTCATCGAGCTACGTCGAGATTTACTCTTGTATCTGATGATATCGAACCATCAGATGAAAACAATTTTATAGAAGTTAGTGGAGATAGAACATCAGATGTTACTTTAAGTAAAACAAATATCGAAGGACTTTCGCGTGCTCAATTTAAAGTAATCGTGTACTATAATGCATCATATGTTGCATACGTGTCTTATAATGGTACGCAATTTTGGATATTGAATGGTACTACTGATAGCCCTGTTACATATGTTTTTTCTGTTGGTCCTGGACCAGGTTATTATCTTATACCTGAAAGAGATGATCTTACACTAACATCTCCTGTATAATTATCTGCGCTATAAGTTATTCATCTTTTTTTAATAAAGTAAGTAGCGTTGAGAGGTGCTTTCAATGAAAATAAAAAACAGCGATATTATAGCTTTAGTAAAATTATTTTTTACAGATATGCTGACACAGTCTGTACAGTATACGTATGAAGCAAATACTGTCATGTCTAAAAATCTCTTCAATTTGAGAGAAGCTTATCAGGAAATACTTTCTGTGGAAAAAGAGTTGTTGGAGCTTCAAAGTTCTGAAGAGCATCAGAAATCCATGTCATCTTTGATAGATCTTGTTAAAGACGATCACCTTGAAAAGGATGTTGAAGGAAATCTGGTTAAAGATCCTACAGGTTTGGGTAAGATTATACCAGGGCATGAGGGTGAAGTTTTAAAAATAAAGAATGATTTCTCTGAAAATTCTGAATATGCAGATTTTATAAAATATCTCAAGTCTGTAGAAGAGCATTACAGAAATACTATTTCAGGATATTCAGATTATGACTTTGAGAAAATATCTATTAAGGACATTAATTACGATAATCTTAAGCTGTCTAATTATCAATGGCAGGTTCTTTCTGTTTTGGTGGATATGTAATGTCACGACTGTCTGATTCATTCTTAAAATCAAAGAGGATGAATTCATTATCATCTCATTCAAGCGAGTCAACAAGCCCTGACTACATCAGACGGGAGGTTGCCAAATCAGCTTTACCGGAAGGCTACAGTCTTATGGATTACAATAATAAAACGGCAAATTACTGGGGCGGATCCTCTTCTTTTGGATCAGGTGGAAACTCTATGTTTCATACCCAGAAACCTTATCTTCCTGAATTTGATTCTCCTGACAGACCCTGGTACCCTGATGATCGTTGTGAAGCTACCAAATATTGGAGACTCTTCTACAAGATGGATCCTGTGTTCGGTACTGCTGTGGATATGTATGCTACAATGATGGTAAGTGATTTTGATATCACTATCTCCAATGATCAGGACTCCTCAATTAAACGTCAATTAGAGGACATGGCTCAGACCGTAAATCTGCAAAGAACCTTTCAGGATATGGTTACAGAGTTTCTGGGTGTTGGGGAAGCTGCACCTCACTGTACTTTCAATAACCAAAAAGGGATCTGGGACAAGGTAACTTTTCATGATCCTGATTACATTGATGTTATTGATCCTTACATGCTAAATGCAGATTCTTTGTTGTACTTTCTTCCTCCGGATTCTCTAAAAGAGCTGTTAATGGACAATACTCCTGAGTCAATGGAGATTCGCAGATCATTGCCTGCTGAGTTTGTGTCCAAGGTTCTGTCCAATCAGAAAATACGTCTTAGCCCTTTGAATTGTACCTTCATACCCAGAAAACTACATCCGTATGATGTCAGAGGCACCTCACTGGCTTCCAGATTGTGGCGGATTAATATGGTGGAGGATGCAGTCTATGCGTCCACTATCGCCACCTACAGGCGTCATGCAGCTCCTCTGAAGGTAATCAAAATGGGAGACTCTCAGACAGGTTTTATTCCAGGTCCTGATATGCAGCGAAATATCCTGGAGATGGTCAATCAGGCTGAGATAGATCCTCAGACATGGATTGCTACAAACTATGCAGTCAATTTTGAGACCTGGGGTAATACTAATCAGGCTATCTCGATCAATCGAGAATGGAGTACCATAGAGCAGATTAAACTGGTAGGATTAGGTTTATCGAAATCTATTCTTTCCGGAGACACATCCTTTGCAGCGGTTAAGAGTGGTATTCAGGTCCTGCTGAGAAAACTGCTTAGTATGCGACAGTTCTTTGAGAGTGTTTGGCTATATCCAAAATTCTTCAAACCAATCATTGACATCAATGATTGGCAGAAGTCCACAAGAGCTGAAGTAGACCATAGGATTCGTATTAAACGCACTGGACAGGAAGCCAGGGAGATGGGTTTGTCCATTGAGCCTAAGATCCGTTGGAAGAATAGATTGGATTCCACAGTTGATACAGACCTTCTGACAGCTATTTCACAACTCAATAACCTAGGGTTCAAAGTATCTCTTCAGACTGTTGGTAGCGCTGTTGGACTTAATTGGAAAGAGGAAGAAGAGAAAAGAGCTGCAGAGTTTCTGGAGCAGAAGCGTATCCGTGAGAAGGTTCTCGGTCCTACTATGAGTGCTGAAATGGCTCAGGAGGATCAGCAGGGCGCAGGAGGATCCAAACCACCTGGCAGTGCAGGATCCGGCGCTAAACCTCCAGGATCCACCCCTCCTTCAAACGGTGGTAAGTCCGAAGTATCAACTCCTCCAGGTAACTCTGATTCAGGGGGTACTTTGAGTGACACAGTGGAGACTCCTTCAGAGCCTTCGATAGGATAATTTATGCAAGCTGTTTCTGAACAATATGATGATATAACCGAAGAGTTGCTGGATTTTGATCCTTTTCTTGTAGGAGAAGGAAACGCTGAAACTTACAGAAGAATGTCAAGTAAACAGGGCAGCTCTTTTCAGCTTACAGGTGTATCTGATTTCAAGGATCTGTTCGCAGAAGATCAGTCTTCCTTTTGTATGATGGATGATTTTCCGGTAAATACGATCTCTCCAGTCTCCCGAAGTGAAGCATCACGTTTGTTTCTGGAGTACAAAAAACGATGTTATGATCTGTTCAATTATACTGAGTACAAATCCTCTATTATGGAAGGTCCTGCAAGGTTGTCTGATCTTGTTCTGACTCCTGCAGATAATTACCTCATTAAGTACTTGGCTGAAGAGGTTTTTTCAGAGTCTGCCGTTATTAACCTGGCACAGCTTTCTGCATACAGAGATCTTCGTATTCCTTATTTGAGGATCGAGTCTTTATGCAGTTGTCCGTTGTGTGCCTGTATGAATAATGTCTCTGTATTATTGGAGAAGGTGTGGGAGTTGATTCTGGCAAGATCTGATAAATTTTCCTGTGCATATAATTTCCTTCCGTTAATTTACGACAGATCTTCATTGGTATTTAATACATTATCTGATCTTGAGCAAAATGGAATTAAATATACGGGAATTCCTATAGAGCTTATCTCTGAGATTACTAGCATTGAAGTACCTGTGAAAGATGTACGTTTTATTAATTTTTCCGATTTGAACACTTCTGAGTACGTGCTGATGGCTACAGAAAAGTATGTGCTTGTACATAATTTATATGTAAGTAATAAGTCTCCTGCAGACTTTTTGAGAGAATGGGTGAAAGGTGATAGTGATGCGGCAGTAACCTGTAATTCCTCGGATGAAATCCTTTATTATAAAGGTAAGCAGGTAACTCTTAATAATGGATACTATTTTGATATAGAATCAGGAGAGCGTGTTTAGTTATGAAAAAATACGGAAAAAATGATGGAAAAGTTATAGGTCCTTTGAAGGATCTGAAAAACTCTGATGAGAAGACTGAAAAAGACCTTAAGGAAGAATCAAAAGACACCTCGGAGAGTAAATGAGGTATTTTGTGATCTCTGACAGCAGTGGTCCTGTGGGATCAGTGTTGCATGATTATAGCAGCTCTCTGTTTCTGACCAGAAGCAGATCGTCTTACTTGAATACTGCTTTGGGTTTCTGTGCAGACTCTATAAAATCTGCACAGCTGCGGAAGAGCACAGATGAGTCAGTATCTGTGTACTACATAACTGAAAGTTTTTCAGAATACGCAGATAAGGTCTTAGAGGTTCTTTGTAAATCAGGTTACTGGTCTGTTTCAGAATCCGGTGAATTTGTTGATATTGCTGAATTTGAAGAATTCTCTAAAAGTCTTCTTTGATTTATTTATGGGATTTTTGCAGAGCTTTAGGATACCGACACCTGTTTAACTTATACTGGTATAGTACCTTTTGTAAAGGAATAATCTTTTGAGTTTTAGAAAATATGCATCAATAGAGTTTATGGGAGTCTTGTCGTCAGGTTCATGGCGTAAGTCTGCCAGTAAATCCAAAGCTGAGTCATATTTCATGAACAAGCAGTCAAGCGATCTCTCATTTTCTTTAGGAGAACGTCTTGAGCATGTTGCTGATACTTACAGGATTAGTAGAGACCCTTCCGATTACCTCCTTATACCTGCCAGAGCCAACTCTGTAGGGCGTTTAAATGCCAATCTGGATGGTTGGACCTGGGATGAAATAAAAGCATTCCGTCCTGAGTTGGGTTGCCTCACGTATGAGACCTACCGCAATAAACCACATTTTGTTGAACATAATGCAGCACACCCAGAAGTCTCCAGAGGTTTCCTTCTGGATGCCCATATCAATGCTGATAATGATGCGTCTCCTGAGGATCAGGAGGAAGTGTTCAAAACCATCGGTACGTATCCTGCAAAAGATGTTTTTGTCGAGACATTGATTGCAGTAGATACTACTAAAGATAAGGCGCTTGCTGCAGCGTACAAAAATGGCAGTGTTAGTACATTTTCCATGGGGGCAGATGTTGAGGCAACTCAGTGTAATGTCTGTGGAAATGTAGCGTCTACCACATTTCAGTTCTGCGATCATGTACGCAATAAATTTCAAAAACGTGAATACCAAATGCCTGATGGATCCTACCGTTTAGGTGGTGAGCTTTGCATTGGTACTGTTTATCAGGAACTGTCTGCTGTAGCAGATCCTGCAGATAAAACGGCTGTTATACAGGACGGCTTACTAAGCATTCAAAAAGCTGCTTCTTCCTTATCTCTTACAGATAAGGATAGGGAAGAGCTGATTAAATACACTATCAAAAATGCAGGGATTCTTCCAGAATCTGTGGCCAAGGCTATAAACTTTGCCATATCTGCAGGAATTTGAGGCTGTTTATGGGTAAAGAAACGATGAAACTATTGAAAACAGTACAGTCTCTTCATTCAAAAGGATCGGTAACTCTGACTGCTGCAGAGCAACGCATTATTGAGCAGGAGACTCGTGAGTTGCTGAGCGCAGCCAGGACAGCTTCCAAGGCTCCTGAAGGTTTTGACAAACTTTTAAACGAACTGAAAGGCATTCAGAATGCCGATGAGGCGTTTGAGGCTGTTTTGTCATTTCTTAAGGATCGCGGGGAGCTTGATACTGATTCTGTTAAAGATAAATCTGAAGAGATGAAGCCTGTTAAAGGTCCTGAGAAGTCTGAAGAGTCTGAAGAGTCTGAAGAGGAAGAAGAGTCTGAAGAGGTGAAACCTGGAAAAGGTCCTGAGATGAAAAAGGATATGCCAGGGAAAGGTCTTGAAGATAAAAAAGAGCTTCCTGGAAAAGGTCCTGAGGGTAAAAAAGATATGCCTGGTAAAGGTCCTAAAAAGCCTATGGATGAGGAGAAAAAAGACCTGATTGCACGGTCTAAGAAGATTTCTACAGAGTCCGATGAGGATCTGGAGACTCTGAAGGAAGATGAGTCTGAAGAGGACGTCACTTCTTCGGAATCTCTTGGTATCAAGAGTTCTATAGATATATCCAAGCTTAGAGTTAAAGTTACTGCAGATCGCAACATCCTCGTATCCTATGAAGGTAAACCTGTATTCCTTCATACTGCCTCTGAGTCTGTTCGCAGTAATGATAAAGCTCTGGCTCGTGAAGCTAATAAAGTGGCTTCCTGGTGCGCTTTTGATGGGTTGAAAACTGCGGCACAGAAATGTGGTACTTCTATTATCGGTGGAGTTGATGAAGGTGTTGATTTAGCAGCTGATGCTGAAGTCCCTGAAGTGACTGCTCCTGTAACTGATTCTGCTGAGTCGGATACTAAGGAAGTAAAAACTCCTTCTACAGATTCTGTTGATGCACAAGCTGAGTTTGATTCCAAAGAGAATCACAAATCAGGTGGAGTTGATGAGGGTGTTGATTTAACCACTGATGAAGCAGTAGACGCTACACCTTCTTCAGTTCTTGATGGTGCAGAGGATGTAACTGATGAGGCAATGCCTGCATCTCATGAGAGCACTCAGGACGCTGCTGAAGTTGATTACTCTACAGTAGAGGCTAACCTTAAAGAGCTGTATAAGAGTCGTGCTACAAAAGAAGCCAGAGACTTGAACACGAAATTCGTAGCTGACTTCATTCAATCCTTTAAGATTGCTGCTACACGTATGCTTCTGAATCACGATGAGCACCAGTTTAAAATTGCTGCTTTTGATGTACTAACAGATGATGAAGTAGTTTCAGACATGGATGAGGATGATGCTGCAGAGTTGGCAGAGATGATTGCAAGTGCAGGTCATACTGCGTTTATTGAACAGCTTCTCAATCGTACTTCTTCTCTCATGAAGAGATCCAGTGACTACCGTAACGATATTGAAAAAGATCTTGAAATTCAAAATGTACGTCCTGTAGAAGCTTCTGCTTTTTCCAAATCCTCTTCAAAATCAAAAACAGCCAAAACAGCTCGTAAGGAAGCTGTTGATGGAAATTTTAATATGCAAATAAAAGCTCCTGCTTCGAGCTTTAATAACACCAAAGAAGATGGCAGTATCCGCTCAGTTGTCGGAAGCACTTCGTTGAGCCAGCGTGCAGTTAAACTCGCTACGCTCAACAAGGGGCAGCGCTAGGACTAGCCTATGAGGAGAGAGATATGACTCTATCGACAAAAAGAGAAGCTTTCAGAGTAGATACTATCGCTCGGGGCTTGGACCACCAGCGTACCGATTATCTGCGGGCTTACGGGAATCGTGTTGCGGCTCCCAGCACAACTTTTGAAGCAGGTATGCCTGTTTCTCTTAACACCAGTGGTCAGGTTGTTGTACATCCTGGTACGGATACACGTCCTTTCGGTATCACAAAATACAACAAAAAGACCTCTTTTACAGCCATGGTCAGTGCTGAGCCGATTCAGTTCGCTACCTCTGGTGGCACTGCTACTCTGAAGTACACAACGCTTGTTGATCATGGTGCGACTGCTAATACAGGCGGTCTTCGCATCACCTCCGATGCAGCGGGTGTAGGTACTACTTACACAGAGACTACTGATTTTACGTATGTATCTTCTACTGGCGTAGTTACTCATGTTGGTGGTGGCTCCATTCCTACAGCAACTACAGTATATGCCTGGTACATGAGAACTCTTTCTGCTGTAGAGCTTCTGGCTAATGGTGCTAACTTCTGGAATTACCAAGATGATGTTACTATTCAGGGCGGAAAAGTTACTGTAATTGAAGGCGAAGCTACTATTTTCACTACTCAGTACAATGCTGCACGTGCATGGGCTATCAATGATAGCGTATCTCCTGGTGATGCTACTACTGATTACTGTGGTGGTCTTTTTGACCGTACAACTGACTCTACCAACACTGTTGTAATTGGTCGGGTAATCCAACTTCCAACTGCTGATGACCCCTTCCTGGGCATTAAGTACTTCGGCTAATAAGGAGATAATGTTATGAAGAATACGAAAAATCCTTTCCGTAAGAGTGCTTCGAAGACAGCTCCTAGCCGTATGCGTGTAAAACCGGTTAAAAAAGTTTCTTCGAAAAGAGAAGAGAGTCTTTATGATCCCAGTGGGGAATTTAACCCTACTCGTTATAAAGCTGCCAAAACTGCCAATCGTATGTTTGATACGAAGGGTGAAGTCAATGCATATGACAAAAAAGACGTTCTGCAACAGGTTGCTCATCTCTTGAACGATGTAACGAAAAAGAACGCTTCCAGTCTTCAAATGGTGCGTACTTCCTCCAAAGTTGAAGCCTCTTTTGAGCAGCAACGACGTGCACTGACAGCTGCTATTCAGGATCCGAGTGGTCGTGGCTTCCATCGCATTGGTCAAGAGCTTTCTCTTCCGATCAAAGCTATCCTGGACTATGAAGGTTTTGCTCGCAGAATTTTCATGCCTCGTAAACTGGGACAGGCTGAATTGTTCAGAATTCCGAAGGATGTTCGTGCGGTTGCCTACATCATCGGTCAGGATGGTCAAACTCCTGAATCACGGATCAAAACCAACTACATTACTCCGGAAGAATTCAAAATTACGTCTTTTGCTCCTGTAGACATCGTTGACATCTATCAGGCTAATTTTGACATCCTGGAAAGAGCTCAGGATACAGCTCGTCAGGAAATCGAATTGCAGGAAGACAAAGCTGCTATCAATGCTCTTGATGCTGCTTCCACTGCTATAAACACCGAAACCACTTTCAGTACTTTGGGTATTGGTGCTTTTGAAGATGTACGTTACCAGGTAGAGCGTCACCGCTTGATGGTGGAGCAGTTCCTGATTAACCGTTCTGAGCTTTCTGACATCGTTAAAACCATGTCTTCTGCTGTTGATCCGGTTACTGAGCGTGAACTGTTGCTGTCTGGTTACATTGGTAACATCATGAATGCTCAAATTCTGACTGCTGCCGGTACTGGCGTACAGGAAGTTATCCCCAGCGGTACTTTCTATGCTTGTACTTCTCCTGAGTACCTCGGTGTTATGGGTGAGCGTATTGAGCTTTTCAGCGAGCCGTACAATAAGTATGCTCTGGGTGAAACCGTTAAGGGTTGGATGTTTACTGAGATGGTAGGCTTCGGTCTTCCTGATGGTCGCCGTGTTGCTAAAGGTTCCAAATAATCATTAGCTTTTTGGGGGAGGGTTGCTTTTCGCCTCCTTTTGTGACCCTCCCCTCTTTTTTAAAACAGAACCTCCCAAGGCTATGCAATAATGCACCTCAAACCGGGAGGTCTCTATTTAACCTCCTTTTTTGGAGAGATCAGCGAAGGCTGGAAAATGTCCACAGATAAAACTGTACCAGTTCTGGATCAAAATAATCAGTTTATCTCAAAAACATCACCGGCCAAAGCAAGAATGCTGCTGAAAACAGGCAAGTGTACTGTCTTCAGCAAAAAACCCTTCATGCTAAAGCATGCTGGAGAAATTGAGAGTGAAACAATGATTAAACGACAGACAAAAAACGCTAACAGCTTTGTAACCAACTGGACTAAACTCTTTGAGGAAGAATCTGAGATCTATATTCAGAACCTGGGTACTACCAATATCTCAATAACCTGTAAATATGAGGGCGAGCCTATTTTTATCAACATCCCCAGGGTTAAGCATCCTATGAATCTGACTCAGTTTGTACCATTTGACGGTATTAAAGGTTCTATGGAATTACGCGCAATGATTAACCGCAAACCTTCAATCCTTCGACTCGTATCTGAGGAAGAGTATTATGATTATTTTGAAAAATTGGCTAAGCGGTTTGGTACATCTGCCGAAGAAGAGATGATGAATGCACAGGATAAATTTTCGGCACTGATGAACAGGAGATCTGTTTCTGATGCTAAGCCTGAAGAAGATGAAGAAGTTTCCAAGGAAGAGAAAATTCTGAATGCAAATGAGCCTGATCCTCGTGTAGTAGGTTTGTGCCTGAGATCTGAAAAAGACCAGGGTGCGGATAGAATTAAAGCTCGTGACATGATCGATGAAATTGAAACTATTGAATCTGATCTGAAGGATCTTGACTGGGAGTACCTTGCCAGCAATGCAGGATATCCGACAGTTAAAGACTTTGCTCTCAAGCACCTCACTGAATAGTTCCTCACTTTAATATCCCTACATACGTGCTGTTATACTATTATTGTTGACCTTTTATTTAGGAGACTAAATGCCTCAATTTAATCAGACTGTCAAAAATGTAAGCGTGCCTACAGGTGGTGGTGCTTATCGTGTTTGGGATAATACATATTCTGCTCCGGTTAAGAATCTAACCATCCTTGTTAGGTCCGTTGGAGTGGATGCAACCAAGCTTTCCAGGGAAGTTTTCTTTGGGGGTTACTTTACGGATGTGTCAGGTAACAAGGTTTCTGCCTACGCTGTTGACTCTATTCATGTAGGAGGTATCAGTCAGGCGGCTGCGGCTGCAGTCGGCACCAGCACATCTGAGGCTGCATATACTATCTATTCAGGTACAGGTATTCTTCCTGCAAATGTCCCAGGTAAATCGGTAGATCTCAACGGTTATCCTATTGTTGTAGAATTTAAAAACACAGATACGGTGGATATGCCTGTTGAGGTGATTTTTATCACTGAAGTTTTAAGTTCAAACGTTTAAAGGAGTGTGTTATGAGTGAACTGGTAAGCATTTTTAAGGATTTTGGTCCTTATATATTTCTCCCTGTTATTGTTCATTTTATTGTCAACGGTTTAAAGTCAAGGTTTGATTTTTTTCATACCGTTAATGGTCTTCGGGTTATCCACTTCCTTCCTGTAATACTTGGAGCTGCTGGTGGACTTCTTCTTCCGGAGGACTCTTTAGGTGATAAGCTTTTGGTAGGTGGTGGCTTGGGTTGCTTGAATCTTCTGATTTATAAAACTGTTACCGTTACCATTGCAAAAAAAGCTTCAATAGAGAAAAAGATCGAGTCTAAAAAATGAAGACTGTCTTAAAAAGAGTATATGAATGGTTGTCTGATCATGTTGTAGTTGTTTTATCTGCTATCAGCGTTGCGGCAGTTGTTTTGTTTGCTTTATTTAAGAGAAAAGATATATTACCTCCAGTAGATTTTGAGAAGCCTAATGGTATATCTGAGGACCTTCAGGAGGCTGAGCATCTTAAAGGTTATAAGGAAGCGCTACAGGAGCAGATAATTGAGGTTGAGGGTTCTTTAAAGGAAACCGATGCCAACATTTCAGAAGTAGATCAGGAGATCGTTAAAACCAATAAAGAGATTGAGTCCATGGACTTTGATCAAAAACTGGATAAATTTGAGGAGCTGGGGTATTGAAGAAAGTAGTATCAGTTGTATTACTGTTGTTGTTTTCATTGTTCTCTGTGAATTCTCTGGGTTACTCCAATAAAGCGTATTTGGTATATAACGATGTTCCTGGATACTGGTTTGATGAGCCTACTACTGATTTAATGCTGAAAGATCTTTCAGAGCTTTCATTAATCCGAGAGAAAAAGATCCCTGAGTTGGATACAAAAATACGATTGCAGGAAATACTTATTTCCAAGTACAAGGTCCAATTGGCAGTCTCAGAAAAGATCTCCGATAAGTATGAAGACGCTTTGGGAAAGTCCGAAAAGAACTATGATGCACTGGAAGAGCGGTACAGGCAATCTTTAAATGAAAACAGTAGATGGTATAAATCACCATCATTTTTATTTATAGTAGGTATAATATCAGGGGGACTCTTGGCAATAGGTCTCTCATATGGGCTGCAAGGAGCTGATTAATGTCAACATCAACTATAACAGGTAGTATTACTTATCCAATCGTGCAGGACGGTGCATCTTCAAGTGTTCTGTTGGGATCTCCTGCCGTAGGATCTTCCTCTACAACAGGTCTTACAATTACGTATGCTGAGGGAGGTGCTCAGACACTTAGTGTCCCTACAGCTTCTCCCACATCTCTTCCCATGAGCACAGTCTCTTCAGGATCAGTATTCTATGTCGGTGCCAGTGCTCCGGTTGATGTTATTTTAAACGGTGGTGCTGAGACGATCTCTATAGGTGCTGGCGGTTTCATTCTTCTTGCTAAATGCAACATTACGGAAGCCACAGTGCAGGCAACTTCCTCACAGGCGGTAGTAACTTTCATTGTACTGGGTGATTAATGCTCATTATCCAACCAGGTCATAACGCTCCTTCCGTTCTCAATGAGGTTGAGATGGCTATGCTCAACTCCAAGAGGTTGGTGGATATATCAGTAATGGATTATGAAGGTAATCCTGTAGATATAGAAGAGCAGATGACTAACGGCGGTACTGAGCCTACAGGGTATTTGTATCTTGATGTTTACGACTATACAAATACAATAGTTTATTCAGAATCATACTGGCCTGTTTCCATCCCTGACAACAGACGGATAAAGCATATTGGCACAGGAAAATACGGCATAACCTGGGGAGACTCTTCAGGTGAAACAAATTCTTCAGGGGCGTATTTGTTCGCATGGAGAGTTAGACGTGCTTCAGGGGAAGAGGAAGTTTTTAGAGTACAACTTCTGGAAGTATACACTCCGGTAGTATTGTCGTTACTTCCCAGGTTACGTCTTCAGTTGGATAAATCCATTAAGGTTATCAATCCTGAAAAGTTTTGTACATTGGGTTATAGTGATTCTCAGCTCCTTTTGTATCTGCAGGCAGGTCTTGAGCGAATTAATCAGGCTCAACCATATGTAACTTTTGGAATGTCCAACTTTCCGTTCTGGCATGGATCTGAGTTGCTTATCAGGTGTGCTGTACTTGAAGGGCTTCGCAGCCAGTTCCTTTTTGCGGTGGATACGGATATTCCGCAGTTTTCGGACAGCGGACATTCGTTTGCCATTACGCATGCTCAGATGTTGAAACCCATGTATGATTCACTATCTTCGGAGATTTCAAAGGACATCAGAGAATTTAAGATGCACTATATCAACACAGGGTTCTCTATATCAGAGTACCGTGTTGGTTATGGTTTTTATCAGGGAATCCTGGCAGCCCCTACAGGTGCTTATTTCAGAAATTATTATAATTCGAACATGCCTGGTACGTACTGATGACTGAAAAAAAGATAGAGGTTGATTTATCAGATCCTCAGTCAGAAGGTCAGGAAATACTTAATAACATATTCAATCCGGAGAGAATATCCGTACTGATTTCCAGAGTAAAAGATCCTCATGAAAAGAGGTCTCTGGAAGAGCTTGTATTAGAGTTTTTGGAAGGGCGGTAGTTTCCTATGTCAACATGTGTTCCATGGCTTACGAAGGATGGCTGTAAAGGCCTGGGAGGTACTGCTGTAGGTTACTGGGGCAGGGATATTAATCGTAGGATTACCGCAGACAATACTACAGGTAAGGAACTTGCCTCTCTACGGGAAGAGGTTTCTCTGGCAGGTGTTCGTGTGGAAGTTTGGATAGGCGCTACATCAGGTAATACCTGCAGTTGCTACAAAAAGTCTCATGCAAGCTCTGATCGGAAATGTAGAAGCTGTCATGGTGTTTTTGATGGTTACGTACCGGGGTATTTTAAGTGGGGCTACAAGACTTTGTGGATGGCTCCTACTGATGGTGACGTAATTCTTAGTAACCTTGAAATAACTACAGACTTCAAATCTTCAAAGGTACAAATAGTTTCAGGGGAAACTGAAGGAAGTCTTGAAAGTGGTGATAAACCTTTTACACGAGATGCCATAGGTAGTGTTTGGGATTATGAAGCAGTTACATACGAGCGCATAAGTCAGTATTCTTCAGTTGATGTTTACTATTCCACTGACTCAGGATCTACCTGGAGTCCTATATCAAATCTTCCAACGGATAATCCTTCAACGGGTTTGATAAGATTTAAGGCAGTTCTTCATAGAGACACTATTAATGTGCTTTCACCTTTCTTTGAGATAGTTCGGGCAAGGTATTCTGAAATTCCTTTAGGAAACCTGGATGCAGATGGGCAGTATCAGACAGGTCCTTTTATCAAGGTAATTAAGACCGTTCCTGAGAAAACAATTGTAAAATCAGAGTATGGTGATTATCCTGAAATAAACGGTCTATCCTTCTGGACAGTGGGTCTTTCATTTTTTGATTCTCGTATTGAGGTGGGATCTGATCAGGAGAAACTGGAAGGTCCTAATGTAGTAATTGAGTTTATGGACGGTACCTTTAAAGGGAGTCGCTTCATTCTGACTGCATGGTCAGGATCTGATCCCAGAGGATTTACAGTAATGACTCAAACGTTTAAGGTTCGAGCAGAAGACTCTGTAGGGCCTTTCTCTCTGGTGTGGTGATATATGGTTGCAACTCAAACAAGACCTTATTTGGAAATGAGATCCAGCCAGCCTTTTGATCCTACCGACAGATCCAGGTTTGGTCAGCTTCAGGAGACTGCCAAGGATGTCTTCATAAAAGAACTTACTGATTTTTTTGATTACACGAATCAGGACGGTCTTTCCAAGATTGAAGAGATTCCCAATATTCAAAAATTCTCCTTTGGTGGAAATGAAGGTTTATCAGGGCTTGAGACTGTAGTTAATATCATTACTGCATACGGTGATACCCTGGATAAGTTCCCCATGATCTCCATCACGTCATCTTCTTACAGAGAGCGGGTTATGGGTATAGGTGGTACTTTTGTTTCTCAAATTCAATACCCTCCTTTTGTTTCAGGTACTGGTACAGGGCCTTTTAATTTAAATACATTGATATCCCCTTTGAATATTCAGATTAAAACAACTCCTCTGGATCAATATACTCAATACTCCACTATCACTCTGGATCCTTCTCAGTTCGCAGATTTCTCTTCAGTGTCTGTGGCAGATATTGTCAGAGTGGTTAATAAGACTCAGGCACTCTATTATACGCTCAAAGAATCTTCTTCAGGTTGTTTGGAGATAGAAGCCGGAGGAGCTGCATCTCCTTCAGATCGTAATTCAGTTGAAATTACTGGAGGAAATTCACAGCTGCTGTCCTTGCTAGGCTTAAGTGTTGGTCAATCTGCTTCATATACTGATGCAGACAATCCTATTCTGAACAGATATTCTCAGTCTGCTGATATGGTCATAAATATAGATGTAGTAGGCGATAGTATCAATACTCGTGCTGAGCTGTCTGACCTTGTTAGCGCTTTTTTTACATACTACACAAACAAGAATGCTTTTGAGTTTTTTGGAAGATCTTATTTTGACAGATCTGTTGCGGATGAATGGTATCATATATCATTAAATAATCAATTCTCCTGGAACGGTGAAATTAATAAACCCAGACAGGGAGGGGAGCAGTATGAGCACATTTATGCAGTGCGAGGGTCTGTACCTATATTCATTGAAGACTTTATAGATAAGAAGACTTCTGGAGACGTATATATAGCTGACAAAACAAATGCAGTACCTATACCTACAGCATCAGGAGACTCCTTATCCGGTGATTATTTTGGTACTAACTATTTTAAACTGTAAACAACCCATCTTTAAAATCCCGACAATCTCTGTTCTATAATTGATACTGCGGTAGGTAGTATTGATCTGCTGTTTTCCATTTAAGCTCACGCAGTGAGAGATTAGGAGATGCTGAATGGCTTTTGGAGTTAATGGGTATGTTGACCCAGGAACATATATTCGAGAAAAAGTACAGCCTGGTGCTGTCTCTATTACATCAGAGAGAACACTGGGTATTGTTGCTATTGCACCACGGACGCGTAGAGCGAATGATGAAGCTATTGTACGAGGTAAGGTATACAATGAGTCTTTGACTCTCTCAACCTCCACTCCTTATGTAGCTACTCTTTCCAATACTTCCAACCGAGATCGTACCCAGGCAGTTCTTTACAGGAACAGTAATGCACTGGGTCTTGGTGATTGGAGTTTTGTTGCTGCAACTCTCGTAGGCGATGAATGGGCTGCTGCAACAATAGACGTATCTTCAGGAACAGGAACAGCTCAATACCTTTCGTTGAATGCAGATAATAAAGGTTTCATTAAACTGGATCTAGATGCCTTGGTTACTTCAGTCGGTGGTACTCCTGCTACAGCAAGTGGTGCCAATATTGCTGCTGCCATTAATGCAGGTTTGGTTGCAAGTCCTTTGTATGGATCTTCCTACAGTGCATTTGCTTCTTCTGCTACAGGTGTCACGTATCCGGTTATTACTCTTAACGGGGTAGCTACTGATTCAACTTCTGACATTAAGGTTATTTTGTCATCTCCTGCAGCTGCTGATGCTGCTTCTGAAGTATCCAATACTGCATGGGCTCCTACTACTGGTGCAGGAGTTCAATCCTCTACTGTAGTTCGTGTCAATGACGCACTGTACAGCTCGTCTGATACCTACACTATTGATTATGTAGCTGTGGATATGCTTCTTGATGTATTATCCAACACTGCTACAGCAACTCCTTTAAGCTCTATCCTGTTTGTTGGTGCATATCCTGGATCTTCCAGTTATACTCAGAATTATGACTATGAAGCTAACGGCAATTATCTTGATTGGGATACTACTTCATGGACGGATGCTACTATTACGGGACTTGATGGTGTCTTTACTGCAACAGGTACAGATCTGAAAATAGGTTTCAACAACATCGATCCTATAACTGTCACATTGACCACCAATCTCCCTAATCCTGCAGCTGCTGATGTTGTAGCTGATATTAATGCAGCTTTTACTGCATCTGCTTCTTACGGTCCTTTGTATGGTCATGTTGCTTCAGTAAGTGGCTCTGCTGTCAATCTGACAGCTCCTGCAATGTTTACTGATACACCTTCTTCCAAAGGTGCGGCATCCTCTATTTCTTTATTCGAAGGAACCACTTCTGGTGTAACTGATATCTTCGGGATAGCTTCCAGCTCCCTCCCTTATGAAATCTCAGGTACCGGTAACCGTCCTAACTTTGGTACAGTGTTCTACTCCTCGTATGATTATACCCGCCCCAGCACGGATTACGCTACTTCAAATATTGTTTACACACCTGATCAGCTGTATGATTACTGCTCTCCTTTAACTCTGGCCAACTACCCTCGTAATGAGCTTGCTGTAGCTGGTGAGATTGCTTTTGAGAATGGTATCTCTGCTCTGTACATCACTCAGATTAATGACTCAACTGCTCCAGGGTACCCGACTCCTTCACAGGTAAATGCAGCTATTGATGTATGTCGTGAAAAATCCGGAATTACTGATTTAGTTGTTATTGATACCGCAGAAGCTCAGGCAGTATACCTGATGAATCATGTTTCTTCCATGAGTTCTATCACTGAAAAGAAATATCGTCGTGGTTGGTATGGTATGGCACGTGATACCGCTGTTGGAGATCCTGATACGCCTGATACATTCGTATATAGAGCTACCAGAACTCTTCAACCAGGTAACACTTCCTCCGGTAGAGGTCGTCAGATCCTTGTAGCTCCTGCCAACGTATCTCGTACACTGGTTCTGGAAGACGCTACAGAGGTTACTGTACAGCTTGATGGAAGTTACCTTGCTACAGCTGTTGCTGCAAGATTCTGCAGCCTCTCAGGTCCTTCAGAGGCTTTGTTGAACAAGACTGTTACAGGATTCCTCACTGACAGCACTTTTCAGACTTATCTGCAAGGTCAGCGTTATACTCTGGCAGGTAATGGCGTAACTGTTGTGACCAATGAAGCAGGTAACCTGACTCTGATTGATCCTCTTACAACTGAAGCAGGTGGGGCTAAAGTTGTACAGTTTGAAGAGATCTCCTCTTCTTCTCAGAAGGATGCTGTTACTCGTGCGGTTGCCAGGGCGTTGGATGGGAATGTAAAAGGTGTTGTTCCTGATGATCTCGCAGATTTTATTACTGACATTAAAACATGGATTTCCATTGCGATTAAAGGATCAATCTCAAACAGAGATATTGGTACTTACAGAAATCCCAACGGATCTACACGTGACATCGATTTGCTAACAGATATTGAAGCGTACCAGGATGAGAACGATCCTCGTAGTTTTGTGTTCAGATATTGGTTCAATCTTAAGTACGTAGCCAAGAGATTTTTCGGTGAATATAGTGTCGATAATCCGTTCTACACTAACTAAGGAGATATAAATGCCTTTGCCAAATACAGCCACTAGAACTGATCATGCTCTATCCATTAGGGTGAGCGGTAAGACAATTGGTCAGATACAGGATTGGAACCCTCAACAGAACAGAACTGTTACTCATACGTATGAGCTCAATTCTGCTACATCCGGTGAAGTTTATGAGAACGTTCCTGGTAATATCACAGGATTGAATATTACTGTCAATCGCTATGATCTGTATACTTCCAAAATGGAAGATGTGTGGGGACCTGACTTTTCTATTCAGATGCTTACTGATCAGACCAACCCTATACAGATTCAGGAAAAATGGCTTAAACCTAACGGGACTCCAGAGGTATGGGTGTACTCAGGCTGCTGGTTCACTTCTCTTGGCCGTAACCACTCTGCTCAAGGGGATCGCATTACTAAAGTTAATGCATCTCTCATGTACGTTAAAAAGTACAGAGTTTCCTAGTCCTCGGAAATTTCCTCAAACTCTCTCCTTATAGTAAGTAACCTTATCTGGAAATTAGTATATTTTCAGGAAACATTGACAATCTAAAGACAGATGGAGGCTTGAATAATGTCAAAAGCCAAGCAAATTTTACTGGATCTGAATGCAGAACTGCAGGGACAGTTGTTGTGTGAAACTTACGAGATTAATGGCAGATCTTATGAGATGAAACTTCTCACTGACTCAGAGGCTGCCTGGTCATACAATATCATAGACAGCAAGAATACAGTCACTCTTACGTTGACAGCCCGTGTTGCAACTCTCGCAGTAGGTATCCGCAGCATTAACGGGTGCAGCATTGAAGAAATCTTTCAGGAGGATCTTGATGAGATTCTCAGTAAACGTACCCGGTACTACGATCACTTCGAGACTCTTAAGCAGGAAGAAAAGGATGAGTTGAGTAAGTTCCTGTCTCCGTATGATGGTTTTGAAGGAAAATACTTACTTTGCAAATTATTCTATGAATGGCTTGGGCAGCAACCTTCTACATTTTTGAATGATCTGTATACAAAATGGGGAGAGCTTCAGAAGCGACAGAATGATATGCAGGCATCCGTAAAAAAGTCCTTACCGGAGAGTTCGGAGAAGAGTACGGAAGAGAGCTGAATGAAACTTTTCCGGAATGGCCAAAAATCTGTTCCACCATACGTGTGAAATCTGAAGTTCTTTCACGTAAGAGAATTTTAATCAGTGATCCTGCAGCTCAGAGAATGAATTCCACTCAGTGGAACTTTGAGCTGCTGGGTTTGGTTGAGCGAGACAAGCGGAAGTATGAGGATATTTCTTCGATCATGAAAGTATCTCGTAATTCTCTTATAGACATGTTGGGTCTAAATACCATACCTGTTGAAGAGAGTCTTGTGGATGAAGAGGGTAACACTTATACCAGACTGCGTAAGCCTGACGAGAATGAAATAACTCCTCTGGCGTTTCTTTGCGGAAATGATGCAGTACTTAGTAAAGTGGCTGAATCTCATGCAGAGCTGCAGAAGCAGGAAGAGCTTGAAGAGAAGGAAGAGTCAGGCAAGATTGTTATGATGACTCCTGAAGAGCTTGACGAGTTTATGCAGGATGATGATTTGATATTCCCCGATGATCCTGAAGAGCTTGAAAAGAAACTTAAATGGGAATCATTCGAGAATAAGGAAATTCTTAAGCATATGGTTAAGCCTATGAACCAAAAGGATGATATACTAAATGAGAGTAATCCTTCCGTAGTGGAAGGGGAGCGCAGGAGATCTTCAACCTTCCGGATTAAGTAGTGGCAGACTTAGATACTCAATACGTTCTTTCGTTCGATGTACAGGAGCTCACCAGGCAGATGGCAGAGCTCCAGGCTGCATACAGTGTATTCACCTCCGGAGTACAGCAGACATCCCGAGATATTAACACTTCCTTGACAGATATCGAAAACAAGGTGGTAAATATCTCATCAGCTCTGGATTCTTCCTATTCAAAGCTGGATACTTTTTATACTTCATTTCTCTCCAGACTTGAGACATCTTCCCAGCTGTTTTCAGAAATTGACAGTAATGCAAAAAGTCTTCACAATCAGTTAAAAGTTCTTGGTGATTTTAATCTGAAATCAAACGGATCCAACGTTCCTGCAGGTGCTGCGGCAGGTGGTCAGGGTTTTAATTTTAGTATCTCAGGTGGTGCTCAGAACGTTGAAGAGCTGCAGAAGTCTTTAGCTACTGCAGAGGCTGTTAGCAGGGCTGCCAAAAAAGCCATAGAAGAATCAAAGAAGGCTGAAAAGTCCTGGAAAGACTCTGCCAAGAAAATTGGGGGATATCTTGTAAAAGAGCTTAAAACTGCCAAGTCAAAAATAAGTGGGATGCTCAGCGGTTTTAGTGGGGGAGCTCTCGGCACTGGTTTCTTGGGTATGGGTGCTTTAGCTTTGATAAGCTCCATGGTGATGGGTGTTCAGGAGAGGCAGCGCAAGGGTGCTCAGAGAGGGGAGATGGCTAACGCGTATGAGGCGGCAGGAAACCTCTTTGAGAAGACATCTCAACAGGCTGTAAAATGGGCTTCCAATTTTCAGGAGAAGGCTCAGTACCATTACGGGATCGGGCGTAAAGAGATCCAGTCTGTTATGGAGGCTATTGTTAAAGGAGGACACGCTGCAGAGTTGTCAATGTCTGACTTTAACAAGTCTGTGTCGGATGTTAATGCAAACATTCTTACACAATCCTTAGCACTCGATAAAGCATTCAACCAGGCTGCCGGTACTACGATAAAGCAGGCGGATAAACTTGTACAGGAATTTGGAGGTACTATCGGAGGGGCTGTTGAGCAACTGAAGATGCTTAATTATGAGGCTCAACGATCTGGTATGTCTATGGACAAGTTTGTTAATTCAATACTGTCAGGCCAATCATCGCTGATGCAGTATAGGGTTGATATGTCTGAAGTAGCGTCTGTGATGAAGGGGTTGAAGAAAACTTATGAAGATATGGGTATGGGAGAGGCTCAGGCAGGAGCTTTATCTGCGAAGGTCACTGAAGGAATGGGCGGTGTTTTTGGGGGTATGAGCGAGTCTCAGAAGCAGGCTTTTGCTATTTATTACTTTAAGAAAAAACAAGGAAAAGATTATTCAACAAAAGGTCATGAAGCTCTTGTAAGAATGGAGGAGCTTTTTTTGCAAGGAGGTGGAGAATCTTCAGGAGCACTGCTTAGTTTAATTGAATGGCTTAATACAGACGCAACCGCAGGGGCTAAGAGTGTATACGATAGAAAGCATATACTTAAAGGTGGCTACGGCTTAAGCAGTCTACAGGCTCAAGGTATTGTTGATTACTACAATGCCAACAGAACACCTGAAGGTTTGGCTCCTATGACCCCTGAACAGGAAAAGCAGTGGAAACAGACGTTTAACATTGAAGGATCGCAATTAACACAGCTCCAGAAGAATCAGAGAGATCTTATCGATGGACTTGCCAAGGTGGGTGAAGGTCTTCTTAATCTGGTATCAAATATCCTGGCAACTTTAATACTGGGAATCAGGTCGATTCCTCCATTGGTTCATGCAGCAGTAACTGCTTTAGATCCCACTGCATCCAAGGAAGATCGTAACGCTGCATTTGGGAACATTGATAAGATAGGGCAGACTCAAAGCACTTTTTTTGAAGGAATGTCTGATGCTGTTTCTAAGATCATTGAAGGTTACAAAAACGTTGCTTCAGCATTAGGTGATACGATCTCTATAATTGACCAGTTAGGTAGTATTAAGAGGGCTGCTACAGCTGATGTAGGATCTGTAAACTGGACAAGCATGTGGAACACCGTAAAGGATACTAAAGAGGCTGTAGACAACCTAATGAGCTCTCAGACAGAGAGAGATATGCTAATGAGATCCTTGACTGATCGGGTAGAGTTTCTTGCAGATGTTGTGCTAAACAAGACAGGTGTTTTATCAGATAGTGCGGTTAAGGCTCGGGAACAACAGAGACAGAAAGCTACTGACGTGGCATATGATTCTGCAAAAAGATGGGAAGGTCCTACGATGAAAGGATCTGTCTCAAAAGATAGTCTATCTAAGAAGGTAAAAAAAGGAGTAACTGCAGTAATAAATGCAGGAGACCTTGACAAGTCTGACATGATACGCAATCAGAGAAGAGTGGGGCGAACTCCGTGATAGTTGATCTGGAAAAACTTGAGGAGATGAAGTACTTATTGTCCAGTACAGGGGCAGTTCTTTCTGATTTATCACGTCAGAATGATGAGTACTTTAACAGCATCTACCTGCAGACAGAGAAATTAACGGAACTGATGAAGAGTGTAATTTCACAGGATGAACTACATAAAGTTTCTTCATTTGCTGATACCGTAATGGAACAGATGTCTAAAGTTGATTCTATCCTCGACACAATGTCTTCCATCAGTACTCCTGAAGTGGACAAGTTTTCTGAATCTGTTAATAAATTGTCTGATCATTTCTCTGCAGTTTCCGGAGATCTAAAGGACAAGAAGAACTCTGATAAAAGAAAGCAGCTGAAAGTTCCCAAGAAAGAGAAACGTAAGCCTAATAAAGAGGTTGAGTCTGTAAAATTTAAATTAAAGGGTTTTCTTAACTCTTTGAAACTTCCTGTTCTTGGTGCTGTAGGTGCTGGTCTTATAGGTCTAATCGCTTATGGTGTTGCCGAGAGACAGCGTTTACAGGCTGAGGCTGGTGAAGTATCAGACATTCTGGTAATGGCGTCAGATGGGCATTTAAAGAAGCTGCAGGGAAAGGCTCAGAGAACTGTAGCAGCAGTACAGGAATCTCTTCAGAAGTTCTACGGAATCAGCAGACAGGAATATCAGGCAGCTCTTTCAGAAATGGTTAAAGGCGGTATAGCTACTGCTGAGTGGAGTCAGTCTGCAGATAGAGACCTTGGTTTAGTTGGAAAAAACTTCCACACTCTCTCGTTAGGCGTTGACAAGCTGCTTAACATTGCTGGAGGATCAACTGCCAGAGACATGGTTGATAACCAGCACAGATTTGGGATGTCTTTGAAGGAGTCTACCGATTACCTGAACAGATCTCTTGTACTGGGTACTACAACAGGTCTTGGTTATTCCAAATTTTATGAATCTGTCAAAGACGCTTCCGTAGAAACAGAGAAACTGGGATTCAATGTTCAAACTACTGCAGAATTTATGGCTAATATGCAGGAACATTTTGACAGTCTGTATATCCCTAAATTTATAGGAGCTGCGTTAATCAACAAAGGCATAAAAGGAATCTCTTCAGGTATTCAAGGGATGTCTGAAGGGTGGAAAACTGAGATTGCTGAGAGTTTGGGTATGGGAACTGGGTTAGAGGCGTTAATTAATTTTCAAGAGACTTGGTCTCGTCTGTCTGAGAATAAAGGGGATCCGGAAGCTCTTCAAAAATTTGTTACTGGTGTTGTTAAAAAGTTCGTAGAGTATTTTAAAGACGAATATACTACTAAACATAAACTCCAGCAGTCAGATATAGGAATGAGTGCTGAAGGAGCTACTTTAGCTTGGGAAGTTTATCAAAACAGTCTTATAGAGAAGGATCCAACAAAATCCAGTGAAGCTAAGGAAAAGGCTGCCGAGGCTTCTAAAGAAGCTTTTAAAAATCTTAGAAACTCTTATAAGACAGAGGCTCAAAAAAGAACTCAGTGGGAAAGAGATATGAATAAGTGGATGAAGCATATTTCTCATATAGGAATGGGTTTAATGGGTCTTGTTGCAAATGCTCTGTCCAAGATGATTTTGTTCTGGAGATATGTCCCGGAGATGTTTGGGACGTTTTTTGAAAAAGGTGGATCTGCCCGTCGTGATGCAATTATAAGATCGATAGAAAAGACGGTAGGTAATACCAAATCCTCAACAGATCTGATTGAGCGTGGGTTTAAAGGCTTGGTTGATGCAGGTATCTCTTTGATGGGGGACGCTTTTGGGCAGTCCATCAAAAACCTTAAGAGTGCATTCAGTACAGATTTGTCGATAGATACCCATAAGGCAGCTGTATCAGACAGGGAAGCTATCAGAAGTAATATGGGTATTGGCAGAGGCACTTCTCCTGGTGTAGTAATAGCAGCTCCTCCAACTGTAAGGACTGTGTACGTACCTCAGTCAGGTCCTGCTGTAGCTTCTGTGGAAGTACCTGAGTATGAAGCCGCCAAAGCTGCTTATGCCAGGAACCCTTATGGTCCTGCCAAGCTCGCGATGGACTACTGGAAGGGAACAGAACCTCTTCAGATAGTGTCCTATGGAGTAGATGACTCAGGATCTATTCATTTGGCCTTAACCGGTCAGTGCCCCAGGTGCGGTCTTGATTATGATGAAGGTTTTGATGAAGGGTCTTACATGGATGACTGGGATAAAGCAACTGGAATTAAATTTAAATCCACAAAGAAACCAGGGGAATCTCAGTACATCAATTTGGATTCTTCTGATGCGATGAGTCGGGTAAAAGAACTTGAAATGTCTAAGAAAAGAAAGCAGGAAATTCAAGAATCTGGTCAGGAATTGGATCCTCTCGATCCTGCACTAAAGGCACCTTTGAAAGTATTGGCTGCAGCGTACCCAGGGAAAGCTATCAAGTTGTACAGCTCTGAACGGGTGGGTGAAGAAGGTAATAAAGGCGTGCATGCCACAGGTAAAGCGCTTGATCTGGGAGTAGAGGGTGTGTCAAAAGAGGACGTGTTTAGAACTCTCTATGAGAAAGGTTACGGAACTAAAAAAGGAGGTCTTGGTTACTACACTAATACTCCTTTTGTGCATGTTGATGTCAGGAAAAAACACCCTTGGTTGGGGGTTGATACGTCAAAAGTTGGAGAGAAGTCCTCTGAAGAGAGTAGAGTGTCCAATCCTGAAGAATGGATTGATCAAAACTTATACAAATCTGAGGATACTTCGTTTAAGGCTCCTGTTACGGAAAGTGGTTTATAATGGCAGTTACTAATACATTTGAAAGAGATACTCTTGTTTCAGATTTTTCCATGGTGCTGGAGAGATCATTGTCACCCTACGGAGATAAGTCCATAAGGGTACCTTTCTACCTCACGTCAAGCTATCGCCAGGCTAACGGAATCCCTGGTGTAAGCATGCTGATGAATCCTTCTTCTGTTCATTTTGTTCAGGCAAAAAGGACTACTAGAAGAGACACTCAGGCAGGATCTGTCTTTTACCATTGGACAAATAAAGATGGTCGGAACAATGACATACTCAGTATGGAGTTTACAGGACAGACTGGTAATATTGGCGTAAATTTTGGTACCGTTAATAACGGGGCTTCCGAAGCTCTTGGTTATCTCTGGAACAAAATTACTGGAGAAAAGACTCAGGCTGTAGACGAGATAAACAACATTGCTGCAGAGAATCGCAGTGTTTCTTCTACTCAGTTGGCAGTGGCGTTAAAAGGTGGTGGTTACAGCGTATCAGGCGCTGCCCGTTTAAGCAACTTCTACAATTTGTACTCTCTCACGAGGGAACCGATGATTGATCCATACACCAAAGTGCCTATTCAGTACTTTATTTCATACAGTAGTCCTGCTTTTGCAAATACATTTGTAACTTTTATTGGTCACTTCAACAATGTTCTTGATTTCACTGACGATGCTACGTCTCCTTTTAATGTCCGTTATAGCTTCGGTTTTACTGTACTGTCTTCCATGCCTTCCATGGATGCAATTTATACGACAGTATCTTCCAACTTAAGCTCTGTTTTTATGAATCCTTTGGGGTAAATGTATGACTTCTGTAAATTCTTTATTAGGAGGATCTGTAAACAGGGTAGCTTTTCCCAAGGCCAGAGTTTTTGTTTACGGTCAGGAAGTTTCTGCAGATATTATTGATATCAGGATTAATCAATCCTCCGGCAGCCTGGAGAGAGCTCCTTCCACATGCTCTATTACTCTGGCAAACTCAAACGATAAATACATACTGACTAATAAAGATATGCGAAAGATAGGAGTACTTAAGCAGAAGATGCAAGGTACCTGGAAAGACGCTTTGGCGTCCACCTATGACAATCCTTCAGGTTTTAATGGGATAGAAGCTTCTCTGATTGATCTTTATGTAGATCCGTATGTCTCTGATAACGGTACTGTAAATGTCAATCAGCAGGGCAGCAGATGGTCTGTTGACATAGATCTCCCAGGAGAAGATGCATTATATCCTTTAGGCGGGAAGTCTTTAGATCCTGCCACTCTTCAGAGCCTGGTGGAGCGGTTGGCATACAAGTCACCTCAAGAGATTTATCAGACTCTTGCAGGTATGACCGATGATTCCGGTAATCCTCTGGTATTGAATGCAGATGATGCACTGACTCTGAGTCAGAGACTGGAAGGACTGCGTCTGGTTTCTGACAGACCTATAACAGACAGCGGTCTCTTTGATGTTCTGTCTACTGAGATGGATGTACCTTTTGGGGTAAAACAGGCAGTTGTCTCCAGTAAAATGAAGAACACTGTACATATTGTTCCTGATAATAGGAATTACGATGCTCTGACGTATGAAGACAAATTAATTTATGAATACCCAATGAGTGCAGGTGACTGTATCTTTAATTCAAATGATCCTGTAAGGGTGGCATTAAGAGATCCTTTCAATCCTCAAATTTGGTACTGGAGCTTTACAGGATTCCTTGATACGTTTACAGAGTATTCTGGAGTTAATAAGGAATCAACCTTAACGCTGTCTTTTACTGACGTAACAAAGATGGCCCGCTATGCTACTATAGGTATAGGAACAGGTATTACAGAGGCGTCTGAGGCTCCTATAGCGTCAATTGAAGGGGCTCAGACTGCAACCAACCAAGGGGTTATTGTAGACAAGGAACTATTCAGCAATCTTCCAGTGTATTCTATTGTTGAGTCAATATTTTTCGGTTCTAAATCTGCAGCAAATATTTCAGATTCTGCCACTTCAGTTTTGATTGAGAATTTAAAAGACCTATCCAAAGAAGAGTTGGATAGGTACCTCCTTGAGAGTGATAAAATGACCTTGGAGGACTGGTACAGATCCATTTCAGCAAGTACTGAGTCTGCTCAAATTAACTCACGAGTAAAGCTGGTGGAAGGCTCTACTGACTATGAAGTGGCAAAGAACAAAGTTCTTGATGATTTGAGGGTTAAAAGGCGTGGTAAGTTAAATTCTCTGGATTACCCAGGTGTTACCTCTCCTCGTCATATTGCGTTTAAGCGTAATGGTAACTACAGTGGGATCTATCATTATGTTTATGGAGATCCTGATTCAGCAGATAACAGCGTTGGTGCTATTCCTATCAAGGATTTGCGGGATTGGAATGAGGTAGTGCATCACAGGGTGCGTGTTTCTGATTTGCAGACTATGCATGTTGATGCAGTTAATCTGGTTGAGCCTGGCAAGGACATTACTCTGGATCAGGCAATCTGGAAGATTGGTACGAATATAAAGGACTACCCTGTTGGTGGTGGTAGAGTTTTCTACATGGCTCCTGCAGGGCTGACTTCAGTAATAGGGTTGAATGCTCTTGATCGTGCGTTCGGCGGAGCAGGGTCTGTATATTCATCTTTCAAGGACAGACTTTCATACTTGTATGATCTGGCGGACGCTATTGACTGGCGTTGCTATGCTACTCCAAAAGGTGACTTTGTTTTTGAAATGCCTTTTTATGATTACAACCCTTCAGATTTTTGGGCAAACAAGTCAGTTATTGCAAAACCTGCTGACAAGAACCTTGATCAGATTAGCAGCATAACTACCAGTGCTTTTTTTGGAAGAGGTGATGCAGTATTTTCCAACGTTAATTCTGCAGACACTGCCAGCTGGAATTTGCTTTATGATGAGCTCTCTTTATATTCCGGGGCGTTTAACCTGTATAATACAGAAAAGCCTGATATACCTTATGACTATTCGTCATGCTTTTCAATACAACCTTACGAACAATCGGATTATTCAAACACTAATACTGATAATGGGGTTATTACGAGTTATCGTACTAAGGTGAATTGGGTTGAGGGTAGATCTGATGCGAACAGTGGGTACAGAAAAGAAGTTGTTGTATATGATCCTACTCTGTTTCCAACACTGGGGTATCGTCAGTCTGAAGGTGAAGAGATGTGGTACTTTATAGACTCCAACGAAGAAGCGGCAGTATTTTCAGCATTGCAGCTCAATAAGATAAATTCCAATGCACGTAATCTGTCCATAACGACTACTCCCAAGTTTGGTTTAATGGTAAACAGGCCTTTATATTGGGGACACCGTAATTACTATTGTACCACGGTTTCAATGTCTCATTCTATGACCTGGAACAGTGAAATTTCTACCTCAGTAAATCTGAATAATGTACGTACATGGTCAGGAGAAATAGATCCTGATACCGGACAGTTGGTATACAGGCATTTTGGAGACAGCAGAAGACCTTTCAACTTGGCAACACTTTTCAAGGAGCTTAATGAAAAACGAAAAGGATCTGTATCAGATTCTTCCAAAGACAACCAGAACTACAAGTTCTACTTTCAATAGGTGATACTCATGGGAATGAACACAGTACTTCCGAATAGGAGTTCTTTTGAGCAGAGAGAACATGCTCAATCGCTGTCCACCTCTTCCATACAACGAGCTAGAGTATCTGAAGTACATATCTCCAGAGGCACTGTTTCATTGAACATGGAAAGTACTTCAGGTACTGCTGAAGCACTGTTTCCTTTGCTGGGATTGTCCGCTCCTTTGGAAGGCGATTCTGCCAACTACAACAAGGCATCCTGGGGGAGGTACATTCCTCAGGTTGGGGATATGGTTCTCGTTGGGATAGCTCCTAATCGCAAGGTGCACATTTTAGGATATTCTGCTGTATACTACAAAGACTTTGACATACAGGATGAAGACAGTATTGACGTAGGGGGTATTGGGTGGGGTACTGTTGCTGGTAGGGAAGTGAAGCCTGGAGATTGGGATTTTAAATCCTCCAGAGGATCCTATTTATACCTGGGTGATCGTGCTGTTATAGGATCCACCAGTTGCAAGTCTATATACAATCAAAGTACCAACGATATTACCAATACTGCGTTGATAATTGTAAACAATGCGTCTGCCTCAGATATTCGATATGGTGCTGTCCGTCGTAAGCAATTGCCTACAGACAGGGAAGAGAGTCTTATTATTTCATCCAGAGGTACTGCTGCCCAGGAGTATACTGCAGCAACTCGCTGGAACCCTGGTACAGGACCTGTTGACCTTGCTTACATTTCTCAGGGAGATGTTGTTGAAGAGCAAGGTGGTGCATCTTTCATTAAATTATCTCCTTCAGCTCTACCTGTCAGACGTTGGGAGTATTCACAGGATATTACGGGGCTCTTAACTACTCATGATAAAGTTATTGACAGTAATGGAAACAGTTTCGTAACAGCTGCATTGGCTTCTGTCTTCTCTTTTTCGACACCTTTGGCAGCCTGGTCAATAACCAACCTAAGCACAACAATCACGTCTTCAGGAGCAACCACTCATTCTGCGGGAGGAGCGTACAACATAACTGCTCCTACAATAACTGCCACAGCTGCCTCTGCGGCTAATGTTTTAGCTCCCATGGTATCTCTTGGCAATACTGTAGGCAGCTTACCTTTCGTTAAAATTACTCCTACCTTGGCTACTGTCTGGACAACCTACTTTACTTCAGCAGCGGCTGCGTGGACAAAACTGTCCACTAATCCTACAGTAAGCCCAGACCCTGCCACTGCGACTATATACACTACTGCAGCAGCAGGGGCTACAGCAATGGCAGCAGCCTTATCCAGTTCTGCAACAGTCCAGGTGAAAGGGGTTTAACACATGGCAACACCACTTCAACCTCTTGCAAAATGTATTTTAAATTACATCTACTCCATTACTTCAGAGCTTTTATCAAAACTAAGGGCTATTGTAGAAAAGGCGTTGTTTTTCATTGATGCAAAGATTTTACAGCTTCGTGCATTTTTAGCTCAGTATGATCTGATTAAAAAATATGCAGAGCTGGTCAATGATCAGGTACAGGCTATTATTGATGAAATTAAATCCGCACTTCTCAGTGGGGTTCCAGGTCCAATAGATGATGCGTGCCCTGAGTTCTATGCTTACATAACTGATCCTTTGATTGGGTTGATCGATGCATCCTTATCTGCGTATACTCCTTATACTGATCAGTGGATGAGTACTGTATCTGTTGTTCATTATTATGATCAGCTCATTGCGTACTGGGTAGGTATTCGTACGTTCCTGTTAGCTATATTGGATGTTATTGACGATGCAGCATACATTCAAACACAGAAAGCGGGAAATTTAATCCCATGAGGTTTTAAATGTCAACAACTTTACAGTTTTCCAATGGTGATATGGTACGATTAGACGGCGGTACAGGTTATTCTTACGTATCCGGCAAAAGCAAAGTGAAGCAGGACGTCGAGTGCGTAATTACAACAGATATCAGGAAATCTACCGGTTTAGGGTGTGGTCTCAGGCAGATAATTGGAGAGGATACCATGATGTATACTTCTTCCTACACTCAATATCCTGCAGTTTTTGATTTTCAAAGAAACCTGTACAACGGTCTTAGCAGGCTTAAGAGTGCACAGAAATTTTACCAGTATGATACACGTACTCCTGATGAGCTTATTTTTGATTTTTCCACTGTCAAGGTCTGGTATTCGGACCAGGATCCTCGGAATTATGAATGGAGTATAAATGTGTTTACTGAAGACAGACGCAGCAACTTTACAGTAGGCGGTACGGCGTGACAATAGAACGATTGACATCTGACGATTTTGCTACATTCCTGAGCAATGCGGTCAATGAGCGTGACAGGACATTGGATACGCGCATAGGACCCTACCGGGATATTTTTATTGATCCACAAGCAGGAGTTCTGCAAAATCAGAATGATCGTGTTTATTATCTCAATAAGCTGATTAGTTTAAAAAATGCCGATCAACTGGTACCTGATGATGTGGACGATCTGGTGTACAATGACAATATTATCCGCTTTGGATCGGTAAGATCCTCTACAGTGGTAACTTTCAGCAGGTCAACTCCTCCAGTATCTGATATCACTGTACCTATTTCCTTTCCTGTGTCAACTAAAATAAGCGCTGCTACAGGTAGGAGTATTCTGTTTAAGACTTCTGAAGAGAAGACAATGTATGCAGCTTCTGCGAGCCAGTATTATAACAGCGATACAGGTAAGTATGAATTGGATGTTTCTGTAGTAAGTACTTCACAGGGATCCAATACAGCAGTTCCTGCTTTTAATATTACAGAAATGCGAAGGGCGCTTCCTGAGTTTGATGAGGTCTTCAACAGATCTGCGGCAACTGATGGCAGTGGTATTGAAACTAATGATAAGCTGGCAAAAAGGTATTTGCTTCATGTGACAGGCTCTCAGATAAGTACTCCTGATGGTCTAAAAAGTTTTGTTTTGGATAATTTCTCAAGTGTTACTGATATAGCTGTTGTTTATGACGGGGATACCATCTTTACAAGGTCTGATGAGGATCCTGGTGCAGTTGATGCCTGGGTGCTTGGTGATTCTTCTTTGACAAGATCCTATACAACAGAGTATTATGGCGTTTACACTACCAACATTCTGGACAAGCAGCCTGTGGTATCTGTCTCTTCAGTAACTTCAGTTGCTGCTGCGGCTTCTTATTTTGAAGGAACTGATTATGAGGTTGTTACTGGAGACTCTGTGTATTCTTACAGTGTTCGTGGATCTGATGGTATAAGGTGGTTGAGCGGTGGTAATCATCCTGATATCGGAGATGACCTCACTATTACGTATGTATATAATTCTTTAATTGCACAGCTTCAATCATTTTTCGGTCAGATCTCTAAAAAATCTCGTGGATCTGATGTTTTGTTTAAGGCTGCCATACGCGTACCTGTAACCTTGGAGGCTACTTTAACGGTAAATGCAGGATCTCCTACAAATGTCCTTGCCAACGTTAGAAGTGCCATAAAAACGTACATCAACTCATTGATGCTCGGCGACAATTTGGAGGAATTTGATATTGACAGGGAGGTTGGTAGGATTTATGGTGTTGATAACTTTGTGTACACCGTTTTAGATTACCAGGGTGGTACAGGTATTGGAGATTTAGTGATTGATAAAAACCAATATGCCAGAATAGAAGAAGCTGATCTGGTTATTAATCTGGCTTAGTATGGGACTTTATTCAGACTTTTTATATGCAGGTACTTATGCGGCAGGTGGTGATGTCTACGGTTTTGATACTGTCCTCAGCAGTATTTCTGTAGAATCCGGTCCTTCTACGGGCGGCCAGCGTTTTGTACTAACTGGGGAGAGTTTTGGTTATGAAGGGTATGATGATACCTGGACCAATGCCACACTTGACGCTGCCAAATGGTCTGATATATCTTCGGGATCTGGATCCATATCTGTAGCTTCTCCTAATCTTTTACTGAACACAGGGGCAACCTCTGGAAGTGTTTCCGGGGTATCCTCTGTATCCTCTGTATCAAACTTTCAATTCGAGACACGGGTTAGCATACCTTCCGTAAGTGTATACCCTTCATCCTCTGTCAATTTATTTACATATGAAGCATACGTGGATTCTTCAAACTACTGTTCATTTGCAGTAACTCAGGGAACTTCCAGTGGTACGACTGAGCTTACTGCCTCTGTTGTTGTCAATGGTCGTGTGGTTGATACCTGGAGTTCTTCCTGGACAACTGGTGTGTCAGTTTTCCGGATGTTGAGATTTGGTACCTCAGTGTATTTTTATGGAAACGGATCATTGTTCTTCAGTTCGAAAAGATTCGTCACAACAAGTGCTACTATACGCTACTATTCTGCAAATAATTCTGCATCCTATGCAGTAGCTGGTGTAAATGTATTACATTCTCTTTTAAAGACTTTTGTGGTATTTGGTGAGCAGGTAGTGTTTGATCCTATCATAGTCTCAGCATACCGTTTAAGAGGTCTTACTCCTCCTTCCAGAGATGGTAGAGATCAGTTGGCTGCATACAGTGGTTATGTGGACGTATCTGTGGTATCAGGAGGGACAGTTACACGCCCCAATTTTTATGAATACTACTTTGAGGATAATTTAGTCATACTAAACTCGCCTCAGTTTAATGTTAAGATGACTATACCTGATGATACTACTGTTCGTACTCCTGTTCTGGAATCTCAGGGGTTGGGTGGAGGTAAATAGATATATGACGTTCCCTGTAATTGACAGATACTCTCAGATGGTTCGCAGTATTGTTGGAGGCCCTTTTTATGAGTCCCTTGGTGTAGTAGTACCGTTAAGATCTGGAACAACTCCATTACGATTGGAGACCACAGAACCTAATACAGAATTTGGTATCTACATAAATGATAATTTCTCAGGTATAGCTAAAAGCAACTCTGGAGGATCTGTTACCTTCTCCAGAAAGATACCCCAAGGTGAAGTTATCATTTCCTGCAGGTCTAATCAAACCGGAAGAGTATATAAGGCATACCTTACTGTACGGGATTGGGCAATATGGTTGGCAGCATATGCGTACTGTCTGGAGATTATTGACGATAATATTTCTCAGGTAAGATCAAATATCTCAATAAATACAGCAAATGCTACATCTCTTCAGGAAATCTATGGAGAGCCTTTATCTTTTTACAGGGATACTGGTCAAGGGGTTGACTCCTACCGAGATCAGGTGTATCAGCTGAGAGCTTCCTATCGCAATTTTGGAGGCGTCTATAAAGGACTTAATGAGGCAGTAGCTGTTATTACTCAAGTGGAGCCTATGAGCTATTCTCGTAAGTTCTGGGGTCCTAATTGGGTGCTGGATCAGTCCATGTTGGTTAATCACAGGTTCCTGGACAGATCTTCTGTTCTTACCTCTACAGGAAATATAACTGGAGTAACGCTGGTTAAAGCTGATCCAGATGTTCTTAGCAGTCCTTCTGTACCACATAGCTTGACGTACAATCCTTCTACAGGTAATCTGGAGTGGAGTCCTGACGGAGGTGTAGGTCAAACTGTCTACGCAGGTGACGGAGAGGTTTTTTTAGCAGGCCCTTTAAAATTTAGCAATGTAACAATTACAGGAAGAGATGTTTCAACATACTCCTACTCTATAGTATCAGGTGTCGATAAGACATTGTACCTGGACTTGAACTCACGAGGAGTGATTTCTATAGACATTCCTTCAGGTACTCCTTCTGTGGCTACTGTGGTAAGTGCTATCAATACAGCCCTTTCTTCAGATATTAGATACGGTGCTCCATACACTACCACTGCTTCAGTATATGGAGGCAGGTTGCTACTGCGTGCAACGAATTCGATAAAAGTGGAAAGTGGTCAGTACAATGCAGCTTCTGAGTTGCTGGGTGTGGATGGTGGAGATCTTTACCTGGGTACATCCTCTCTTTTTAACAATGCAGTACAGGTTTTGGAGATCAATGGTGGGGCGAAAGGGTATATACATGACGTTAATGAGGCAAGAGTAAGGTATATCTATAACTCTACTTTTGATGTTTTCGAGTTCTACGGGAAAGCTTCAGTCTCTGCATCCTTTGGGGGTATGTATACTGTGTCAGAATCGGGGTATTATGCGATAACTGATGCAGATGGTCATGTCATTAACGTTTACGTGGATGTTGATTTGCTTGTACAAACAGCACTGGCTGAAGAAACCATCTCTGTATCTTTTCATAAACTGGTGGAAAACACTGTGAGATCTCAGGGGTTGTTGGTGTCTGTAAACAGAGAACTTCTACCCTCGACTACTCAGGTTGATACGGTAATTGTTTATGATGATATTACGGATGGGTACGTAGAGACTCCTGACTACTGGAGAGTTAGTCCGATAACTGGTACGTCTTCCTCAGAATTTTATCCATCTTTTATTTTGACAGATAAGCATGATTCATATGACGTTACTCCTGCTTTTGCTTACAGGTTTACTGATTCTGCTGCTACGTCTGTTACATTGAGTGGAAGGTCTTTGCAATCCTCTGCTATAGATTCTTCCGTACGTATTCCTGATGGGGTTCTTGGTGTACCTGGAGGCATTGCTGATTATGAGGGCTATGACTTAAAAATCTCAGGATGGTTTCTGAGTCTCAATTCAGGCACTTTGGAAGCAACTTTGAGAGTGTCCTTTGATGGCGGGTCTTCATGGATAGCAGGTACTCCTTCAGTTGTCAATACGGACACTGGCGGGTTGTTTGCAGCAGATTTTACTTATATTGAGTTTGTCACTCCGATACAGCCTTGTACAGGTGATGTTCTGGTATCTGTTCTGTTTGAGAAGCTTACTGGCAATATAGATGTAATAACTGATTGTGTCAATGCCCAGGTAAAATATATATCTTCAGGTTTTTTGGGAAATGCTACAGTTCCCCGAAGCCTTCATAGTCAGTATATGGAAGATTTAACTTTTGTCTGGTCAAAAGATCCATTGTCACTTAATGAGAAAAAATACTTAGGGCTTCCTCACAAGATAGTCAATAAAACAACTCCTTATGCAGGAGTCTCAATAACTCATGTGTCTTTAGATACCCCTGCAGGTAATGGTACCATGGAGTATGAATACACTTCTTTGTCCACTATTAAAAAATTGCGTTGGACTCCTTACGGTACTGTTTGGGGGTCTGGTGTTGGTTATGTTACTGTTACTGCTGATGGTGTATATACACTTACTGCTCCGGATGGTAGTTACCTACAGGTAAACTGCACATACAATATTCTACCTACAGATAGTAGGAGCAGAGTTCTTGTTATCTCAGATGAAACCACATACAGAGGGCAGACAAGAGAGATAAGCCCTTGTTATACTTCTTTGTCTATTCATGATGTTTCAGAGTATGGCACTGGTGGGTTGTGCAAGAATTTAATAGGAGTGATTGGAGAAGATGACTTTTCTCTATGCGGGTTGGTCAATTGTGATATCTCTCCTAGAGATCCTTTCAAGTATGCATTTGTCTATCCAGAATTTGAAAGTCCAGTCAGAGGGGAGCAACTAACTTTTTCTCTGGTAGGTTTGAGCTATGAGGCTACGCTGTCCTATTACAGTAATTCAGATCAGGTTGAGGCTACTCTTTACGAAAATGGCATACCTGTTCCAAATACCTGGTGGAGTTTTTCCGCAGGTAACACTGTCAGTATACCTGCATCTGTTATTACTGCGGGGCATTTAAGTATTTCTTCTTCTTACACTATAGACTACCACCTAATTTATCAGGTTACTTCAACGGTTCTGGATATGCCTATTGTAAATGCTTCCTGGCATGATTATGCATGGTGGGTTGATTATAGCATATACGAAAGGTACGACAGTGTTCAGGGAGAATTCGATGCCACTTCTCAGTTGTTTTTTAATCAGGATACTGGGAGAGCTGTTCTGGATAAGAGATCTGCGGCAAATAAAAGTAGAAGTAATTTACTGCTGCAACAGGCGGAAATCCAAAGAGAGATCCCGAAGTCTTATTGGCGTTTTGTGGATGATACTACTGTAGAGATTGATTTAAACTATCTCGTTAACGGCCAGTACTTTTTACAGCATCAGGAATCTCGTGTATATGAGCAGAGTAGGTTAAACATTACTTTTGAGCACAGGTCAGGAGCTACCGCTGTTGATTGTGTTTCTGCTGCATGGTCCACTGTAAGTAAGAATTCTATTGTAGATATTTATCAGACAACTCCTCATGGATACCATCAGCTAAGGTTGAGTATTTCAGGTATACGTGATCTTAGGGATTTTAAAATGAGATCAATGTCTATTAAAGGTCTCAGTATGTCAGGAGGTGTATCTGCAATTCCGGGGTTGACCTCTACAACTACATGGATAGGTTCCTGATTATTTTTTCGTGGTTTGCTGATTATAGTAAGACCACTTGTTTATTTAAAATACCCTCGTATTTGCGGGTGAGCTCTTTAAGGAGATATAATGGAAGGTACTAATTTTAAAAATGGCGTGTTGGTGACCGAGGTTGACCTTGATCGCAGTGAAGCTGCCAAAGGTTCTCAGATACTGCGTACTAGGTATGACCTGGCGTCTCGTGGTGTTGTTAGTGGTGGTTCTATAACTGTAAATGCTCTTAATACGGATAGGGTTGATATTGCTGCGTTCTCTGGTTATACTCCTAGAGGTGATTATGTCAGCGCTACTGCTGCTACAAACAATGTACCACTCTCCAGCAGCGTTGCAGGCACTCGTAACTACGTTCTTGCGATATATACGGAAATTCTTACAGGCAGCAAGCCTCATGAGTCTAACGGGTTGACTTATTCTACTCATATAAACGCTTCATACAGGATCGTAGTGCTGACAGAAGCAGAGTATAACAATCCTTCAGAGATCTCACCTTCTGACAATAACTTAGCTAACAATGCTGTTGACAGAGCGCTTTTGTTGGGTATAGTAACTGCGACAGGAGGATCTCTGACTGCTGCCAATATTGAAGGGCCTATCCCTTTTAACAATCTTTTGTATACCAATCCTGTAGATATCCCTTCTATGGCAGGTGTGAATATTCAATTTGTAGATGTTCTTACGGAAACAGGCACAGGAACTCTTGAGTATCAGTACACATTATCCGGTTATCAGTTGAGGTGGGCATCACCTGGTAATGTTGCAGGTGCTTGGGTGAATTGGACTGTGGATGGGGAAAAAACAGTAACAGATGCATCAGGTAGATACATATCCGTTTATATGGCAATCTCTCAAATGAGCACCACTGGAACCTTTCCTTTTGTTGAGTTAATTGAGATTGTAGATTTATATAAACAAGATGTCCCTAGAAATACAGCAGAGGATTGGCTTCATAGGAAATTACGTGGTACAGGTATCGTTTCTGAAAAGAATCCTCACGGATCCAGTCTGAATGATTTATCTGGAGAGTCTTTGTTTTTACTGGATGAGCATCAGGATGTAATGCATTGCAACGGAGTATGGAAAGGCTCTACGAGTACAGTACTTCTACCTTATGTTATCCCTTCGTCACCTTATGATACTCTTGGCATAAACGTTCCTGCAACAGGTGATCTTTATTATATTAATGGAAAAAAATTAACAGATCTAGATGCTTCATCTTTTGCATTTACTCCTGCTACTGCTGGTGTTGTCAGCTCCATGTGGGAGGTGTATGCTACAGATGAAGGTGGTGCAGATGTTAATAAAAAAATGGAATATCCTCCAGCGCGTCTGCTTAGAGGGACTTGGATAGTTAATTCCTCGGATAACTACCCTGCAGGGTCTTATTTACTAAAAGTTGTTGTATCAGGAACATCCCCGTTAAGCTTCTTTTTTTCGTGGGATGGTGGTCCTAGCGTTCTTATAAAAGAAGGATCAGCAGATCAGGTAATACGTCTTTACTCAGCAAACGGTTATCAGTACATTGATATATGGGTTCGCACAGCTTCTTCCGGGATAACTGATGCATATCTCCCTTCCTCACCAGGAACCTATCAAGATTCTATTACGGTATATGACTCTCCTTCGTGGAATGATAATCTTTTGCTGGGAAATATTCCATACTGGTATGACGCAGTTACTTTACAAACTTTTGTCGGTTATGCTCCGTATTCTGTGGCCAGATCTGTTGTAGATAGAAGGGTATTTGGTAATATTTGTGCTGATAATATTAGTGATTCTTTTCTTCAGGATTACATTTATCACGCAAACGATGAGTTAAGTGCTTCAGGGGTACTTCTGGAGAGGGACTCTAAAGGGTATCACAGTTTTTCCTATGTGAACACCACTGGTTTTTCTGTTTCAGTAAAAGGAGGCAGCTCTTATTGTAGAGGAAAAAGACTATCTTCAGAAGATACTGTACTAACACTCTTGGCTAATAAAGAGTTTATGACATATGTTGAGGCGGGTACAGGATCTTTGCAGTATTTGAATATAACAGATGATTTTGCAGGATCTCGATTGGAGGCTTTGAGGTATCTCGTAGGAGATGGATCTTTTAGGCCTAATGTTTCTTCCGATTATACTGCTACAGCTGTGTATGCAGGGCAGGGTAGTCCTGAAAGAGGTGTACCTCTTCATATATTTACCACAGATTCATCCTCATTAGACGTTACTGCTACAATAGAACTGGTGAGAAATGTTAATGAGGTTTCGGATATCTGGAGTGTAGGGTCTTCTTTTAAAACTGCATTTACTTCTCTGGAGGCTGCCTTTCTTTATGCAAACCTTTATGATGGATCTTGTGTAGAGATTAAGGTACTGGGAGATGTTGTTGTCAAAGAAGAAATCACCCAACCTTCTCACGTTACAGTGTCCGGTACCTCCGCAGACGCTTCAGTGTCATTTGCTAATTATGGAACATGGACTCCTTCTAATTATGTGTGGCGTTTATCTAGCGGTAGTATTGTAAAAGATTTGTCAATATCTTCTACTGTGAGTAACGTTGAGTACATTTTCGGGATAAATACAAAGGTTTCTATTCAAAACTGTGTCATATCTTGTACTTATGATACTTTTGTGTTTAACGGAGCTTCAGTCGCTACTGTAGATAGCGTTCGTTTTGTTAATAATACCGTTGAAGCACAGGGGTTGGTAAATCCAAACACTTTTTCTCCCAGCAAGGCGGATTATTGGGTTGTCTCTGGAAATACTTTTTACACATCTAATACAGGTTTTACTGTTCAATATGCAGGGTTGGTTGCAGGACCTTTTTCCAACTCAACTATTTCCAACAATACGTTTTTTGTTGAAGGTAAGGGTAGTTTTGTAGGAGGTGCAATATCTCTGTACACATCATCAAATGTCAGCATTACAGGGAATACTATTGAAATAGATGAGAGTTCTGGTTCTGTCGAAGAGCCTGCTATAATACTGAAGGAAACAACCTCAGTAAATATCAGCGGGAATGTTGTAAGCAGGTACTCTTCCAGTACTACTCGTGCAGCTATAGGCGTTTATGCTTATGATACTTCTGATATTACGGATTTATCGATTACAGGAAACACTTTCCGAGGGTTGCATACTGGTGTATTGTTTGAGTACGATGCAGCGCTGTATAATGTATCTATCTCTTCAAATAATTTTAGAGAGATGTACGGTAGTATGGTAAACGTAGCTGCGATCACTTGTTCAGGTGTTTCTATCTCGAACAACACCGCAAGCGATTTCAGGTACAGCTCCTCTTCATTATCTTCCTACCCTTATATAGCAGGAATAAGAGTGGCAGTTGGGGGGGTTGGTTCTTCCGTTGATGGGTTGGTTATATCAGGGAACAACCTGTCAGATTTCCAGTCATCTGATGTGTCCTTAGGCGGTATACTCATCAACTGCAGTTCCCAATGTAATACTAGGTCAATAACAATAAACAGTAATGTTTTTGATTCTTTTGAGTATACCTCTTCTTCAAAACTTCCTTTATATGGAATTTCGGCAGCGATAAATGGAGTTAATATTTATAATGTAGATATTTCTAAAAATATATTTTCCGGGTTCTTTTCTACAAATTATCATGTAACTATGATGAATCTGTTAAGCAACCCTTCGTCAGGTACAAAATCAACGTTTACAGTGGAAGGTAATTCTATTGGGTACACTATATTCAATGACACTGGAGCAGACAGTGTTCAGTCATATGGCATTTCGTTAGCAGGTAATTCAAGTGCAGGGAAGGCGGTTGTTCAAGGGAATACAATAAATGTTAAATCTTCCTATGTAGATACTTCTTCTGCATCATACAAGCCTGTTGCATTAAAGCTTTCTGGCTTTTTGGAATTTCTTTTGGCAGATAATGTTATAGATTACCTGGACTCAGGATCTTATTATGCTTTGAGTGGGGGCGGTATTGTAATTGAAGAAGCCTTGGCTACAGGAGAGATCAGAGGAAACTCTATAAAAGCTCATCAGTGGGGTATTACGTTAAATGAGTGTAATGGTGTGCGGGTTCTTTCTAATAAAATACAGAGCAGTACTTCAGGGATATTTGCGTCTTTCAATACAGGTTTTGTTGAAGTATGTGATAACGATGTAGCGCTTATTCCGAGGGCAGATTACCCTTCTGCTGGTTTGAATAATGTACCTAACGGAGCGTGGTGTATTGGAGTATTCTCTCGGGGAGGTTTTAATATTTCTCGTAATCATACATCTACTACAGATACTGTTGAGCGTATAGGAGGTAACCTTCCAACGGCTACGTACAAAGCATATCATATTATTGCAGAGATTGGTGATTCTGTATCCGCTTCTGTAGGACGAATGTATGTAGTCGATAATAATTATTTAGATATGGTCAGTCAGGGTACCAACTCAGGAAACTATTCCATGTCCGGTATTTATTTTACAGTAGGTGCCTACTACAATTCAGCAAGAACTCATGCAATTTCGGTACAAGGGAATACTATTGTAGGAGGAAATTATGTAGGTGGTTCTTTGCCTGTTTTATACAACTCTGCCAACGAGCCTACTGTTATCTATTTCGCGGATCTTCCACTTCCTTCAGCAGGTACGGCCAGATATGTGATTTCCAATAATATTACTCATCAGACAGAAGTAATTGGGTCCTCACATGTTGCAGTGGTTAGTGATTATAGTTCAATATTCTCTCTAGGTACTAATACTGATGCAGTTTTAGTAGCTCCCTGGTAATCTTTTTTAAAACTCTTGACATTTTTTGTGTAGTGGTTAAGCTTTAACAGCTTAAGGAGGTCTATCGTTTTGCGAAAAGCTAAAGATAAAAACAAAAAACTGACAAAATGGGAAAAGGAATTTTTGACGTGCAAGAGCTGCGGCAGCACTTATTCAACAGAAGGAGGCCTTCAGAGGCACAAAACACGTGCACATCATTGGTCTGCTAAACCAGATAAAGCGATGCAGGAAAGGGTAGAGGCAGCCCGTAAGGAAGCTTTTAAGCAGCTCATTGCCCCAGATCTGCCATCTACTGTTGAAGTGGAGTCCAGTGCTGCTTCAGTGCAGCCGGAGTCTCCCAATACTGAGAAAGTTCTGAAAAAGATGGTGGATAAGGCGATGAAGGATAGACATCGTAATATCTATTTGAAGACTCAGGAGCTGGAGACCGTTGCGAGGCTTGCGGAGAAAATACCAGTTTTATCTGAAGAAGACAAGTCAGAACTAAGGAAAGAGCTGTACATTTCTGATTTGGTTGAGAAAGAAAAGAAAGAGACTTTTATAGATCCTGTTGTTTGTGGCATTAAAGCCGTTCACCCAGGTACTGTTCTCAGGCTGCTGGGGAGGGTGTTGGTGAAGTCTCCCGATAACTCATTTACTTATACAGATATTGATTCCCCTACTGTCGGACTGGTTTCCAGGAGATGGGCAGACGCTCAGGATGTTATTTACCTGGACGTGTCTACAGACGACGGGGTTTTTGTTGTCAGTGAGTTGCTGGTGATACCTGTTTTTGGGGAGTCACAGATAAAGATTCTTCAGTATGGTGAGCATAAGGATCTGTATACTAAAAAATCAATTGGGACCGATGCAGAGTCTCTTAAGTTCTATAATGCATTGAATCATTATTATGAGGCTCAGGATCGATATGAGTCAGCAAAGAAACATTGGGATTGGGTGAAATATCAGACAGGTTATATTATAAAAGATTACCTGGAAGAGTACGGGCTGCCTCTGGCAGAAGGTGGTAAAGATCGCCTGATTAAAGACTCAGGCTTTGAAGCCTATTATTCATATGAAGAAGGTCGTACCAAGCCTATGGTTAGAACTGACGCATTAATTGCAACTTTAAAAAATAAAGGCTTGCGTCATTTGATGAAGACAGAGTATGTTGTTGATGAGCAGCTCTGGAGAGATTTGAAGAAGCGGGGAGTCTTTACAGAGGACGAAATTGAAATGCTTGAATATAAAAAGACACTAAAGCCTGTTCGTGATCTTACTGTGAAACGGATAGATGCTGTGAAGGAGGGTGAATGAAGCGAATAGTGTTGGTTGATGGCAACCCTTTAATGTGGAGAGCTGCATATTCCAAAGGGGTTTCTACGGTTACTGAGAACATCCTGAAGTATTTTTTCAATATAGTAGGTACTTTTTCTGACTTTGAGTTTATCGTATTTTGGGATGAGGGTAAATCTCGTTGGAGATCTGATCATTATACGCAGTACAAGGAGCACAGGGAGGAGACCAAGAAAAACTTTGATATGGCAGAGCTTAAGAGGCAGAAAAACGATGCCAGGAAGTATCTGGAGTACTTTGGTTTACGCAATCTCTGCGTAAATGGTGTGGAGGCGGATGACGTAATAGCAGTACTTTCAGAGTACTTTTCCAAATGTTTGAATTATGATCAGGTTATTATCGCATCAAAGGATCACGATCTGTGGCAGCTGGTAACAGGATCGGTATCTCTTTACGATCCAATGGGGAGATCTTATACAGATCTGAATGGGGTCCATGAATACTTTTCAGCAGGACCTGAGGAGATTGGAAGCATCAAAGCCCTTGTGGGAGATCCGTCAGACAACATTAAAGGCGTCAAAGGGATCGGGGAGAAAACAGCAGGTAAACTTCTTCAGGATTTTGGTGGTCTGGAGGGTCTTATGTCAGCAGAGAATGCCAAGGAACTGAAGAAGAGAAAGACAACTGAAAAGATTCTCAACCTGTCGGAGGATATGGAGCTCTCCTATCAATTGGTAAAATTACCAAATCTGTATAATTTCTCTTATTACCTCAACGATGAAGAATTGGATTCCTTGAAAGATCAATGTACCAGGGTTCTATCGAAGGATTTAATCAGAGCTCGTACAGAAGCGGACCTTCTTGGAATCTCAATGGGCAATTGTCCCCGAGATGGTTTTAGTGGTCTTGATGCAGAACTGCAGGAGTTCTCCAAAACCTGGTTGAATCCTTTTAGGGTTTACATAGATCTCCTTTTGAAGGACCTTGACAGATGTATTGCTTCCTGCCAACGGTGCATGACAGGTGTTAAACCTGTTCTTCCTGAAGGTCGTGTAGGCGCTGATTTTATGGTTGTAACACGCTCATCTTCCTCAGACAGGTCTATGGTGCAGAAAGTTCTTGACGGGCTTGAGATAGCTCCTGAGAGGGTTTGGTGGACGTATGTCAGTAAATGCCCTGGAAAGCTACCTTTGACTTACGGAAGAATGAAGTGCTGTTCAGATTTTTTGATGACGGAAATCCACAGCATTAAACCTAAGATGATTTTTGCTCTGGGGTTGGAAGCTATGTCAGTGCTCACTCCTTTGAAAGGAAGGCCTTCAAAGCACTCCGGTGAGATCCTTGACAGGCCTGAAGGAATCTTTGGAAAGGTTGACAGTATTGTTTCAGTGCTTATAGATCCTGATCTGGCATTGAGGAGTGATCAGCGAAGGGTTGATTGGATGTTTGGTGTGCAGAAGGTTATGGAATTTTTTAGAAAGAAAAGGGAGCAGCAATGAGTGAAGATTTGGTAAAAGATGTAACATTAACGGGTGATGAGTTTTTCATACTTAATAGAGCTTTTGAGGGAACTTACGGAAGTTTTAAGTCAGAGGATCAAAGGTTTGATGAGGTGAAATCTTTAGCGCAAAAAGGGCTTGTTTATTGGAGGAGAGGTTTGAGACGGTGTTCTGTAGTTGAATATTTTATCCACCCTGAGTATGTTTTTTTAGTAGGGAGGGTTGCTTCGCTAGTGCGCAAGTGGTTATCTGGAAAACAACTTAAAGAATTACATTCCATTAAATTTTCCCATAAGGATGGTGTTTTGGAAAGTTTGTCGGTAAGCTATCCTTGGGACGGTAGTACTACTTTTCATATAGATACATCAGAGCCTTCTTCGACAGATCATGCAAACACTCATGATACTTCATGTAGAGATGAGTTAATCTGTGACGTTTGTGGGGGAAATCCAATTTCTGAGAAAAAGGAGGATGGTGTCATTAAAGAAAGCGTAGTAGAAGTACTTCCATACGAGCTTGAATCTCCTACCCAGGTATCTGACAATCATTACAGGAAAATGAATATTCAGGCCACTGATATTGCTGAGCAGATAATGGAGAACAATGTGGATGTTCCTGTAAAGTCTCGGTATCTCGTCTGCATGGGTATTAAACACTTAATCAGACTTGGTCTTAAAAAAGACAACGATTGGGAGAAGGAGCTGAAGAAGGCTATTAATTATTTTGTCAGAGCTTTGACAGGTAAGTGGGTTTGGCAGGTAGACTTGAATGAATTGTTTGAGAGGGTAAAATGAGTGTTGAATTAATTTATAACAGTCCTGTTTATTTGGTTGCCAGAGCTGTACGGCTCTGTACTGGTACTTTGAGTAAAATGGATTCTACAGTCGATTACTTAGGTCTGAAGGATCGAAAAGTAATTGAGGAAAGAATTCTGCAGAGAGGTAAAGACTTCGATCCTCTCAATCCTCCTCATGAATCAGTGCTTGAACATGCTGTTTACACATTTGGTATGGATTTTTCACGTGCAGTACTTCAGCAGCTGGCAAAACATCGTATAGCGTCTCCTAGTGTGGAGAGTACCAGGTGGGCATTAAAGCGAGTACTTAAAAACGCTTCTCCCGACAAACTGGATGCTTTCTTTACTCATACCGGAGATGCTGAGATAGATGAATCAGTAAGGTCTCAGATTTGGCAAATAGCCAAATGGTCGAATGCTGAAAAGTGGGATCGTAAACCTAATGATATTATTAAATATGCACTGCCCGAAGCTTTTAAAACGCAGGTGCAATGGACAGTAAATGCCAGAAGTCTCCGGAACTGGTTTTGCCTACGGACTTCAAACAGAGCCCTGTGGGAGATTCGCGATATTGCTTATGAAATGGTAGACATGCTGCCTGAGGATCATAAGTTTTTGTTCTCTGACAGAATTCATGAACGGTAGTTTGCAATGACTAAAATTATCGTACAAATAGGAAGCGAAAGGTCGAGAAAACGGACTCAGATTGTGGAAGCTTTTGTAAATGATGAACCGGTTTCCTGGGACTCCGGTGAAGGGAAATTCATAACATCTTTTGCAGAAGCTCAGCAGAGAGGTCTTCGTTGGTATATGTCAAAGTTTGATTTGGAAGACGGGGATCAGATTAAACTAGTTGTTAAAACGTTCATTACTGATGCGGGGAAAGATGAAGACTTGACGTTTGAGAATGTATATTATGTCAACTCTTCAGTGGATGTAGAGGAGATCTCTAACCCGAAAGTGGGTAAACGGGGTTATCCTCTTCTTAAAGGTAGGTTGCAGGAGGTGTATTCCTTCAGTGCAGCAGATGAGCGCGAACAGGAAATTGAAGATTTTTTAAATGAGGGGTTCTAGTGCTGCAAACCAGAACTGACGGGAAATTTTTTCTTGTAAAAATTGATCCTGCTGATCCTAATTACAGGACCTGTTACATGATTATACGATCACTGTTATCGACGTATGAGAATGTAACAGGTGAGTGGGTAGTGGATTATGCGGATTTTAAAGTACTGAAACGAAAACTTGATGAAGCTGGTCTGGTTGAAGGTCGTACAGCTTCCTCTGAGGCATTTGCATTGCTGAAGCATTATTCCAAGATGGAAGCTTTCAACCAGAGATTAAAGCATGGAGAGTACAACGGTAAGGTTCTGGAACTGCTTGACGGTAAGCTAAAAACCGTACCTTATGAGGATCAGCTATCAGGTATTGCTTTCCTGTACAAAAATCCTAGAAGCATGCTTATGGATTCAATGGGTATTGGTAAGACTCTACAAGCCCTGGCAGTATCTGCTATAGTATCCTCAGAGTCATCCAGGACGCTTGTAGTAGCCCCTCTGCCGGTACTTCTGGGTTTTGAGAAGGAAGTACTAGAGCATACCTATTTGAAACCTTACGTAGTACCTTCAGGGCGCAAGGCAGCTGCTAAAGCTCTCAAGAAGAACTTAAAAGGTGACTGGAATGTGCTGCTTGTTCATCCTGAAAATATCATAGGGTATAAAAAAGAACTTGAGAGTGAACTTACCGGTATTATTTGCAGGATTCCTTTTGAGACAGTACTGATAGACGAGTTCCATTGGTATAAAAATACTGATGCAAAGAGATCGAAAGTTCTGTCAAGCATGCTCAGGCGCATAAAGACTTTGGAAGGTAAACCTCCCAGGGTGCATCCTATGACAGGTACTCTTGTGTCTGAGAATCCATTGAATGCATACTTTGCTCTTCAGATTATGGGTAACGGTAACCTTCCGACACAGGTAAAGTACGAGAAGTATTTTAATATTATTAAGGAAATACAGGTACCTCGTATGGATCCTAAGACAGGCAAGACCTACAAGATCAGTATACCTAAAGTGGTTGGCTACAAAAATCTTGATATTCTCAGAGAGAGGTTGGAGTCCTGCTCTATCCGGAGAACCAAAGCAGATCTGAAAGGTTTCCCTGACAAGACAATGCAGACAAGAACTGTAATACTCTCAGGAAGGCAGAAAACCTTGTACAAGGATCTGTCTGATGGCGTTAAAAGCTCCTTGACAGATCGGGAAGATCTGGATACGTTTTTTTCTGTCAATAATGCAGGGATCAGGTTGATACAGCTGCTTAACCATCCAAGGTTAATCGGTGAAGCTACGAAGTCCGCCAAATATGAAGCCTTGTCTGAGATCCTGGAGGAGGTCCTTTCAGATCCTGATCAGAAGATAATACTGTGGACAGAATACAGAGCTGCGGTAGATCTGATTCATGAGCTGTGGAATGATCAGTATGGTGTAATGAAGCTGTACGGTGGAGTTGACATCGATGAGGATCTTGAGAAAAAGTTTGTATACGGTAATGAGATTAGGATTGCGGCAGCACTTCCTAAGAAAGCAGGTACAGGTGTGGATTTTCTGGCAAGAGCTCGTACAAGCGTTTTTATAGACTATATCAGGTCTTCAACAGAGAAGAACCAGTCTATTGACAGGATTCACAGAAGAGTGAAAACAGAGGGAGAGTTGACCTGGTTGGACAAGATGCGAGCACAACCTTGTACCATTATTCAGCTGCAGGCTAAAGGTACTGTGGATGAGTACATTGCTGAGAGAATGAGGGAGAAGGATTCGATGTCTGAAACAGTAACGCCTTCAATATCCAAAAAATCAATTTCTAAATTTCTGTAGGAGGATCTGTGGACAGTTATCAACAAATAATGACAGGAATATCAAGGACAATGTACACATTGCTGCGGGGATCTGCAAAAGGTTCTGGGTGGCATGACAAGGCTGAATACCACTTTAACCAAACCCAGTACAAAAAGCATATAGGAGAGTTCTATCAGTATCTGTCTGATCATGATCTTGATCTACCTTCCTACTGTATACTGGCATGCACTCTGGCACGTTCCGAGCACTTTCGCAGCCCTATGAGGCTTTACGGAAGAGTAGACCTTATGGAACAGTTAAAAGGGCTCAGGGAGTATTGTGGGAGCTCTGAGAGCTTTGTTGAAGTTGCTGGATTAATTTACCATCTATTGGAGTATCAAGGGAACCTTCCACCAGGTGATCATAAATCAGTGTTTTTTACGTTCAATAACCTGCTGAAGGATGTTGATGTCTTCCTGGGAAGTAACTCTGAAAGAGGAGCAAAGTATCTTCAGACATATTACACGCTTGTTGACAGGATTTCTGATCTGAAGGAGGATCGGGTTGACCCTAAATTGTGGATCGTTGCTAAATACGAAAAATGTATCAAAGCATTTAAGGATAATATAGCATTTTCAGTACTTGCTAATAACAATTCGCTTGAACCTGATATGAAAAAGTTGAAGCTGGAAGCCAATGATGCATGGAGAGGTGTTCGACAGTTTTTAGGGGTGTCTTTGTCTTGTGAATTTCCTGATGGAACTGTCCCAAAAGGCTGGAGACCTGCATCAGGTGACAGAGATAAGATTGAGGATATTGTCAAAATAACAAAGGATGGTTATTACTATTACCCTGATGGTTCGCAAAGGAGGGGTAAGAGACATTATATGAATAACGCTTATATGGTAATAAACTGCACTCCTGAAAACTTTGAAGAATTTAAAGGCTCATGGGATGATCCACGTCTGTTGGCTAAAATGCCAACCTGGGAAGAGTATTCAAAATATGGTCCTGAAGATAAATACTGGGCTGAAGACGGATCCAGTATAAACGAGAGAGGAAAACCTGTTACATGGAGAAAGAAATGAAAAATTTGGATTTGGTGCTTGGTTTTGATGGTAAGTTTATGACAGGTTTCTTCGACATGGAAAGAACTGAGAATATATATTTTACAGGTTGCTCCAGGGACATTAATTACTTTAAGTATATAACTACGCATGCATATTTCATGGACAGAACTTTTGCAGAAAAGGAGTTAGAGTTCAAGCAGTTTGTTCCTTACTTGGTACTGAATTATGGAGACTTGTATGCAATTCATTCGGTTGAAAAGTCTACCAGTCGTAATTACGGGAAAATTTCCATAGGCATCTCCTGCCATGTAACAGATCTTGATAAGATGCCTGGAAATCGTGACATGTACTCCTATATAACCAATGCAGTTTACCGCAGGTTCTCTAATGAGTTTTCAATAAAGGATAGTGTACCTTTTGATGATTTAATGATGAAGGCAAATTTTAGACACCCTACTTGTTTTATTTATTCGGATTTTGCTGCAGATGGTTCTTTTGATGCATCCAATCATTTAGGCATCGTCTACTTGATAAAAGTAAGTGAAGACATTAAGAGACGCATTGATTTTTCTTCAGACAGCAAAACTCTTGAGTGGTTCTGTCGGGAGGATCTTTTGAAATCTCCTGATTCCTTAACAGATTGGTCAAAGCTGTACCTGGAGTCTCTCTAATGAGCTTAAAGGATGAAATTGTAGGAGCCTGCACTAAGTGCTCGGACGGGTTCATTGACAGACTTGTACCTTGTGAGTGCATGAAGCGCTTCAGGGTGTACAACCGTCTTATTGATGGTGGTTTCTACAAGAACTCGCTGGATATTGTCTACGATAACTATGAGTGGCCTGAGATTGAGTCTGGAGAGAATTTTGTAAAGTATTTTTTGAACAATATCGTTGAAGTTGATAAAAAGGGTCTGAGTCTGTACATTTACTCTAAAGATCGTGGTAGAGGTAAAACAACTCTGGCACATTTCATTATGAGTAAAGTGGTAGGATGTTTTTCAAACTTGTCTCTGTACAGTTCCCATAGAAGTTATGCGTTTGAAGATGCTCATTCATTTTTGGTTAATTCCAGGGATGAGTCAGGTGACAAACCCTTTCATGCAGTATGGTATGTTTTGGATGACCTGGGGAACGAGCCTTCCACTCCTGCCTGGAAGAAGGATCAGATGATTTCAGAACTTCAGAAGATGCTGCAGTATAGAAGGAACCATCAGCTTCCTACGGTAATTACTTCCAACTATTCACCAGGTGATCTGAGCGGTAGGTATGAAGGAGTCCTTGACAGCCTGTTGGAGATACAGCCTTCCGGGGATATGGGTGGACAGTATTACAGAGCTGTTAAAGTGTCTGGTGCTGAAGATTTGAGACTGTCCTTGTCACAGTGGGAGGTTTAATTTGCTTCATGTAAATATTCAATCAGAGATCCTGGCAGCTGTTTTAAAAGGTGACTTCTCTGACAGAGATGTTCTCTCTCATGTAGAGCCTGGTTTTTTTAATGTGGATTCTTATAAATGGCTTGTGAAGATTCTAAAAGATCGTAAGTGGCAGCCTGTTGTCTGGGAGTATGTAGATCCGTTGCTGGTTGAGTCTTTTAAAGAGGATGAAGACAAACTGGAAGTCTACAGAAATCAGATATGGAATCTGTATGGAAGAGAACTTACTTTCAAGGAAGATGCAGTACGGGATTTTGTTCAGTTTGTTGCAGTCTCAAAAGTAAAGGCAGGTATCAAGGATTCCTTTGATTCCTTCGAGAAATCAAACAGAGCTGATTTTCTGTTTCATGGAATCAATAAGGAGTTGGCAAGTGGTAGATCTATTCTTGAGGGATCTGGAATAGAAGTGGTGGATTATGCGGATGGTTTTGATGAGCGTCAGAAAGAGCGTTTGTATTTGCGGGATAACCCTGATGTGAATCCCGTTGTTAAAATGGGTTTTAGAGAAATGGATGACCAGTTTGAGATAAAAGGTGCTGTAATTGTCAACTTTCTGGCACCGTTCAAATCATACAAGTCCATATTTCTCAATGATATCAGTGCTGCGGCTCTTATGCAGGGGTTCAACGTTGTTCACATAATTCTCGAAAACTCTGTTGAGATGACTCAGAACAGATATGATGCGTATTTCAATCAGATTAACTACGATAGGTTGAAGGCAGGTGCTTTGACTCCTGATGAGCTGGGTACGCTGAAAGAGCGTATGGGTTGGGTGAACAGCTGGTCAAACCGGCTGAAGATCATTAAAGGCGTTTCCAAGAAAACCAATATTTATGATATTGAAGACAGATTGGCACGTCTTGAGGAGAAGGAAGGATTTGTACCTGACGTGGTAACTCTTGACTATGCGAACATTCTTGCATGTTCAGATAGATCCATACGTGAGGAAAACCTGAAGCAGGGGCAGATTCTGTGGGACATTAAATACCTGGTTGAGAAAAGGAAGTGTCCATTCTTTACAGCGACTCAGACAAACCAGGAAGGGAATAAGGCAGTACGTCAGATTTCCAAAAATGAGCTGACCAAAAAGCGTGTTGACTCTACTCACCAGGGAAAGGCTATTGATATTTCCCAGGCAGTGGATTATACTTTTGCCATTAATCAGACTCCTCAGGAGAAAGAGGAGCAGATAATCATGCTTGAGGCGTTGCTTGTGCGTGATGGTGATATTAAACAGCGAGAAGTTTATTTGGACTGTGACATTCCAAAGATGATGGTCTCCCGAGATGTTGATTACCTGTGGGAGATAGCAAAGGAAGTACATATATGATACATGAAGAAGTTACTGAATATTCAGAAGTAAGAGGCAATACTACCAGGATGCTTATTGATGTGCTGAGTCTCCTGCCGGAGGGTATAGAGGAGTATCCAATTCTTGTGATCGCTCATTCTGACCATTATGCCAAGGATCTTGCTATGAGGTTTTTAGGATTGTGTAAAGGCCATGAGTTTCCTAATCTTGATATACCTGGTGTAGGTACGTCAAGGTGGTTCTGGGGCGTTAATGCTCAGAAAGAACCTTGTGGTCACTGCATTTATGTGCCTATAATGTCTGGAGGGTCTTTCGATAACCATACTAAGGTTATTTTTTCCACATGGTCAAGAAACTTAGTAGGTTACAACTTCAGAGAAATATTCATAGACCATTTTGCTCAAGAGCAGGAATATTACAGGAAAGAATATAACAGTAAAGCCGGTACTGTCCGCGTGCATACCGATCCTATTAAATTTTTATAAGCAGAAGAGGTAAATAGATGGAAAAGCTACAGTTCGTTAATGAAAGAGATAACCTTAGATATCGCGTAATTTGCTTTAATGCAGGTTTAGAGGATAAATATTACCTTCAGAGAAAGACCTTGTTCCTGTGGCAGACAATGTGTGGGTATAATAGAGGTACGGAGGGTTATTATTCATATGATTATGACTATTGTGCTAACCCTTTTGCTCAGGTAGAGCATAATTTGTTTGATATTTTACAAGAAGAATCACAGCATACTATAAATTGTTTTAACCGTTTTGTATGGTGGTTAAAGCGACCTCCTTGTCTTAAGGAGAAGTATATTAAGGAGGTGTATCAACCCAACGATTTAATTGAGGCTATTAACGTACATAGAAGTTCTGGTTACCTTGTAACAAACCCTTATCCTCGACTATCTAGTATTATTAAACATGAGCGTTGACATCTCTTCATACATTATCTCCAAGTTTCCTGATGCTTCTCCAAACCACAGTGGGAAGATTCACACGTACTGCCCTTTTCATAATGACAGTCGTCCGTCATTCTCCATAAATGTTGATGATGGTCTGTTTATCTGCGGATCAAGCTCCTGTGGAGTCCGTGGAACTTTCCCTCTGTTTTACAAACTGTCAGAGAACCTGTCCAACTGGCGGGAGGTTTTTGACAGGCTCAAGGAGACCTCCACAGATTTTAAATTCGAAGATCTGTTTGGAGCTAAAAAAGGCTTCAGAAAATCTGACAAGATCATCAATGAGTTCCCTAATCAGGCCTGTCTGGAGCCTTTGTCAGTAGTAAAGTATCTTGCTGACAGAGGTCTTGATGAGAACATTATTCGTGAGTTCGGTCTGCAGTACGGGAAAGGCGGAAGGTATGGTGAGATCGGTGAGCATAAAGGGATAAGTCTTTGGCAGACTATAGTAGCACCTGTTTGGGATATTGACGGAGAGTACAGAACTTTTCAGTTAAGGTGCATATCTGAAAAGGCATATGTCAGATGGAAGAATCCTGAAGAATCGCCTATACAAGATTTACTTTACGGGGGTTGGCTTATCTCGGAAGGTGGTTATCTTTTTGTTGTGGAAGGCGCTTCCGACACCTGGAAAGTTGCTTCTCTGGGAGGACAAGCGGTGGGACTGAATACCAAAGAAGCTTCCCCAGGACAGATGAAGCGCCTTCTAACTCTTTGCAGACTGTATCACAAGGTGCCTGTAGTTTGTCTCGACTCAGATGCATGGGAAGCTGCACAGAAATTATATTATGAGATTGAGGCGATGGGTCTTGGTCCTAAAATAGTCAGGCTTGAAACAGGTGATCCTGGAGACCTTACTCATGATCAGTTTCAGCAAATACTAAAGGAGCTCTTGTGAAATTTTCAGAAGATTTATTGTCCCGGATGGCATCATATCTTAAAGCCATCTCAAAATCAAAAGACTTTGATGATTCCTTCCGTAAGGCGGTTATGGAGCATCAGAAGGTTATGGTTAAAAAAGCACTTATAACTGCTCGTCAGTTCAAAACAGATCCTGATGAGATACTGCAGTACCTTGTAATACGTCTGTGGGAGGATATGGGCGGTTTTTACGACAAGAACGTGCTGGTGGATGGTGTGGTTTGTCGGAAGCTTGGAGAGACTCCTGAGGGTGTTTACGTGCAGCATCACAAGATTAAGAGCATTGTACCAAAGGATCAGGTTTTTCCTGCTACCTGGAAAATATATGTTGCATTCTTTTATCGACGTATTGGTCAGATGTGTGCAGATTATGCAGCATACTGTAACAGGGAAAAAAGAGGTTCAAAGGTTGACATCTACTCATTGGACACCAGTTCCTGTTCAGACGATGATGACGGTTACACTTTAATGGATGTAACACAGGGTGACAAAGGGGATCCTGAGAGCATCCTGATCTGTGAAGAGATCCGGGAAAAATTATATCAACGTTTGTCAAATAAAGCTAAAAGGTACCTTGACATGATTGAATACCTTCCACCAGGTCCTCTTGAGGGTTGGTCAAAACCATCAAAGCTTTACATGAAGGAACTGCGGCACGCTGAAGCGGAAGTGCACAGAGTATTCAACAAAGTGATGTTTTCAGATGTTGACAATGATCAAAAAGAACTTATGGTTGGTCTGGGAGGAAGGTCTCCTGTATTTTTCAACACGGATACGGTGCTGAGATGAGTTTAGTTATTGCTGATAAAAAGATAAAAGGGTCATTCGATTTCTTTTCAGATTTCTTCAAAGCTGTGGATACCTCCATTGCTGACAAAGGAATTGTTTACATATCAGTTGAAGACAACACTCTTTCAATGTACTCTGAAGACAAGATTGACGGAATCTCTGCAGGAGTATCTGTATCTTTGAATACCAAAGTACCTGCAGCATGTGAGCCTTTTTACTTTGGAGTGGATGCAGAGCGTGTTGTTGCATTTTTTAAAAAACTGTATCCAGGTGAAGTCACTATTACTCTGAAAAACAACAAAAAAGGCAATACGGTAGAATTTAAGGAAGACAACATAAAAGCATCTTTTGTGGTTGTGGCGAAAAAGAGAAGAATTAGATTACCTGAGCTCAATAGGATTGAAGGAGATTCCTGTCAATGGATAGTTGAAGGTGTTGGAGATTGTTTGTCTGCCATTTCCGAGACTTCAAAAAAGGGATCTGTCAATAAATTTGCAGGAATTCTTGTGGATACTAAAGGGGGTGTCAGCAGGATCTGTAAATTCTCTCAAATATCCTTTTATCTTAAAACAGGAAATGCATTATTTACTGGGGATTCTCGGTTTATTCTTCCTGATACGTTGGCAAAGGTGTGCAGATCTTTTAAAAAGTCTGTAAAGAGCATAGTGCTTTCTTCCTCCACCAATATTGCCGGAGTTGAGCTCACCAATGGTACTTTGATAACTCTACCTGTTCCTCATGATTCATACCCGTTGGAATATGCAAGCCATTTCTCACTAACCAACAATTCACGTTTGCAGGAGCTAAGAGAGTGCTACAAACTGGACGCTTCAGCATTGGCTTCAGCAGTTGATTTGGTCACTTCTTCATTAGGTCCTACTGATTCCTGGATAACTTTTAAGATACTCGGACAATCCGGTGACAGTCTTGTGTGGGAGATTTCAGGAAAATCTCACAAAGGTGTGGAGGTTTCAGAGAAAATACTGAGCTCTCACGGGAAGGTTGTTGAAGGGTTTATGTTAAACAAGGAAAGGCTGTCAAAGGCTTTAAACCTGTTTAAGGATGAAATATATTTATGTGATCTAAACTCCTCTGTAGCGGCTTTTACTGATGCGGAAGGGTACAGGGTCTCATTACTCGTAAAGGCGGCAATATGACAGAACCTACTACAAAGCAAATAATTAAAATGGCTCCGGATATCCTAAAAAGAATTGTGGCATACTACAAGCTTAAAAAAGATCCTTTTGAGAGTCCTGACTTCAAACCCTGCAATCTTTTTTCTGAGCCAGCATTGGAGCAGCATGCCTGCAATTCAAGAGTGATGCTCCCAGGAAACCGACAGTGTTCAGAATGTCGTGGTAACGTGGATGTGCCTTGTGCAATTTCCTGTGATGTTCAGACCTTTTGCTTGGCTACTTATGCATACAGGTTGGGAATTGGAGGAGAGGATTTTGAAAAAGCCTTGCACAGGAATCTGTATAAGAGAACTCCTGAACAGTTGTATGATGAAGTAACTCTGGTGCTTTCCTGTGGTATAGATGCACTTCCTAAAAGCAGTGGGCTGGCAGAGTTTGTTCAGGAGGTTTTGAGTGAGACTGCTCCTGAAGAAGTGAAAGAGCCTGTTGAAGAAGATGTGCCTGAAGAGAAAACCTCTAGTGAAGATCCGATTACATTATGGAAAGCCGGTATTCAGGAGAGTATCTCTTATCCAACGATGAAAAAAGCTTCTAAGGATGGGCGGATCGCTACTACAGTGGAGTCAGACGGTAAGGAGTATGTAACTCAGGAAGAACTGAAGAAGTTTTGTTCAACTTTTAAAAGACGGGGGAAAAAATGAAACAGAAACTTATTTTGATGATGGGAGTTCCTGGATCTGGAAAATCCACACATGCCAAAAAATATCTTGACGAGAATACCGTTATTATCAGCAGAGATTCCTTGAGAGAAATGATCCGTGGTGAATATGTGTTTGATGACAAGTATGAGCCTTTCATTAAGGATCTTGACAGGTACGCAATCAAAAAAGCTCTGGAGGATGGATTTAGTGTTATTGTGGATGAAACGAACGTGTTTGAGTCCTCCCGTCTTTCTCTGGTAGCCGTTGCTGAAGAAATGGGTGTGGAGTCCTGGCTTATTTGGGTTATTACTGACATTGATACTGCCAAGGATCGTAGAAGAGATGAGCCGAGAGTTTATGAGCCTGGTACATGGGATGTGATAATTGATAAGCATAATGAAATTCTTCAGGAACCTCAGGATGATGAAATTTCAAAATATGCTTTCTTCAAAATTATCAGAAATTCATGAATTTTTTTAACAAACTAAAGATCCCTAAGAGTTACCATCTTGTCGACACGCCAAAGAAGCTGTCATGGATGTACAATACTCTATTGAAGACTCCTTACATGGCGTATGATATTGAAACAACACATCCAACAGTTAAGAGTAAGGATAAAAAACAGGATTATGTTTCGGGAACTCCTGTTAGAGTTGCTGGTGTGGCGTTTTCATGGGGAAGAACCTCTGTAAGTACTCCCTGGGAGCCTGGTACAGGGGCTTATTTACCTTTAATACGTATGGATGAATCTCCTTTCTGGCGTTCTAATCAAAAGAACGTTGATAAGGCCTTAAAAGGTATTTTGGAGAGTCCTGTTGCAAAGGTGGCTCATAATGGGAAATTCGACTCTAGGGAACTGCTCAGAAAAAAAGGCATTGAGGTTCAGAATTTTAAGTTTGACACAATGCTTGCACATGCTCTCCTGGACGAAGAGCGCAGAGAGTGCTCACATGCTTTGAAATCAGATTTTGCCCCTGATGGAAAAGTAACCAAATTGGGAATGGCGGATAAGTACCTGGATTTAGGCGCTTCAGCGTTTAAAGAAGATCTTCAGGATGCTTTGGTTCATTTTGATCCTGATCTGAAGAGGTATCACAAAGTTCCTTTGGAGGTTTTGTATCCATATGCTTGCGCAGATGCTGATTTGACATTGTCTCTGATGTTCATTATGCGTCCTCGTCTTATTGAGGAGAAGACTTACTGGGTGTTTAATAACATTTCTCTTCCTTTGTCTGACGCTTTGGTGCGTATGGAGTCCAAAGGAATGCCTCTAAATATTCAAAAGGCCAGGGAAGTGGAATCAAACATGCTTCGAGATATGAAGAGTCTTGAGGCAGAAATCTGGGAGCTGACAGGACAGGAGTTCAAGGTTTCTTCCAATCCTCAGCTCGGTAAGGTTCTGTTTGAGGACTTGCAGCTTCCTGGTGGACGGCGTAATAAACATGGTTGGGTTGTGGATGATTCCGTTCTGAAGGAGCTGGAACATCCTGTCAAAGAGCCTCTGTCCAAATACAGAAGAGCTCAACAGATTCAGTCTACATACGCTTCACCTGCTATTGTAAAGGTTGATGAAGTCTCAGATGGTGGAAAGGTTGGATGGGTGCATCCTTCTGTGTTTATGGATTCTCTGACAGGCCGGTTGAAAGGTAGTGATCCAAACCTGATGAATCTTCCCCGGAAAGAGAACGGAGGAAAGATCGTTAAAGGTATGTGGGAGTGTCCGGATGACTATGTTTTTATTTTCAGTGACTTTTCGCAGATGGAGTTGCGGGTAGCTGCTCATGTATCTCAGGAGCCTGTGTGGATTGATTCATTTAATCGTGGTGAAGATATGCACTCAGCTACAGCAAAATCTGTATTCAAGCTTGATTGTGATGTTGCAGAGGTCCCCAGTCACTTGAGAAGCCGTGCAAAAACTATTAACTTTGGTATTATTTACGGAGAGAGCGTATGGTCTTTGTCAAAGTCTCTTGATATGGAGATAGAGGAAGCTGAAAAGCTTGTAAATGTGGACTATTTTGGAAACGCGCCTGTGCTGAAAGAATGGATTGATTACATTCATTCTTTCGTTCAGGAAAACGGATATGTAGTCAATATGTTCGGCAGACGTAGACACCTGCCCACAGCACAGCTACAGGTACCTCATTACAGGAGTATGCCAAAGTACAATGATCGCCCTGAGTGCTACAAATTCTGCATCAAACCTATGGATATCGGGTTGAGCCAGAACGATGCGTACGAAGTTGATCTTGACAGTTTGAAAAGAATGATTAAATCTTCCGGGAAGCCTCACTACTTTAAGTGTGCAGACTGTCAGTACCTGGGAAGTTGTTTTCCAAACTCGGAGACTCGTTACATTGACCAAACGAAGAAGCATGCACTCAGACAGTCAGTTAATACAATTGTACAGGGATCTGCTTCAGACATGGCGGCATTATCTTTGATTAAAATTGATGAACAGATTAGGAAAGAGAAGCTGAGATCTGCGGTAGGTAATATTGTGCATGACGAAATTTGCTGCATTACTCATAAGGATGAGGTTGAGAGGGTTGGTCAGATAATGCAGTACTACATGACAGACTGGCTCAGAGATTTTACAGGGTTTTCAGTTCCTCTTATTGCAGATCTGGAAGTTCACAAATGCTGGGGTGATAAATGAGGTTTTTAATTCAATGCGATACTGATGGATTACCTATGTTTGATTGGCAGGTGGAGCTTATTAATTCTATTAAGTATCAGAATAGAGTATATGATGGTGCGCTTACTTCTTACAAGGAGAAGGTGTGGGAGTTGTGTATAGCTCCTGAAAAAGTGGAAGATGTCTGCAGTAGTGTGCCTGTAGGATCTGTTGAATTTGTTCACAGGTTTTTTGAGTTAAACGATATACCTGTACCTTCTCCTGTAAATGTTCCTAAAGCTCTTTATCTTTATGGTTTGAATCCTTATATTGCTGTGAAAGATATCTCTGTGTTTAACCAGCAGGATGTGCCTCTATGTGGATATAGTGCTCCTGTGTTTATTAAGTCTATGGAGAAGATAAAACATCCTTTAAATGGAGTGTCTGTTGACATTCCTGCAGGAAGATGGCAGGTAACAGAATACTTGCCTTCAGGTTTTGATGCAGAGTATCGATGTTTTATTTTTAACGGTTTACTTTTGGACATAAAGCAGTATGAAGGAGAACTGTTTAAACAGGCTTGTGATATTCAGGCTTTTGCACGTGAATGTGATCGTGAATACGAGAAGGTAAAGCCTACAGAATATCCTTCTGCGTACACTTTAGATATAGGAGTTTACAATGGGAATCTGTATGTTATAGAAGTTCATAATTTTTACTCCTGTGGTCTTTATGGTTTTTCTAAACCTCATCTGTATCCACAAATGTTGAGTCAGTGGTATGTGTGGTGGTTGTGGTCTAATGAAATATTTTAACATTTTGAGAAGGAATTTTACATGAAAAAAGAATTAAATGAGAAGTTTGTATCCTTTACAGGAGAGCCTTTTAATCGTGACAATGCTATTTGTGTGAATGGCGTTTATTACGACATTGGTACAAAAGTTCTTAAATGGGATGATGCAATGGGTTTGAACAGTTATGATACGTCTAAACGTGTCTGGTATGAAGACTGTCGAAAAACAGGAAAACGCATTAAGCATTCAATTAAGGGAAAGCGCTACAGTAAGCGAAAAGGTGGTCTTGCAGCCATCAAACAGATAGTCCAGCACCATACTGGAGGCTTCACTGCTCGTCAGGCCTTTAATACACTGCATTTCGAAAGAAAGTTATCTGTTCAGTTTTTGACAGATGATAAAGGGGTTATTTATCAGCCTCTTGATGCAGTAGAATGTGCCTGGCATGCCGGAGATCTTAACAGGACTTCAATAGGAATTGAGAATGCTCTGTACCCAAGTGCTGCTACAAAACCTGAAGCATACTCGGAAGAGCGCTGTAAAAGGCTTGGTTTGGATCCTCATGAAGTTGGTAAGGTGTATATTCAGGGAAGCACTCATAAAGTATTTCTACTGACTGAGAAGCAGCTTGAATGCCTGATTAAGTTGACAGCAGGTATCTGGGCAGCTCTGGCTTATGAAGATATTCTGAACTTCAAAGATCCGGTACCTCCGTATTTCATGAGAAATCCTTCAGGAAATGGATCAGTCTTGAAGGACTTCTCACCAGACTACAAGCATCATGAGGGTCAGCTTCTTCATGCAAATTCCAAAAAATCAAAGTGGGATCTTGCAGGTATTCAGGATCTGGAAAAATTCCAAACTGATGTTGCTAATCAGTTTTACAAATTTGTGGAGAAATTCTAATGAGTGGAAAACAGTTTGATAAGTTACAGAGACTCTTATATACAGCTCTTGATGCTGCAGGAGCTTCTTATGAAGTTCTGGAGCTGGGTGCACAACCTAATAATTTTTACCTGAAGGTTCTTGTTGATCTTGATGGGGAACAGGGCATTTATGAGCTGACTGAGTTCTGTGACCTTGAAGAAGAGTCTGACGAGTGCTCCTGTGGAGGTTGCTGTAAGGAACTGACAGAGGCTCAAACAAGAATCAATAGAGAGCACGTGAGGTATTAGAAGTGTCTTATCAGGTTCTTGCCAGGAAGTATAGGCCACAGGTATATTCAGAGGTAATCGGGCAGGATGTCTCAGTTACCATTATGAAGAACTCCATTAAAATGGGCAGAGTTCCTTCAGGTATGCTTATCTCAGGGGTACGTGGTACAGGTAAGACGACTCTGGCAAGAATTTACGCAAAGTCATTAAACTGCCAGAGTTCTCCTCCTGGGGAAGATCCTTGCAGAACCTGCCCGTCTTGTATAGATGCTGAAAACGACACTCATCCGGATATTTTTGAGTTTGATGCAGCCTCAAACAACGGGGTTGATTTTGTCCGATCCTTCGAGGATTACGTGTTACGTGTCAAGACCTACAACAGGAAAGTGTTTATTTTCGATGAAGTGCACATGTTCACTCCTCAGGCTCAGGCAGCTTTCCTGAAACTGCTTGAAGAGCCGCCTCAGGGTGTTACTTTCATTCTGGTAACCACAGATCCTGAAAAGCTTGTCAGAACAGTGCGTTCCAGGTGTCTGTCCATGCCTTTAACTCCTCTTACGGTGGAAGGTGTGGCAGAATCAGTAAAAAGAATTCTTCAGAGTGAAAATATCCCCTTTACAGATTCTTTTATCTCTGACATATCTTTACTGAGTGACGGATCTTTAAGGGACGTCCAGCAATATCTTGATCAGGTTATTCTGGCATCGAACGGGGATACTTTGGATTCTGGTTTGTTGGAGAGTATGTTTGGTATTCTCTCAGGAAGTGTTTACAGGGATCTGGCAGGGGTTCTTAATTTTTGGAACGTTAAGTACGCATTGCAAACTCTGGAGAACTGGTATTCAAATGGGGTTGATCTGCAGAAGTTGTATCTTGACGGAATTCCTAACTTGCTGAGAGACATGTTGCTTTATTTGAACGGTTTTGATGGGAAGGCTCCTCCTTTTTTGTCAGGAATTCCTGTGGAATCTTTTAGGAAGAAGATGAAATTAAACGCTGATCATATCAAGTATTTAACAAATGTATGGAAGGAGTTCTCTTCTATGATGGAAGAATCTGGTTACCCAAAAAGTATTTTCACCATGTTTTTTGCTGCTGCATTTGGTAACAATTAGATGTTGTCTCTGATAGTAAAAGGATCTGATATTAAGAATATGCGCAGTACCAATTTTGATGAGATAAACGGAGTCATGCTGGATACTGGAGATGTTTCACTTTTTCTGAGTTACGAAGTTGTGGATCGGCTTGTTGACTTTCAAAAAGACATGCTTACTTTTGTTTCGCAGGTTGACTCTGAGAGGATGCTTGTAGAGCTGAAAGCTTTAATGGACAGGACTACATCAGTTACTGTGCAGGACAGGGCGTTTCTGCTAAGGTGTCAGGAAGATCTGCGAAGAAAGACAGATTTTTCAGGTCCTCAGAAGAAAACGTTGAAAATAATATTTGAGAAATATATTGGCTCAAAAGAGTCATTTACAGAAGAGGATAGTATTCCTTTCTAGGAGGTTTGGTTATGAAAGATATCGATAAATCAGGGGCAGTTTGGGAAGTTGACATGGGTCTGAAAAACCGTGCAAGGCAGCTGCAGCAGGATACTGACTACATTGATCTGATCAGTCATGTGGATCTGGATCAGGTGATCTTTGTCAGAATTAGCAACACTAAAGCAAAATGGATGGGTAAATGCTTCTACTTTGGTAAAGCTCCTATGACACTTATCTCAAAGTACGTCATAGGTTTCCTGGCTCAAAACAACATGTTGAATCTTTCAGCGGTATCTAATGTGGATGAGGATTTGTTTGATTTGCGTTTTCTCATTGCATTGAATGATGACAAGTTGAACATGGTACAGGACAACCCTGATCAGGTGGAGGATCTGACACTGGTACACGAGCTGATGCATATCGATCCAAGCGGTGATAAGCTTGTACCTCATGATCTGGAGGATTTTTCAGTACTGGTTAATCGTTTTGGGCCTTATTGGACTGCTGGAGCTATTTCCGATATGATAATGGAGGAATCTGACTGATGAGCAACTTCCGTGTAGCAATCACTAATGGGATATTCTCTTTAGTGTCTGAAGAGGAAGTCCCTGAGACGGATATCATCGATCTGCTTGAGTTTGATGAAACTCAGATAGAGTCTCTGTACAAGACTCATGCAGCTGTCCAGGCACGTTGGGAGCAACTGGCAATCAATTATAACAACCGCTATGACCTTTTTAAAAACGAATTTGAGAAGAGCTGGTGGGCACATAATAAGAAATTTGCTAAATTGCTGTCTCTAGCGTATGGTGAGAAGACTCCTACGATGGAATCTATTAAAGACAACGTAATCATGATTTATTCAGAGAATACTGCAGAGTCTTTGAGACAGAAGTATGCCATGCTTGCATACGATGCTTACTCCAAGCGTGGTGGAGTGCATCATGATACTTTTGAGGATTTCTCTGAAGACATGTATAAGTATGTGTCCGGTACTTCTGTCTGGTATTATGAAGCTTTGGTGAGATCCTTGTCAGAGATGAAGAAGCAGGTGGAAACTCTTCAGAATATAGCAAAGCGTCTGGAAGCCAGATCTTTCCACATGAAGGATTTGAAAGAATTGGTAATGGAAAAGCACGGAAATGTAGGACCTATGTCAGATGTTGATCGTGCACAATCGATGCAGTCTTTTGCACCGAAGATGAGGTAATGTAATGAAAGAAAACAAACCAGTGTATGTTTTAAGGACCTGCAATGAGGACTTGACATCTTATAACGGTTTCCAATGGCCTTCCTACGGTTACGTGGAAGCTCCTGACTGGGATCCTGAACCCATCTTCGGTAAAGGTCTCCACGGATTGTTGTGGGGCTCTGGTGCAGGTGTAGCATTAGACTGGTCTCCTAACGCTAAGTGGGTGGTTGTTCGTGTGGATGGCGGTGTTGTAGGTCTGAATGGTATGGTAAAATTTAAATCAGGTTATGTAGAGTTCTGCGGGGACCGCAAAGCTGCCACAGATTTTATTATCGAGAAAGGGGCTGACCCTGCCAATGTTGCAGGTGCAATAATTGCTGTTGCAGATAACCAAACAGCTGTTGTAGGTTATGGGGGGTTTGCAACAGCTGGGTTTGGAGGGGTTGCTAAAGCGGGGTTCTATGGGTTTGCTACAGCGGGGTTAGGTGGATCTGTTTCTGCTGGGTGGAGGGGGATGGTTTCTATTGTATATGCAGATTATGAGGAAGGTCGTTACCGGTTAAAGACAGGGTATATCGGAGAGAACGGACTTCTCCCTAATGTACTATACAAACTGAATGAAGAAAATGATTTCATTCCTGTAGAAAATGAGGTAAACAATGGCTAAGTACAGAAAGAAGCCTGTAGAAGTTGATGCAATAAAATTAAACACTCATAATGTTGAGGATGTCCTTGATTTTATGGGAGTGAAAGGCTTGGGAGCTTTTCATGAATGTGGTTACGGAATTGATCCTGCGGATGGTCAGTTTAAGATTACCACTCTGGAAGGGGTAATGGTTGCATCTATTGGTGATTATATAATTAAAGGTGTACAGGGTGAATTCTATCCCTGCAAGCCTGACATTTTTGAACAAACCTATGACAAGGTTATCTAAAAGGAGTATTTTATGAAAATAACTTACAACGCACCTGCGGCAGCACGTACTGAAGTTGAAGGTACTTCCTCCGCAACAAAACTGACCAGAATGTATAAACCCCTGCCCCATCAGACGGGTAAATCATTCACCAATGAACTGTATATTCCTCTGTATCAACCGGATATGTGGAAGATCTTTAACAAGACACCTGAAGAGGCGGAAGCACTGGGCCTTGTTGCAGGAAACCCACTGGCACCTCGTCAGGGAGAGGATCCTGTCTACACCTATCACTTCAAGATTCCTGTACACTCCATTGACAAGTACGAGCGTGAGGACGGGTCTACAGGTTTCCATACTTTCATTTGTCCCAATGAGTTCAACAAGTACCTTACTCAGGTCTGGGGAAAATCCAAGATGTTCAAGGACGGGTCCTGCCCGTTCTGTAAAGCACGTAAACAGGCCTGGGATGATCACAATGAGCGCTGGACACAGGTACTGGAGGATCGTGGACTGATAGAGAAGCCTAAAGGAAAGGCTTACAAATCCATTGTTGATTCTGATCCGATTCTCAGTGAGACTTTTATCGCTGCTACCAGGACGTATGAAGTATCTGACAAGTATATTACTCAGGTAGTTGACTACGGACGAATCAAAGGAACTGTTCAGATCCCTGAGGGGGAAGATGCAGGCTATCAGTACTGGATTACTCCTACAAGCATTGTTAAAATGCTTAACAAGTTTTATGAGAAAGCAGCTGATAAAGGCCATCTTCCGTTTTTTGTTTTTGATGATCCAGAAGGGTTGCGTTTGATTGAAGTAGATAAGGATACAACCAAATGCAGCAATAATAATTTCAGAGATACTGATTATACAGTAACTCTCGGGGATTATGTGCAACCTGAAGAGGCTTGGAAGACCTATATGACAAGCCTTTCCAACATGGCTGATCCTTCAGAGATTATTAGCATCCTCACTGCTGAAGAAATGCAGCAGTACATTGGGGGGTCTTCTTCGTCTGCCAACGTTCCTGCCCAGAGTATGAACGCGTATATCCCTAAACAGGCAGCTGTGGCAGCTCCTGCAGCACCTCCTATGGTTCCAGGTATGACAGCACCTCCTGTAGCTCAGACAGCACCTCCTGTAGCTCAAACAGCTCCTCCTGTAGCTCAGACAGCTCCTCCTGTAGCTCAAACAGCTCCTCCTGTAGCTCAGACAGCTCCTCCTGTAGCTCAGACAGCTCCTCCTGTAGCTCAGACAGCTCCTCCTATGGTTCCCAGTGTTCCTGGAATGTCTGCAGACGCTGAGCCTGATGTGTTTGATCTTCCTGACAGGGGTGAAGCAGGCGACCAGCCTGAAAAATGGTAATTTTTCAATAAAATAATGCAGGTCTTTTGGTACTAACTCAATAGGTACCTCAAGACCTGTGTTTTTCCTTTCAGGAGGTCTTTATGGCTAAGAAAAAGAGTGAAAAAGTTGCAACACGATCTGTACAGGATATTTTGCAGCAGTTCAATAAGTTGAATAAAACAGAGATTATGGTAATGGATGAGACGGATATTAAAAATGAAGTCCCGCACACCTCTTTCGGATCTCTGAAACTGGATATTGCATCAGGAATCGGTGGAGCACCTCATGGGAGGATGGTGGAGATCTTTGGACCGGAGAGTTCAGGGAAAAGCACAATCTGTATCCAGACCTGTGCAGAAGTGCAAAAGAAAGGTGGGATGGTTTTTTACTGCGATTTCGAGCATGCTTTGGATCCTTCCTACTGTTCCAATCTCGGGTTTGATTTAAGCAAAGCGTTACTCCTTCAGCCTGATTCAGGTGAGCAGGGCTTGAACTCTGTTGAGGATATGTGCAAGGTTTTTGGTGAAGGTGATATTATTGTGATTGATTCTGTTGCAGCTATTACTCCTGTCTCTGAAATTAATGGGGAGATGGGTGATGCTCAAATGGGTGCGCAGGCACGGTTGATGTCCCAGGCATGCAGAAAGCTCAATTCCATTGTTGGCAGTTCTGGTGTGATTCTTTTATGGGTTAATCAGATTAGAAGTAAGCTAGGGGTTACGTACGGAAGTAATGAAACAACCTCTGGGGGAAATGCTCTTAAGTTTTTTGCTTCTATGCGGTTGGATATTCGAAGAACCAAAACACATAAGGACAAGGACGGTATTGCTACCCATAATGACGTACGTGTTAAGTTTATCAAAAACAAATTGGCACCTCCATTCAGGGAAGCTTCGACTATTGTCAGGTACGGGGAAGGTATTCCTTATGAAGAGGAGATTGTTGATCTTGCTGAAGGGCTTGATTTAGTAAGTAAAAGTGGTGGTGGTTGGTATTCCTATGGGGAGTTGAAAGCACAGGGTTTGGGTAATTTTGTTGAAGCGCTAAAAGAGGCTCCTGAAGTGTTTGCAGTGCTTGAAAAGGGCGTAAAAGAGCACTACGGCTTTTAAGGAGGGGCTACGCAATGATTAAGCTGAAAAACATAGAGAAGGCTTCTGGAGAGATCTTACGCCTGGATTATGAAGTGCTGCATACTAATGACGACAATACTCTTAGTCAGGACATGTCTTTAAAGATTTATGGTCATTACTGCGAAAAGCCTTGTGTAAAAGCTGAGCTGCATATTACTGAGTGTGAGAAGCCTACAACAAAAGAAGCTATGCTTAAGCTTTCAGAGTGGTGTTACAGGCTAGCGGAGTCTTTGGAAAAAGATGCTGAAAAATGTAGCATGGATATAGTGTTTTAAGGAGGTTCTGTTTTATGGAATGCTATAAGTTTATAGCCTGGTCAGATATACACCATGATGAAAACGGGGCTAAGTGTATTACTATCAATGACACAGTTGCACTGGAAACCGCCATCTTCAACAGAGCCAGGGAATGGGGAGCTGATTTTACACTCTTTCCAGGTGATCGGTATCTAAAAAGAGAGCCTCATGATGAAGTTAAGGTGAGAGCTGATAGAGTCATTGAAGAGAACGTGCATACTGGAAAGATCCCTCATTACCATCTGATCGGTAACCATGACTGGGTGGATGCCACAATGCGCTGGCATACTTCAGAGTCTCTTAAGAGCTACAACAATGTAGTGGTAATGGATGAATCAAAGACGTATCCTTTTAAGAATATAAGGATTCATGCACTTCCTGCAGATTTCAGGATGGACAAGTCTGCATATGAAATTGATCTGGATTGCTTCAATCTGTTCACTTTTCATGATTCCTTAAGAGGTTGCTTCTTTGATGAAGATCATGTTAGATCCTCTGATGGAGGTCTTGATCCATCTTTAATAGATCTGCCTGAGTTTGATCTTGTTCTGGCAGGTGATATTCATATCCGTCAGGTGCTTAACTTAAACAATACTAAAGGCAGGTATTTAGGGTCTGCAATACAGCGCAATAAAGCGGATGCCAATGTTGAAAGAGGTTGGACAGAGTATACTATCACAAGAAAAACACCAGGAAGCACATGGGAAATAGAAGAACGTTTTCAGCCTATTCGAAATTTCTTCACCAAGGTCTCTTTTGACGTAACTGCCGCTACTGCTATAACAGATCTGACCATACCTGATGATCAGGTGGTGGATCAGCTGGTTGAGGTTCGTCTATATGGAGATAAAAGCGATGTTGACAGATTGGCAGATGATGATTATTGGAATAAGCTAAGCAGGCAGTTAAATGCCCGTAGAGTGGATGTCCTTCGTGGATACTCTGCTCAGAGATATGAATCAGTGTGTGATTTGGAAAAAGACGGGTCTCCTGAAGATGATGTTGAAAGATACATTGATAGTAATTTTTCCTGTATAGGCAGCTTGTCTAAAGTCGCTATTATTGAAAAAGTTATAGAATTGAAAAAATCGTAGAATTGAGAGGTTAATAAGATGGCAAAGCTTGTGGAATATTTTTGTCTTGAATGCTCCAATCCTGTGGAGGAAATCTACAACGACACAGAGGTGCCTGCAGAGCATCTGGACAGGCGTTGTGAGAAGTGTGGAGGAGTACTTCAAAAAGGTCTTAATGTCAAGAACAACTGCCAACGAGAGCGCTGGAGAGACGCATGAGTGTACTAACCATTCATGCAGTAAACCCAACCGGGATGTTTTCCTACGGACTCTGCCCACAACCTGTTCATTTGATGAACAAGGGTTTGATTCATCTTCAGGGAGTGAATGATGATAAAGGTGGTGACAGCAACGGATCCGGGAAGTCTTCTCTGTTCTATGCAATATGTGAAATGCTGTTTCAGGACAATCCCACAGAAATGAAAGGTGACGATGTCATTAATTCTGTTTGGGGTCAGGGTATGGCAGGAAGGTTGTTGTTTACTACTACAGATCAAACGCACTGGAGGATCACATACACCAGGAAGTGGAAAAAGGCTTTTTACGAAGTTGATAATGATACTTCAACCAATTATGTAGGAACCGGTCTATACCTTGACAGATTTGATTCAGAGGCTCGTCAGTGGATTGATTGCAGAGGATCCGGCATGCCTCAAACAAAAGAGAAGATCAAGGAGATTATTGGGATTTCTTATGCAAATTTTCTGGCTATCTCTTTTCTGTCTCCCAGAGTGGGTTCCAGGTTCTTAAGAGGAACCAATAAGGAGCGAATGACACTTCTTTCAGGTATTACTGGAGTGGAAGAATGGGATTCAATACAGGACAAGGCCAGAAAAAGCCGAAAACAGCTGCAGGATCAGATCACTCAGTTAAATCTGAAGATTTCTCATGAGCAGGGATCTGTCGACACTCTTAAATCTCAACTGGAGTCATTAAGATCTCTTGACTATGTAGGTAAGTTGTCCGAGGCGAAAAAGGAACTGCAGGATCTCCGTGATGAGTATGCAGCAGGAGAGACTTTGCTGAAGAGCAAAAAAGCTGCTTATACAGATTTGGAGGAGAAGCGCAAATCCACTTTAAATGTGGACATCATTAATCAGCTTAATCAGGAAGAGCTTTCAATCAAGACAGATCTGGCAGGCGTTGAGAGATCGATGGTATCCCGTCCTGTAAGTGCTGATCCTAATCTGCAAAAAGAGTTGAATGACCTTACCAGAGATCTGCACCGCACCCAGGGAACTCTGAATTCTGCTTTGCATGAAGGAGATAACATCCTGTCAATAGATACCTGTCCAGTGTGTGCACAGGGTATCTCTTCCGACAAGAAGCAGTCAATACTAAATGAGCGTCAGACTCGTGTGGAAGCTTATCAGGAAAGGATCAATCAGCTTAATGAGGAGATTGCAAAAAAGCAGACCTGTATGCAGCAGGATCTTGATAAGAAAACCTCGGAAGAAGAGTCTCGGGTTAATTCGCTGTACTTGCGTGCTCAGGAGCTGAGAGGATCTCTTCAGGATCTGGGTAAAAGACTTACCAGTGAGTACGAAGCTTATTCTGCATATGATGGAGTTATTAGAGAGGCTGGAGAGGCTGTCCAGGAAGCTCAGGAGGATCTGGGTAGGATTCGTCAGCTGGGATCCAACAAAAAATCTGAAGTGGTTTTGATAGAGCAAAAGATCAATGACATAAATTCTCTTGAGATACAGATTCAGGAAAGAGGAAAAGGAATTAAGCAGCACAAGGGATCCATGCAGGAGCTGTTGAAGGAAGTTGCGCTGTATGAGTGGCTTATCTCCAACATACCTTCAATAAAGCTGCTGAAGCTGTCTGAATCCATGAAGGATATTACAGATCTGGCCAATGAGTTTCTGTCAAATATGGGGGATTCGATGAGAGTCAATGTTTCAGCATTTAATGAGAAGTCCTCTTCCAGGAATGCAGCTTCCACCATGGATCTGTTGAAGAATGAAGTAAAGCTGGAGATCTATGATGGTAAGAAGAATATCCATCCCAAGTTGTATTCTGAAGGGGAGATTGCCAAAGTGTCTCTTGCGGTTGCCAAGGCTATGTATGAGATGGCAAGGAAGTCCGGTCAGGGCTGTAATTTGATGCTGCTTGATGAGATCTTTGGCTACATGGATGGGAATAATGCTCAGAGGGTTGCACAGAGTCTTCAGGCAATGCTTACCAAAGGTACTGTGTTTTTGACAGACAACAGTGACAAGGTTCGAGATCTGGTTACGTTTAATGGTACCTGGACAGCTCGTAAGTCCAATGGATGTACTCAGATAGAAATTGGATCAGCTGTACAGTAAAGTGTACGTTAGTTGAAAGGTGAATATTATGGATGATAAAGTTAGTGAGATGTTGAGACGATATGAAGAAAGAACTGCTGCAGCTGCCAGTAAAGCTCAGGCAGCTCCTTCCAAGGAAAGTAGTACATACTCCTTCAAAGAGTCAAATATAGGGCCTGGTGACAGTTCTGAATCAGACTCTAAGGATTCTTCCCTGCTTGAAGATGCTCTTTTGTTTGAAGGTTGTCCTGTTCTGTTTGGTAAGTCTGAAGGAGTTGATTACCTGGCGTGTCTGACTGAAGAGAGTGGTTACTACAAATACCCAATGCTGTATATTGAATGGGTTGAGTCTTCAGCAGTTCCTTCAGAAGGTCCTTCCTTGCAGGTAGCAATTACCACTATTCATAAGGCAGGTTTTTTGTTTGAAGAAGTGTTTATTGATTTCGATTTTCTGTACATGCTCAGAAGATCCAGTCAGGATGATTTAAAGTTGTATGAATCCTATGTGAACAGCTTGGTGGAGGTAAGAACTCGAAAGAGTGGTTTGGTAACACCATCTTCTTCTGACATGGCAACGATTCACAGTGGAAAATAAACCAACATATAATCACGAAGCACACAAGCGTGCACAGGCGGCTGGACAGTCTAAATCCAAGACTGCCTACAGGTACATTGATGGTGATATTGTTATTATTACAGGTCCTTATACAGATCGTAAGATAACGGATCTTTGGAAAAACGGTACTGCTGATGATCGTGATTTTTTGTTTAAGGAGTTTTGGAAAAAAGACCCTGCTGCCAGGGAGATTTTAGTAAGGTGTTGTGCAAAATGAAAAAGTTGAGTGTTTGGGTGTGTGCAGTGGGAGTTGTGGCAGCTTACAGCGAGGATGATGCTCTGTCTTTATGGGAAGGTTTATTCAGAGGTAAGTACGATTTGTTTGACGGTAAAGTTAAGTACGTTTTTACTGAAGTTGCAGATAGTGTAGATTTGTCAATTTTTGACAGAAATACAAAAGAAGAGGTTACGATGAAAGCTTATGAATGGGTTGCTCTGAACGGTCGTGGTCTTCTTTGCATCTCGGAGTTTTAGAAGGGTGTTGTGCAAAATGAAAAAGTTGAGTGTTTGGAAAAGTGAAATGGATAGTATTGTCGCGTACAGTGCAGAAGATGCATTAACTGTATGGTGTGATTTCTTTGGTGAGGACTTTATTGCGTTCGAAGGAAGGATAGGTTATGTATTTTCTGAAGTACCTGATGATCAAGAGATTACAATTATGGATCTTGATACGGAAGGGAGAACTACCATGAAAGCTTGTGAGTGGGTAGGTTTAAACGGCAGAGGTATTCTTTGTACCTCGGAGTTTTAGAAAGGTGTTGTGCAAAATGAAAAAGTTGAGTGTTTGGTCTAATGTTTGGAATACTGTAATAGCGTATAGTGCGGAAGATGCATTAAAGGTATGGTGTGATTTTTTTGGGGAGGATTTTAAAGAATGCAGAGAAACAAAAGGTAATGCTTCTTTTATGTTCTCTAAAGTTGATGATAGCGTAGATATTATCTTTATGGATCCTGCTGGTAAAAAGCTGACTACAAAGAAAGCTCCGGAGTGGGCAGCTTTGTACGGCAGAGGTCTTCTCTGTACCTCAGAGATTCCACAATGAAAGATCGAGTTTACAAGTTCGTAGTATACGGAAGACCGCTCTCTCAAAAGAATAATATCAAGGTTCAGAAGAGAGGAAAACATTATGCGGTAGGGCATTCTTCAGACTTTACCAAGAGACGTGATGAGATCTGTGCAGATATTCACCAACAGTTCCTTGAGCAGGGTGGTGAAGCTCCTATTGACTACCTGGTTGAGATCTGGTATAAATTCTACCACAGACGGCAGTGGGAGCCGGATCTGGACAATCTTCCTGCAGTGCTTCTGGATGCCATGCAAGGAAGGAAGGTTAAACGGAAGGAGAATAACAGACTTGTGAAGGATGAAAATGGTAAACAGGTATATGATGTTCTGGACAAGACTTTGATGGATGACAAACTTGTACGTTTTCAGATGGAGGAAAAAATAGTAAAAGGGGATGAGAAGTGGGATGATGAGGAGAGATCAGAGTTTATAATACGGCCGTATGATCCGACAAAGGATTATTTTCAGGAGGACTAATGGAAAAAAGAGGCATTAAATACACACCTAAGGCAACACCTTACCACTTCACTGTACCTGTGAAGAAAGAGGAGATCACTAAAGTTTGTGATGAGGTGTGGGAACAGCACAAGGAACATTTGACAAAAGCTGCCAAGTACAAAGGTAAAAAAGGTAAAGGTGGTAAGGTTAATTACTCTCAGGCACGTGGAGCGGTTGAAAAGGCTTTGGGTTTCTACCAGGTGTATGGATCTGAATTGGCAATGTACGGCAGCTCTCTTATTGAGGAAAGCACAGATACTCGTGTAATGCTTGTAAATACTTGCAGGTTGCAGGGAGAAGATACAGAGTCTCCTTATCTGAGTATGGAAGTGTTTGCCTGGCCTGAGTGCAGGCTGTCTGAGGCTAATGCAGATCTGTTGAAGTCCCTGAAAGCGGATGATTTGGATCTCCCCAGTTTGCAGGAGTCTCTGGATCAGCGTATTAAGGAATTGCAGGAAGAACATCCGATTCGTACAAGTGCTGAAGAGGTTACTGAAGACAGCGAAGTGGTATTTGATGTATATACTTCAGTGAACGGAGAGCGGTATGAGAAAGGTATGACAAAGCTGACCAGATGCCGTGTATCTGAAATCACTCCGGCAGAGCTTAAAGAGAATGTTCCAGGATTGAAAGTGGATGAGTGTGTTATAGTACATTTTGATGAAGCTGTTGAAGGGAAAGAGTGCACGGTTAAAGCTGAAGTGACAATCCGTGGTATTTACTCGCTTCAGTACCTCGATCCTAATAAGGATGATCTATATATTAAAGCAGGTTTCAGTGATCGGGAGAGTTTTGTCAAATCTTTTGAGGATCAGTACTCAAGCTATACCAAAAATGCAATTGAAGGACACGTCTACGACACCGTAGTAAATTTCATTTTGAACAATGCTGAGATGGATCCTATTCCTGAAAGATTTATTGATGTGAGCATTAACAAGATGCTGAGTGGGCAGCAGTCGGAAGATCCTGAATTGTTACGTTATGTAGGTCAACAGATCTATAAGCAGACGGTTGACATGATGGCAATGAGTTGTTATATAAATGTCTGGGGACTCTCTGCTGATATTAAGCATGAGGACCTGCTGAAGCATATGGTAGATAACGTATCACTTTAATTTTTCAATGAGGATCTCCTTACGTGGTAAGTCATGAGTAGAATATTTTTCATAAGGAGATCCTTTTGACTATCACATGCAACTCCCCAGGGTGCCTCAATACTTCCAACTTAAAATCTGTTGAAGATTATTATTTTTGCGAAGATTGCCGCAGCGCACATAGCAAGAACGTCCTCATGCTTCAGGTAGAGCATGAAAAACCTATCAGAGAGATTATTCTGGATTCCAGAATTTTTAAAAATGCCAACGGAATGGCTGATTACATCGGGGTTACTTTTGTGACCCTGTATGATTGGATCAGGAAGTATTTTTTGAATGAAGAGGGAGAGGGGATGACTTTTCAGGAGTTTCGCAGAGATTACATCTGCAAACCCAAGCGTTGCATTCTCTTGGACATTCGAAAGAGTACCTACCACAGACCTGATTACATTGTACGGAAGATTAGAAATAAAGGCAAATGCGCCTGCATCAATTCGATGAATTCTTCGTACATTATGACAAGTGCTACCATCAATGAACTGCGGGAGCTTCTTTCAGGAAGTCCTGAACTGAAAAAGATCTCTGATGGATATTATGCAATGTCACCATCACCTGTGAAGTTTTTTCATGCAAAACCTGTTAGAATTATTAACTTTTCCAGCATAACTGTTGTACGGGGTTATACTCCTGTGCATTTTGATCGGCTTTAGTTTTTCGAAGCGCGGTGTGGTAAACTGGTATACTATGGATAAATCATATTCAAAATTTTTAAGGAAAGTGGCAATTGAGAATGGTTGGGAAGATCTTCCTGCCAAAAAAGCTTTTATGAATCCTATGGAGAACGATATGCATGCTCGTTTGATTATGGGCGCTCTTAAGGGTCTTGAAATGGTAGCGTTGGCATCTTTCGACATTAAACTCACTGCCATCATCAAAATGCTGCAGGTCTGGGCTCAGGACAAGAAAAATGAGGCAGACAAGCAGAAGCAAATCACAGAGTATGGGGCTGCTTCCTGGGATGATTCAGGTTATCCCAATAATGTGTACAACCCTGGTAATTTTTATTAATGGAGTAAAAAAATGGTTAAAAGGCGTAAAACAACTAAACAGTCTCATCATCTCTGGCAGTCGAATGCCACACGTGATGGAGACGTCATCGTTAATCGTACCAAGGCTGAGCGAGAGGATCTTGACGATCTGGAGCTGTATCAGGCAAAGGCTGCGGCAAGTCTTGGCATGTGGGGAGCTTCCATGACCGATCTGCGGCAGTTCTCTCGATTGCCTCACAATGCTTCCAAACATTATTCAAAAGTTGCTAAAGAGCTGCAGGATGCCGGAGAGACTGCTCCGAAGGTAATGTCCTGGGCAAAGCTGAGCAAGGCTTTTGGCGCGGATAAAGTAGCTTCTGTGAAGGAAAGCGTTGAGTTTGGTATGAAAGCTCGTTTGGCTTCCAAAGAACTGAACATTCCTTTTGTAATGGCGGCAGATCTGGTTGAAGACTGGGAAAAGGTTGGGACAGCTGTTTTGAAGGAGATTGTTGATACAGTTAAAGAAGGTAAGACCTCTTCAGCACCTAAAGCACTTGTCAAAAAAGTAAGACAGGTCCTGTCCAGCTCTATTCCGAAGATTGCTATTGATCAGGCTGCTGCAGAGTACTACAAGGCTTATTATGGGCCTTTTGGGGAGTCTCTGGTTAAGGAAGTCAAGAAGAGAGTTAAGGCAGATCTGGTGAAGCTGTGGATGGTTAAGCAGGGTGTAGATGAAGCTGCTGCAGAGTACTGGTCGGCTTATTATTCAGATACTGGTTACGGGGCAGATATGACCAAGGATGTTAAGGACCGTAAGAAAGCACAGTCTAAAAAAGCTCAAGAGGATTGGGAAACTCAGGAATATCAGGGCTGGACAAATTATGCTACATGGGCAGTAGCTTTGTGGATCAACAATGAGTATGAGATTTACAAGCAGGTACAGGGTGTTGCAGCTGAAGGAGATGTGCAGAGTCTTGCTGAGTATATAAAGTCTTTGTCAGAAGACAACTTCGGGGTATTGGAAGCCTTCTCTGATGCTATCAATGAAGAGTCTATCTCTGCGGTAAATTGGCAGGAAGTTGCCCAGGATTTCCTCACGGAGTAACAATGAAAACTTTTAATGAAAAAGATCTGTTCAACCTGATTAAGCTTGATAAGGTCTGCTAAAGAGATGACTGATTTCCCGGAAGAACTTGAACAGCTTGACCATGTTTTGACAGATCTCATGAAAAGATCTCAAAACAATGATCCCTGCGAGACAGAGGATTGTGGTGAGTTGCTTTCAAGGTGCTGTCAGAAATCAGTCAGTATTGTTCCAGGGACTGCACCTCTTCAAGTTGTGTGCAGTTCCTGTGGACAGCAATCCAGTCTTGTTGATTTGTTGAAGGCTTCTTAGTTTTTCGTCAGTGATTGTGCTAGAATTGTACAGGATTTTTTAATTTTACGGAGATAATAAATGAAATCTGTTTTAAGTAAACTAAAGGAATATTCAGGAGAGTCTTTCGACCTTTTGGATTTTGGGAAATTGTCTCAGCATTATGCTTCTGACATCAAAGCTGCTGAAGAACGTGATGAGGCTCGTATGAGATCTTATTATGAGCCTGACAACACAATGGACAAACTGTCCATGTTGCGGGAGAAGCTGGCTGAGCGGGTTGAGGAGGAGGCTTCTGAGATTGATGGAGATCTTCCGGTAGTATCCACCTTTGATCTGCATAATGCTGTGAAACAGGCTATGACAGCGGATAAGCGGGATGTGGGGCTGAAAGCTCTGTATGCTCATGTGAAGAAACTGTGGGAGAAGAATCGGACAGGTTCTGTGGATTATGCAACCTTTGCAGAGATTCGTGATCATTATAGTGCAAGATTCCCCAAATCTGCAGCAGTTGACTGCCTGGAGAATTCTGCAGCCAATGGGTACGTGAAGCTGGATATGACCAAACTGATGGGAATTGCTGCTTCCATTCATGATCAGGATGATTTTGACTACATGATGCGTGTTAATGGTCTGTCGGTGAACAATCCTCAAAACAAGAAAGCTCGTGACTTTATTATTGAGATGGTAAACAAGCGTGCACAGATGGAAGGTTGGGATCCTGAGCAGTACGCAGAATGGGATTCTCCTGAAGAAGAGTCTACTCAGGATGATCTTGACTGGGCTCTTGTTGATGCGGTTAAGGATATGGATCTTGGCGCTGCAAAACGTTATCTGGATAGGGGTGCAGATCCTTCAGCAAATGGTGCAGAAGCTTTTATGACGATGTTTAAGATGCAAGACGCTTCTCAGGGTAGCTATCCCTATCCTTTTGATAAGTTTGTGTCTTTGTTTGAAGAGTACGGTTACTCAATGGCTGGTTTTGAAGAAGTTTATGGTAAAACTGGATCGTCTGACAAGAAAGCTCAAGGATGGGATGCGGACTGGGATGATGAGGATGGAGCTGAAGAAGGTCCTCCTAGTATAGAGATAGCACATAAAACCCCTGAAGGAGATGTTTCCAGCTTCTGGTTAGACCTATCGGACATGAGCTTGGAAGAGGTTCAGAGTAAGATTGATGAAGTTGATGGGTCTATCTACGATGCAAGTGGTTTTGGAGAGTATGATTCAATAGAAGATCAGCCTTTGGAAGTTATTATGCAGGCAGTAGAGGCTATCAAAGAGTTTGGTGTAGAAGATTACATAGAACGAGCAGAATATCTTTAAAGGATACAGTAATGAAAACATATAATACAGTAAAAAGTGATTTGCTTAAAGGCAACAAAGTCTCTCACAACAAATGGTCAATTTCGGTCAATGCTGATGACCAGGTTGTTTTGACCGATCCTTCCGGAGCCTCCAGGAAATCTTCATTTTTCCATTTCGAGAGTTCTGTAAAAGACTTCTGCAAGGCTGCTGGAATCCCGGAGAAGACTCCCAAGCCTGTTACCTACCCAGCACCTCCTAAAGGCGTTCTGGGGCCTGACACAAGCACTGACGAGGCTTTCAAGTCTCCCAAGGTTGACAAGGGTCCCAAAGCTGATCAGGTTTCTGTTGAAAAAGGAACTGGAGCAGATACCGGCAGTATTGTCTTCAAGAGTCCTGCAGTCAATAAGAATCCACAGACTTCAGTGGAGCGTGGTGGGTTTACTGATACAGATCTGGGGAGAGACAGTGATTCCCGAGAGATGAAGGCTTACAGCAGGTTTGCTCAGGAAGACATGGATGACGAGTATGAGGAAGACTTCATTGAAGAGATGGAGGAGCACCTTGAGGACATGTATGAGCTGGTGGAAGATTTTGAAGGTGTGGAGGATGAGGAAGATACAGATCCTTATGAAGAAGACGAAGAAGACGAAGAAGATGAGTCTCCTTTAACTGCCAAACGTTCTTCCTTAATTGTAGACACTTTTGCGGCTCCTCGCAGAGGTATGTCTTATGACCAGAGAGTGGCTGCTGTACCGGATAACAAATATCTGGTCAATATCACAGATCCTGAATCATGGATGCTGGATCGTGTAGCAGAGATGATGGATTCCAAAAGTGATACAGTTTGTGACAAGGCATCTGTAGCACCTCCTGGAATGGAAGAACTGGTTAAGAAACTGAAAAAGGATCCTGATGTTGACAATCCTTATGCACTTGCCTGGGACACCTACAACAAGCAACAGGGTAAAACTTCAGTAAAGATCAAAGAGAATTGGGGAGACTCCGGTCAGTACATGAGGGACCTTGAAGCAGAGTCTGCAGAAGAGCTGTATCACCTGGTGAGATCGATGGGTACGGAAGATGACTATGATTGGTCAAAACTTGCCCCAAGAATGCCTGGAGATGCTACGTCTGAGGAGATGGGTGAAGTACAGGCTAAAACAGCGCAGGTATATGATAGTTTGTCTAATGATTCTACTAAAATAGTAGCTGCATGGGTTATGCATGATGATGATCTAAGACAGCGTGTCCAGAGTGCTGTTGAATCTGATGGGTCTCAGAGTATTGAGTTGAGTATACAGAATGCGGTAGTTGCTGCTGTGAGTGAAGGTGCTCCTGAATTGGAAGGTTTTTACGCAGACCTTGCGGAAAATTCTTTGGATTCTGTAAACTGGAGTGAAGTTGCTCAGACTTATGGCATAACAGCCACTAAAACAGCTGCTGATGAGTTTGCCCAGGATTATTGGGCAGGTTATTTTGGGTGGTACGGTGAAGATCTGACGGATGACATGGGAGTAGATGTTTCAGCTCCTGATAAAGATGATTCGAACAAAGATGAGGATCGTGGTAATAAAGGTGAAGGAGATTCTGCCAAGGTTTATGAACCGGAGATTCAAACAACTCCTGAAACTCATGGTCAGCAGAAACTGCCCAAGAATCCTATTAAAGCTCAGGCAGCTCCTGCTGCACCTCAGACACCTGCTCCTGCAGCTCCTGCAGCCCCTGCTGGTGGTGACAAGAAGACACCTGCTCCAAAGGCTCCTGCAGCTCCGGCAGCTCCTGCACCAACCCCTGCGGCAGGTGCTGGTGATGAAGGTTTGAAGACTCTTGGGTGGACTGCGGAAGACATTATGGGGATGCAGCCTGATCAGAAACAGAAAATTATACAGATTCAGTTGCAGAAACCTGGTACAGCTCCTGCAGGAAATGCTAAACCCGCACCTGTAACACCTGCTCCAAAGGCTCCCGCAGCACCTGCGGCACCTCAAGCGCCTGCTGCCCCGGCGGCTCCGGCAGCTCCTGCACAGCCTGCTCCAACAGCTGCCAGAGTTCTGCGTGAGGCTGCTGAAGCTCAGAAGAAGCGTAAAGCTTTTCAGAAACTGTTGAAGTCTGCACAGGAAGAAGTTGCTCCGGCAGCTCCTGCGGAAGCTCCTGCTGAAGCACCTGCGGAAGCTCCTGCTGCTCCGGCAGCTCCTGCGGCACCTGCTGCAGATCCTCTAGTAGATCCTAATTCGCAGGAAGGACAGGTTCTTAAGATATATAAAGACGTGGAAAGCGCGGATGTTCCCGCATCCAATGAGACAGAGATTGCTATGAGCAAAGCGTTGATGCTTTCTCAGCGAGTTCTATCTGAGGTTGGTATGCCTCCTGAAGAGCTGAAAAAGTTTCTGGGAAAAGATAATTTGGCTGATCTTTTTAAATCATAAACAGGAGGTATTTTATGAAAAAGGAAGCATTTGTAGTATTTAATCCAGGTAAAAAGAATCTTTCGCTTATTGTTAAAGAGATGACTAAAATCTTGCCAATACTTGAACAGTCATCTCACCACAGACGCAGATCTCTCAAAGGGAAGACTGCCAGCGTAACTGTTCCTGCTGTACATGCTGTTGATCTTGTCAAAGAGACTGGCTACACTGCTATGGACGTTCAGTTAAGTCCTGAGGTTCAGGCAGCTCTGAAGACCAACAAACTGATAGTTGTCAATGAAGCTAACACTGAAAGGTTCAAGATCGGCGCACCTGGCACTTCAGTTCCTGTAGATGTACCTGAAGAGGTTAAAGAGGAAGTTGTACCCGTGGAAGCATCTGTAGAGCCAGTGGAAGCACCTGTAGAAGTTACTGTTGAAGTATCCACCAAGGATTCTGAAGAAGCTGATGCAGATCTCCTGGATGCTATTTCAGGAATCAAGACTGCTCTGGAGGAGGCTGCTCCTGCCATTATTGAAGAAGAGTCTGTTGAACACCCTGATGCAGTAAGCTCCGAGGACGTTATTGATGAGTCTGAGATTTTTGCAGATCTGGAAGATACTACTGAAAAGAAAGTAACACCGAAAAAGAAAGCTGTTACAAAGTCTCCTAAAAAATCCAAGAAGAAATACGGCAAAAGGTAGATGCTGTGTCGTCTTCAGGGAGATGGTAATGAAATTTATGCGTGGAAGGGCTCAGACAACTCCCTGTCCTTTTATGCGTATACAGAAGATGAGATTAAATTGACATCACGTATGAGAAATAAACAAGCTAGAATGAAGCCTATTGAGCGTATGGTATGCTGGTGGGTTGACAAGGATGTTAAAATTGCTTGTGAAGTGGCTTATACTCACTCGGAAAAAATGGCAGGTCTTCAGAATACGCCGGAGCTTCCTGCAAACAGAGGGATGTATTTTCCGTATGCCCCCAGCGCTGATGTAACATTTCATCAAGGAAGCGTTTCTTATCCGCTTGACATTCTATTCATCAGGAATGATGAGGTTGTTAAGATTCAGGCGGATACGAAGCCGGGCAGTTCTGATAAATGGTCCTGTTCATCCTGTGATGCAGTGGTGGAGGTTCAGGGAGGTTTTTGTCAGGTCAATGATGTACAGGTAGGAGATACAATTGCTTTTATTGGATTGACTGCCAAGGATATTGCAGATTTTGCAAAACAGAAACCAGTAGAGGAAGAAGAGTACTTCCAAACTGCCGCAGGCAAGGGCTACTGTCCTTCCATTACTTCAGAAGTGGATTATGAGCTGCTATGAGTACTGTTAAACAGTTCATCAATGTTCCTCTGTACACATATCGAGTTTTCTGTGAAGGTGGTCATGTCTTTAAAGCTTTACTTCCTGAGAAGGATGATGTGGCAGCTTTTGATTTCGTAAAAACAGGGTTTCCTTCTTTCTGGTTGTTTACCGATCATCAGAACAAAGTAAAATCTGCTGTAGTGGACTCCAGCAAAATTGTAGCGATTGATGCTCTATCCAAAGATCCGTTATTGATTGAAGATCGTAAGGGAGTACTGGTAGCATCCGTATTTAACGGCAACACTAAACCTGCTCAAGCTCCTCCTAAGAGTGTTGGGCGGTCTATTCGACGGGATAGGTAAATATTATGAAATTTGATAAACTAATTAAAGATAAGCGAGTAGCTTCTCATCCTCTTCTGGCAGGGTATTCCTCCTGGGAAGAGGAAAACTGGGAAGAAGCCGATGAGCTGACTGATATCTTTTCAGAGATGGGTAAGTCCTACGGTAAAAAGAAATCCAGAGATCTTCGCAGTGTTGTGGCAGATGCCACTTATGCAGTGCAGGATGCTTTTGCAGCCTTTGATCTGCCTACAATGCCTGAAGTACGATTCCTGAACAACAGAGACACCAGGTATGCTTCTCAGGGACAGATTGATTCAAGCACTCTGGACTTTTCAGTAACCTTCCGCACTGCTACAAACGTTAAAAGGGTTGCTACAGTTCCTGTTACAGTTATTGATGGGGAAGTGACACCTCCTTCCGTTATGGAAGTGGATAACACAGTTTCAGTAATCTCTGCTCATGCCGTGGAAGGTATGCTGGAGAATGCAACATCCTATGTACTTCCTTCTGTACGAGAAGGATATGAGCTTCCTCTAAGATCTGATGAACGGGCTCTTGCTACTGAAGTGCGCAATGATACAGGCTGGAGACCTAACACCAGCAATTTCAAAAATTACATGAGCCGTAAGAATCAAAGCAAGGATCCTGAAAATGTCAAGCTTGCAGAGTTTTGGAGTGCTGATGATGAGAATCCCATTAACATTCCTGAGAACATTGATGCAATCAAGGAAAATCTCCAGGACTTTGCTCAGGGCTATGGCTTTACTCTAGGTGATGTTGATGTTCTCGATACGGATGAAGTAATCGTAACCACATCGGATGAATCCACTGAGATAAAGCTGACTTCCACTCCTTCAGAGGTTGTTGCAGAACTGATGGATGTTGAAATGGGTCAGGAGCCTCTTGTAATGGAGACTCAGGTGGTTCTTACCAAGGATCAGCTGGATACCACTGATTACGAAGATTTGTATGAGCGTCAGTATCCTGTAAGAGGTAAGCGAGCAGCCAGAACTGCTCCTTCTGCTTATGCAGCTGTAAAAGAGCTGCTTGAGAAGGCTGAAAAGGATGGTACAGATACTTTCCCTCGTCCCTGGATCCATATCCTGAGAAATTACGTCCTGAATGTTGTTAATACGGCTTCTCAGGATGCCTGGATGCCTCACTTGATTAATGAAGGTTTCTGCCTGAATCCCTATGGACAGAACCTGAGAACACGTAAGGCATCTTCTCTTCAGGAGCTGGACAGGTTTAAAAGAGCTCAGCAGATGGAGAAGGAAATTGAAATGGAGGTTTCTGAAGAACCTGTCAAACCTTCCCGTTTCTACCGAGATACAAAGACTCCTATAGAGCTTGAGGATGGTGTTCGTTTTGGTGAGCCTAAAAACCGGACTCGTGGAGTAATTGTGGAGATTGATGATGCCAATGATTATCTCATCGTCAAATCAAAAGGGATGGAATATCGTGTTGAAGTTGATGCGGTAGACCCTCTCCCCAGCACGTTCAAGAAAATGTACAAGTAATGGCAGGCTCATACACATACGATACAGACTACCAACTGCTTCTGAAAGGGTACAACGTAACCGTTAAACCTTCGGAAGAGAACCCTGAGTACTATTCAGTTATTCTGGAGGAAGGTGGGGCTCCTGTATTTAAAAGAGAAATTCCAAACTCGTCTGCAGATCCTGACGAAACAGAAGAGCAGATACTTGAAGATGTGGCACAGGCTGCCATAGACCTGTACGAAGCTGAGCGGGGTACTCTTGGAATGGGTGCTCAGGCTAAAAGGAAAAAGATGAAAAAGAAATCATATTTGGATTGTTTCGGAGAGGAGTGGTTCCTGAGTCTTAAAGGTACCCCTTACGAAGAACAGGCATACAACCTTCTAAACAGCTATCTTGATACAGAATATGAAGGTTTTTCAGGATCTGAGCTGAAGGATCTGTATAAGCAGAAGGATGAGATGGAGTACAAGCTGAAAAAACTCAATCTCGAAAGAATGAAAAACTCTCCGGTAGCTCCTCAGATAATTGTTATCCAGGCTTTCAGCAAGTCTTCCAATATTTATGAAGCTGAAGACATTGCAGCATATTTGGACAAGTTTGAAGGATCTGCCCAGGAACCTGAAGCGGTTCGTCTCATTTCTGAGTATCTTGACATCTGTGAAGCTATCAATGTTCATGAAGAGTCTGCCGGAGATGTCTGGGACTCCCTGTCTGAGATTAAAGGACAAATGAAAGCACTTTCTCTTGAATCTCTTCAGGCTGTTGTGGATGCCAAAATTCCTACGGAAGGGATGGAAGCGTTTCCTGGAATGGCTGTTGATGTTGCAGAGATGATGTCAGGCATCAGTTTGGGTTCTGAGCTCGTTCCTATGGCAGACGTACTGACAGCTTCAAAAACTACCAAAGAGGATGAGAAGGATGATTACGTGCCTGTGGAGGAGCGTGTGGAGGAACTGGGTGAGTATACCGAAGGTCTTGACCCTGCAGAGGTCGAGTATCCTGAAGGAAAGTCCTGGAACAATGGTGACAAAGTGTCTTTAACCAAGGAAGTTATTGTCAGAGGCTGGGGTACTTCAAAGAAATTCCCTAAGGGTACCAAAGGGGTTGTTGATGATCTGTATGACAAGGCTAATCTTGTTTATCTTGTGAACCTGAAGGATGATAAAGGGAAGATGACTCTTACCAAGGTTCCTGGGAAGAGCTTGACAAAGTCAAAATAATATTTAAATAGATACTGTTAATTTTGCTTAAACAGATCTGTCAGTATGCGGCAGGTCTGTTTAAGTCTGTGGTAGCGTTTGCTCAATAGAAAGGTTTTTTTAATGTCTGAAATAGTGCTGTACCATACAGGATGTCCAAAATGCAAAGTTCTGCAGGAGAAGCTGGATGCTGCTGAAGTGTCCTACACAGAAGTTACCGACAAGGATTATTTAATATCGATAGGAGTAAAATCAGTACCGGTGCTGAACGTAAAAGGAGAGAGATTACTATTCAGAGATGCGGTTGCCTGGGTTGCTGCCAACGGGGGTAAATAATGGACATTAAGTCTTTAAAATTATACAAGCCTTTTGTGACAGCTCTCAACAGAATGAAGGAGAAATACGGGGAAGACTTCGAGAGAATGAATGGCTTCCATACAGAGAACTTAAACTTTACAGATTTCATAGATAATTTTATTGATGCTGATACAGTGGCAGACACTACCATTGATGCAAATGCAAACAGCAGTACGCACGACATTAGAACCCTTCTTTCAGATATGGTGAAGCCTCACACAAAACTGCTTTCTTTCAACAAGATTTTTTACGAAATATCAAAACTTTACAGTTTGAAGAAGGCTGAGCAGTGGCTGGAAGAGGAATGGAACGGGTCTTTATATATTCACGATAGCTCAAATTCTTCAATGATTTCATACTGTTACGCGTATGATCTTGATCAGGTTGTTGAGAAAGGACTGTTCTTTATGAACAATATGAAGACAGATCCTCCTCAACACCTAACAACTTTCAGCGATCATGTGCTGGAGTTTGTCAGCTGGACTGCAAACAGAACTGCCGGAGCTGTGGGTCTTCCCAGTTACCTGCTATACTCTTACTATTTCTGGCACAAGGACGTGTCTGAAGGATTCTATCTGAAAGATCCTGAATACTATCGCAGACAGTGTTTCCAGAAGACTCTTTACGATCTGAATCAGGAATATTTGAGAGTAACTGAATGCGCCTTTACGAATATCACAATTATGGACAGGGAGTATCTGACAGAGCTGTTTGGAGGCAGGAAGTTTCCAAACGGTGAGTACGTAATAGACCACATAGAAGGTATCATTGAGCATCAGAAAGCTTTTATGGAGGTTGTTGCAGAAGTCCGCAGAAAACACATGTTTACGTTCCCTGTACTGACTTTTTCATTGCTCTATCAGGATGGTAAGTTTGTGGATGAAGAGTTTGCGAGATGGTGCAGTGATCACAATACTCTTTGGTACGATTCCAATTTCTATGTAGGAGAATCTGTCACCAGCTTAAGTTCCTGCTGCAGACTTACTACAGATCTCACGAAACTGGATGCATTCATTAACTCTATCGGCGGTACTTCTCTGTCAATTGGAAGCGTAAAGGTCAATACAATCAACCTCAGGAGAATTGCACTGGAATCCAGATCTGAGGAAGCCTTCATCAGTATACTGAAAGATCGTTTGGACATCTGCATTACGGTTTTGGATGTTGTGCGAAATATCATCAGAAGAAATATTGAAAAGGGTCTTCTTCCAAATTATACTCACGGGTTGATAGAGTTGAGTAAGCAGTACAACACTATCGGTATTACTGCAATGTTTGAAGCGGTTGATCATTTTGGGTACATTGACACAGATCTGTTTGGCAACAAGTCTTATTCTGAAAAAGGTCTTGAGTTTGCTTCAAGGATTCTTGACACAATCAACCAGGTAAAGGACTCCTACACTTTTGATTATTCACTGAATGTTGAAGCGGTTCCTGCTGAAAGGGCTAACGTGGTTCTGTGCAGCAAAGACAACTGGTTATATCCTCAACACAATCAACATTTCATCTATTCAAACCAGTGGATACCTCTGATGGAGAAATGTACAATTGCTGAAAAGATCCGTTTAGGATCAATTCTTGACAGGAAGTGTGGAGGCGGGCAGATCTCTCACATTAATATTGACGGACCTTTTGCAGATACTGATCAGGCCTGGGAGATGCTCAATCATGTTGCTGCTTCAGGTGTTATCTATCATGCATACAATACCAGGATTTCAGTCTGCGAAGCATCTCACGGATTCTTCGGGGAGATCTGTCCGGAATGCGGTAAGCCAAAGGTAGACACTTACTCACGGGTTGTAGGCTTTCTTGTACCTCAATCATCGTACTCGAAAGAGCGCAAGATTGAATTTGACAAGAGACAGTGGTACTCCATAAAAGAGGACTTCTTTAAATGAGAGTTAAGCAGATAGTTGATGAAGTCTTCCAGGATTACAAAAAGACATCCATGCTGCTTGTCTCAATTGGTTGTACCTGGAAGTGCTGCAAAGAAGGAGGATTCCCTGTCGAGATCTGTCAGAACTCTCTTCAGGCACGTTTGAAGACTGTAAAGATCCCAAAGGAAGAGGTTCTGGAGAGGTACCTGTCCAACCCGTTGACACAGGCTGTTGTAGTTGGTGGGCTGGAGCCGTTTGATCAGTTCTGGGAAGTTCTGGATCTGTTGAGTTACTTCAGATCTCAGGGAGTTTCTGATGATTTTGTAATTTATACAGGGTATACAGAATCTGAGGTAGATGCGATGCTAAAGCTCTTGACAGATTTTCCAAACGTGGTTATTAAATTCGGGAGATATATTCCAGATACTGAATCAGTGTTTGATGAGGTTCTGGGTGTGCGTCTTGCATCAAAAAATCAGTATGCTGTAAAAGTTTCATAGAAAGGTTAAAAATGTTAAAGTTTCATAAGGTTAGTGAAGAGCGGTGGTTGGAGGATTTAGAAAAGTTCCATGGATCGTACAGAGACCTCAAACTGCCAAAAAGAGCTACTGCCGGAAGTGCTGGTTATGACTTCTTCATGCCCTATTCCATCTCTGTAGGGCCTAATCAGTCTGTAAAGATTCCTACAGGTATACGGGTTGAGATGGATCCGGGATGGGTATTGCTGCTTTTTCCTCGTTCAAGTCTTGGCTTTAAGTACCGTATTCAACTTGATAACACAGTTGGTGTTATAGATTCTGATTATTTCTACGCAGACAATGAGGGGCATATCTGGGCAAAGGTTACCAACGATACGAATGAAAGCAAGTTCCTGGAGTTGGAATGCGGTAAAGCATTTATGCAGGGAATCTTTCTTCAGTATGGTTTGGTGGAGGATGATGAAGTCTCGGAAGTACGTACTGGAGGTTTTGGCAGCACTGATGCAGAAACTGAAGAAGTCTCTGAAGAGTAATCCTGTTTCAGGAAGGGTTTTTAACTGTCTCATGAGGGGATCCGAAAGGTTTTGCGTAAGAAATTTGAGATAGATCAGGCACGGCGTGATCTTATCCACAAGGCTACCGCAGACTTTAACAAGATCTCCTGGAGAGAGCTGCAGGAGTACTGTATCAGCGTTGGCGGACACTTCTGGGCAGAGGCTACCTGGAAATGTATAGCCTTTGGAGTGGAGCTGTCAAAGATCTGTCAAGGCTGCGGGAAGACTGAGCAGCTGGATTTCGAGTCATATTTCAGAGAAAATGACTAAACAGCTTATTTATTAAGTGTTTCGCATTGATTTGTGGTAGTATAAAAACATTGTCTTTTTTAGGAGATAAAATGCAATTAACGGCGTCAAAAAACAAAAAATACACCTATAAAAGAACTGTTGCAGATGATGTATGCAGGACCTTTTTAGCCCAGCAGCAGACTGTAACAGATCCAAACATGGTGCAGCCTGGGCAGATTGTCACAGATCAGATGGGAAATCAGATGCAGGTTGTTGAAAATGAACCTACTGATCCCAACGTAGTCCTTGCTCCAGCCGGAGAAGAGGTTCCTGAGGGTACTACAGCAGTACCCAACCAGGAACTCAATCAGTACACTATAGATACACAGACACAGGAGGAAGTGCAGTAATGCCTGTCTTGACGGATAAAATACCAGGCGGCAAGGCGGATGGTAAGGATCTGTCAAAGTATGATCAGAAGCAGCTGTTGAAGGGTATTCTGGTGGAGTTTGAGCATACTGATGATGTTGAGACTGCTTTGGAGATTGCAACAGATCATCTGGAGGAGTTCTCAGATTACTATGACGGGTTGGAGCAGATGGAGGAGAAGTTGAAAATATCTGCTGAAATCAATCTGGAGACCGGTGAAGGACTGGTGGATGTCCTGGAGAGTGAGATTCTTCAGTATGCACCTCCGGAGCTTGTACAGCAGCTGAGAGAGGAATACGGAGATCTGAATAAACTTTCTCAGGAAGAAATTATCGATTTGCTGGATGGTTTGCTTGACAGATCACTGCAGAGTAGTGTAAATGTGTTTAACAGGGTATACAACAAGCCCTCAACAAAATTTTAAGAGGTTTTAAAAATGGATTACAGACAATTGAACAAACGTAAACCGCTGGGAGCTGATGCTATTCAGCGCATTGCAACAGAAGCCGGGGAAGGGTATGCTCAGTATGGGGAAGATTCTCCTTATGCTAAGAAGGCTCAGGAAGAGGGTGGATCTTCTCTGTATCAGGCTTTACAGGAAGCAGGTATTGAGACAGATAATCATGAGAGTGATTTGTATGTAAAAGACAGTCCTGAAGCACGTGCTATAATTGAAGAGTTTGGGGATAGCTATGAGCCCTTCAATGCAGATGATGGATCCGGTAGGTGGTTGGATGTTCCTTTTGCGTATGCTCCTTTCTGGGAGAGTAAAGGTATGAGAGCCTCCCGCAGATCTGCACAGGGTGCACCTACCAAGCTGGCACAGATGGAAGGTTGGGATCAGGGCAGTTATGATCAGTGGGGTTTGGATGACGAGCTTAAACAGGCTGTAGACTCAGGAGATGCTGCACAGGTGGCTTCTCTGCTTTCTCAAGGGGCAGATCCTACCGTTGATGACGCGGAGGCAATGCGGTTGGCAATTGATTCAGGTAATCCTGAAGTACTGTCAGCTCTGGAAGAAGCCGGGTATTCTTCGAGCGATTACGCTCAAGCTTATGGTCTGGTTGCCTCCCGCAGATCTGCTCAAGAGTACCAGGGTTGGTCGAATTATTCCACATGGGCGGTAGCTTTGTGGATCAGTAATGATCAAGGCTTGTATGATATGGTACAGGAAGCTGCTGCAGAATCAGAAGATGCTTATGCTCTGGGACAGTACATTGAGTCTATGTTTGATGAGATGGCTCCTGAACTTGATGGTGTTTATGCAGACCTTATGAGAGGTGCTGTTTCTGAGGTAAACTGGCAGGAAGTTGCCCAGGATTTCCTGGAAGCATGGTAAGAACCATGTCCGCCTCAACCAGATCTGCCCAGACTTCCCGAGAATCCTATCCTGTGGTAAAATCGTTCATTCTTAAAATGATTGATGCAGGATTGGAGGATCTTGACATACTTGTAGCAGCCAATGAAAAGTTTGAGTCTCGTGAGCTTGTTCAACAGGTTTTGGCAGATCTGCGCAAAAAAGGAATATTATGATGAAATCTCTAGCCAACAAGATTGTAGTATTTCACAGGCACAGCCCGTTGACCAAGGTTTGGACAAGTCTTCTTTTTGCCCAGTTCCTGGTACTTGTTCTCGCATTTATCAAAACTCTCCCTTGACAAGTCTTTAAACAATCCTTATATAAATAGTGTCGTATTAATTGCTCTCAAACAGGAGGATTATCTTGGAGTATTTAATTGAATTAGTGAATAATTATCTGTCAGTGTTTGTTTTCATCGTTCTCATTATCAGTGAGATTG